TCATCAATCTGTTCTTGTTGACGAGCAAAGAAAGAATCAATCTCATTATGAATTTCAATATTCTTTCCAATAATAGTATCAAGATTCACCTGAGGAATCTCAACGTAAGTGGTATCAGATGAATTATCGTTGATAAGTTCCTTCAACTTACTATCAAGAGATTCTGCGGTTTTAACTTCAGGTTCAGAACTTTCAGTTTCTTGTTCATCACCCTCAGTAGATTGTTGTTCAGTGGACTGTTCTCCACCTTCAGATTGCTCCTGAGGTTGGCTTTCAGAAGACTGTGAATTTTCAGAAGACTGAGATCCCTCATCCGATTGAGTATTTCCCTCAGGATTCTGCTCTGCTGAAGACTCTTCTTTATTTTCCTTTTCTTTCTTACAATACTTATAAAGTTCTTCAGCAGCAATCAGAACATCGGCAAAAGTTTCTGTATTAGCAATCAGATCAATAATTTCTGCTTCTTTACCTTGCTCAATACGGACATCAACAAAGTTGCCAATCTTAAAGTAAAGGTTGGCACGGTCGGCAAGATTAAACTTAGAAATATCTTCATTAGCAATATCAAAGAAGTCTTGCTCATTCAGTTCTTTATATCCACGATAGAAAGACTTTCCGATACCAAGATACTTACGCTTCATCAATTTCTCAATGCGAGCATCTTCTACAATATTTACAAATTGAAGGGGAATACTAAAATACCATTCATCACTTGGAGTGAAGAGTGCATGTCCAACCTCATGACCCACCAGCATGTCATATACGATGCTAGAAGCACGTTCCCACATAGGAAGAGTTAGAACTCTATTCAGCACATCAAAAGATGCTGTAGAAACTTTCTTGTGCTCTACCACCAAATCCTCAGTGGCAAGCAGTTTGGCAAGTTGAGATTTGATTTCGTGGTTGACGGTCATTGGTCTTTTGCGTGTGGACCCACTATACAAAAAAAGGAGGTCCGAAGACCTCCTAGTGGACAGTTTAAAAAGTGGTCTCAACCGAGAATAGAGTTTTTCCAATCTTCACTCATTGCATTCATAATACTGAAAGCAGTCTTTTCACTATCAGCATATCCTTCTCTAATCAAATAATTAAAAATAATTGAGTTGTAATCATCCCTCACCAATTTAGTTGCTGGTTTGCCACCCATAGAAATAGTTCTCTCTTGAGATTTCTTTCTCATATCACGAAGTTCTTTTGCTTGACGTTGCATATAAGAAAGTTTTTCACCACCACTTACATCAGAAACAGTTCCACCTTTAGGTTTCATTGGAGAAGTTGCTTTTGCTCCACCAGTAGTTCTTGCTCCACCTGTAGATCCACCAGTAGTTCTTGCTCCACCTGTAGATCCACCAGTAGTTCTTGCTCCACCTGTAGATCCACCTGTAGTTCTTGCTCCACCTGTAGATCCACCAGTAGTTCTTGCTCCACCTGTAGATCTACCTGTTCTTCCACCTGTAGCTTTTTCTTTTGCTGATGATCCAATACCATCAACTGAAGAATCTTTCTTTTTACCCATTCCCCCAGCAGCATATCCAGCAGCAACTCCCAATCCAGCAGCAAGAGCAGCTTTTCCAAATCCTGAACCTTTAGGTTTACCTCCAGTAGGTTCTGGTCCAGCAGATAAAGATTTATTGTCTGAAGTAGGTTTGTCAGATTTTGATGGTGATAAAGCTTTTGGTTTTTTTGGTCTTGGAGTCATATCTCTAATTGATACTGCATCTATTCGCGCATCTGTAGCAGCACTACTACCAGTCTTTGCAAGTGGTCCTCCCTTAGTTGAAAGTGCTCCACCACTACCAGTCTTTGCAAGTGCTCCACCACTACCAGTCTTTACAATTGCTCCACCACTAGTCTTTCCGGTTGATCCACCTGATCCCCAAGCTGGTTTTGGTGCTCTACGTTCACCAGCCTTAATATCTCTGGTGCCCATCAAACCACCGCCAGACATTTTATTCATTCTTTCAACATCCATAAATTGTTGAGATCTTCCTGGCAATGATGCCTTTGGTGAACTTCCACTGAGTTTAGGAGCTGATGTTACATCTCTAACTGATACTGGTTCTATTTTTCCACTTGCAACTCCACCACCTTTAGTAGACTTAACTATAGCACTAGATTTTGATGATGCTGGGGGAAGAGATGCTTTTGGTGCAGGTGATGGAGGAAGTGATCCTCCAGGAAGGCGACTGGATGGTCCAGTTTTTGGAATACCAAGTTGCTTTGTTGCTTTTTTGGGAAATTGATTCCAAGGATTGCCAATTTTACTGGAAACCTTTTTAGCGGCAGTCTTAACGGCGGGTAAAGCAGCAGATGCTGCAGTAGTTGCCGATCTAACAATTGGAGCTGCAGCTTTTGCAGCAGTCTTTGCACCTGGGAATGCCATCATCATGGCAGGAAGCATTGTCGTAAGAGCAGTATCAGTTATTGCTCTCTTTTTAATCGTATCAGCTGATGGACCACCAGCTGCTTTATGTCTTTCCCATCCTTTTTGAATTGCAGATGGTTGTCTCACTGCCAAAGATGACGATGCTTTCTTATCCTTGAGCATATCAAGATATTTTTCTGGTTTCTGTGAGGAAGGTCCAGGTGCAGCATTCTTGGCAGCTCTAGCAGTTGCCTGTCTTGCCAGTTCATCATTAGCTACATCACCAGATAATTTTTTTCCCTTAGAACTATATCCAACAGGTCTAATTCCCTTTTTGGCAAGGGTCTTTTGATTCATTCCAGTTGCTGCTGCTTTTTGAATCCCTGGTTTCAATTTCTTAAGAAGTCCACCGGCAGCCTTTAGTCCTCTAGAAATTAATGCACCACGAACTTCATCAAGATACTCAACCTCTTCAGTTAAAATTGTATCAATACCGTAAGAGAATGATAGAACATCATAATAGAATTCTAATACTAATTCTTCATCTTTAAAGAGTTCTTCAACAAAATATTGAAGATCTGCTTCTTCTTCAAAGATCATCAAATCACTACAAAATTCAGATACTTCTTGAGAGATATTATTTCCACTCCTATCATACACACTATTGTATGCTTCCATCAATCCGCTATAATCTTTAGAATTCATCGCCCTTAAAATCTTGTTTAAAAATATTTATAAAAAAAAAGTGCCTTATTTAGGCACTTCTGATTGGTTGTATATTTTGTTATTTTAAAATCCTCGAAAATCCTTTTACTTTTTCAAATTTTGTTACAGAATCAAATCTGTCTTCCAATCCTACTTTATGTGATATTACAAAAATATTAGCATCTTTAATTACATATCTAATAATTTTTAAAAACTCTTCCGTTCCAAATCCATCTAGAGAAGAATCAAAAACTTCATCCATAATCAACAAGTTAGTATTTACTGAGTTTTTAATTCTAGCAACTTCTCTCCAAGTGAAAAGAAGTGCTAGATCAATTCTCATTTTTTCACCTTCACTAAATGAAGAATATGAAAAATCTTCATGAATTGGAGATTCTATAGTTTCATCAAATTCTTCATCAAGTTTAAAGTTGATGAAGAATTCCATCATTTGCAAATAACGATTAACTTGTTGATTAATTAACGGAAGATATTTTTTAATAATTTTTGTTTTTACGCCATCATCTTTTAGTAAAGAATTGGCAAAATCGTAATAAACGATTTCTTGTTTTTTGTCTGATAGTTTTTCTGTTGTCTTGTGGAGATTTTCCTTAAATTGTTCTAATTTCTCATGTTCAGAATTTCTGTCCTGTAGCTGACTGGTAATAGTTTGAATTTCATGTTCAAGATCTCTGATTTGTCTATTGTTGATCTTAGACCTAGTATTGTTTTGAGAAATATCATGAGTTAATTTGTTAATCTCCTTGGAAAGTGCATTGAACTGACGCTCTCTTTCTTGTTCAGACTTAATTGATTTTTCAAGTTCTTCATAACCTTCTTTAAGTTCTCTTGCTTTATTTTTAGCGTCACTAATTCTATTTAACCGAAAAGAATCTTCAATATTTTGTGTGCATGTTGGGCAAACCGTATTTTTATCAAAAAATTCATACTCTTCAGTAATAACAGATACTTTTTGGGAGATTTTTCCTTTCAAATTGTTTAGTTTTACTAACTTATCTTTGTAGTTAACTAACTTGTCTTGCTCTGATATTAGACTTTTAATTTCTTTGTGTAGTTCTTCATTAGTTTTTTCTAATTCATCAATTTCTTGATTGATAGAAATAATTTTATTTTTGTTATCTAGTATTTTTGAATTTCCCAGGTTCTCAAGTTCTTCAATAAAGTTAGACTGCATTTCTACTTTATCAAAAAGACTCTCTTTTTTTACATTTAATGATTTAATAATATCTCGTTCGAGTCTAATCTTATCCTTTATAACACCACTCATCACAGAGAATATTCTAATATCCAACAAATCTTCAATAACTTCTCTGCGATTAGCAGTTGTTAATTGCATAAAAGGAACAAAACTACTGCTACCAAGAATAACAATTTGGGTAAATGATTTGTAGTTTAATTTTAAAATATTTTCTTCAAGAATTCTTTGATTTGACCTATCGTCAGATTCTTTATGGAGAGTTATTCCATCAACTACAATGTCAAAGATATTTGGCTTTATACCTCTCCTTACCAAATATTGCTTATCATTAATACTAAACTCAATTTCAACAACACAGTCTTTTTCATTTGTAGAGTTTACTAATTGAGGTTTTGTAATTTTCCTAAAACTTTTATTGAAGAGAACAAAAGTTAAAGCATCCAAAATAGTAGATTTTCCAGATCCATTTGATCCAACAATCAAATTAGTATTATTTTTTTGGAAGTTTACTTCTGTAAAATGATTTCCAGTGGAAAGGAAATTTTTATAACGAATTTTTTTAAAAGTTATCATTTTCTGGGGGGAACAACAATATCATCAGTAGTAATTACAGCATACTTGTAGTTATACATTTTACAAGTTTTTATTGCAAGATCATCATCAACTTCAACTACATCCATCTCAGAAGATTCTTGGTCCTCTAGCATTAATGCATATCTAGTTGCATCGTCTTCATCTTCGAAAAGAAACAATACTTTTTGACCATTTTGATCTTGAACTGCATAAGCTCCATCATCTCTATTATCTTTAATTGTAAGAAGAAACATTTAAGTTACCTCACAAGATTGCCTGTATATATCTTGAAAAATCATTTTTATTTTACCCTTGTCCAGATTAAATTCAGAATCATCAATATATCTATTCAATATTGACATTGTATTTTCTTCTTCATCTACTTCAAAATCTTCCTTTTCAATTATTATAAAATTTTCAATAATTTTGAGATCTTCAACTCCAGCAAGATTTAGTTTGTCAATAAACTTATCAAACTCTTTTGGTTTTGATTTTTTCCTTACAACTACTTTGACAATTTTGTTTTTATACTTACTGAAATTAAATGTTTGAATGGGGGTATCATCATAATAAATGTTATGGAACAATTTGTAAGTGTTATTAATTGGAATAAGTTCTAAAGTTTCAGTATCAAAAATGTGAAATCCTCTAGTATCATCAACATCTGTCCAATACATTTCATATGGATTCCCCAAATAGAAAATCTTTCCATTATCAGATCTTGTATGATAATGTCCACTAAAAACTTTATCAAATTTATCAAATGATTTACTATCTAAACCATGTTCCATGATAACTTGCTTATTTACCCTAAAACCCTGAAACTCAAGATGTCCCATTGCACATTTGCAATTTGTTTTTTTAATTAGTTCAAAAGTTTTTTCTTGATTTTCTTTATTAATCCAAGGAAGAAATAGAATACTCAAATTTCCAATTTTTACTTCTGATGGATCTTTATATGTAATAATGTTGTCGTATGTTTTTAACAAAAGTTCTGGAGAGTTTATATTGTTAGTATCTTTATAGTATACGTCATGATTTCCAATAATCATATGAACATCATACTTTTTTAGATTATCAAATACAACCCTCTTAGACCATTCGAGACTTTGATAATCAATGGACTTTCTGCTATCAAAAGCATCTCCCATATGAATTACAGATTTTACATCATATTTTTCAAGTGTCGGGAAGAAGATATTCTTATAAAAAAGTTCAAAATAATCATGAAGATTCTTTGAACCTTTTTTTGCACCATAATGAGTATCTGTAATTACAGCAATTTTCATCTGTTGTTTCGGTAATGAATTGAATCCTTAATGCTATTATACTCCGAACTGTGCCCAGAAAGCAAGCTATTGTCAACCATCATGACTTCATCAAATCCAGTTCTTTCAATTATTTTGGCTTTAATTTCTAATTGCTTTTTCTCTTTTTGAATTCTTCTAAGAAAAGCGTAATGAATGATTTGCGTAAAATATGCAAATGGATTGGAAGATTTTTCTGGATCAAAGTTATGAATATATTCAACACAATTCTCAATTCCATCAGAGATCATATCTTCTCTAAACATGTAATTGACAAAGTTTGGTTTATATGATAAACGAGTTGCAATCTTAAAAAAACATTCACCCAAGTAGTTTGTAACTGGTGGTTTCGGTAAATCGTTTTCTCTAGAATGTTGTAATTTTTTTCTGTATACGATCAGTGCTTGTAACAACTCTTTGTTGTTGACATAATGTTCTGTCTTTTTCTTTGGCATGGCATTTTTGTATTCCTTTATTTGTTCACATTATACCACAGTATTGAAGTCTATTTCAACAGCTTGACATATGGTGCAAACATGATTAGAATAGGTTTGTTCCCGTTAGAGAAAGATAATAGCTCTTAGCTTTCTTTAGAGTTATTGAAGATATTTTCAAGTTTCTTTCTAGCTTCTTTAACAGAATCTATATATCCCATCTTAGCTGATGGTTTTATCTTCCCAGAACTATTATTAGAAACACTTATTTCATCATATTCATCTTCATCAATGAATTTATTGTAAAGATTTATTATCCTTTCATTACTAGTTTCTGTTATTGTAATGATCTTATCCATTTTAATAATATAGAAATCATCATCAGACATTTCCATCCAAGGTCTTACTTTTATGTGAACTCCTTGATGATTTTGAAATGTTTTCATTGTAACTGGATTCTGAAGAACAATAACAGTTTCTTCATTAGTATCATCTACCATTACAAGAGACATTATCTCTTCTCCAGAAACCAGTTTGATAATTGCGTAAAACTCTTCTCCCATTATTTTTTAAAAGGTATGTTTACAATATCGTAATTAAAATTTTCTTCATTATAAATTTTAATTCTTTCTATTAAATGATTGAGTGTATAATTGTTTCTTGATTTGTAATTGATATCATCGGCAATATCATATAAAACTGCTTTAGTTTTATTATTTCCCTTTCTTAAAACTCTACCAATTGATTGCAAATTCCTAATTCTAGATTTTGATGGTGAAGCAAAGATTACATTATGCAAATTTTTAATATTGATACCAGTGCTAAAAGTGCCATAAGAAGCAACAATAATTGCATTGTCTTCCCTTTCTGTGATTTCTCTAACTTTTTCTCTATCTTCAGTGTCTACACCACCATGAACAAAAAATACATGACGATTTTCACTGATGCTATTATTTATTAAATTGTATAATGGTTCTCCATGACCTTCAACTCTTGCAAAAAGAACTAATGTATTTCCCTTTAGATCTAAAGCTAAATTTTTAATAAAATTATTTCTTTTCTCATGATTTATAATGTATTGAATTTCATCCTCAAAGGTTTCAAATTTATGTGGATTATGCTTAAGTAAAAGAACCTTAATATCTAATTTTGCAACATGACCTTTTTCCATCAATTCATTAGTTTTAATAATTTTATATGATGGTCCAAATAGTCCCTCTAAAACCCATTTATGTGTTTGGGTGCCATCTAGAGTTCCAGTAAATCCAAATCTATATTTTGCATCAGAAAGTTTTGTCATTATAGATACTAATGATTTTGATTTAAACTGGTGTGCTTCATCTCCAATTACTACATTAAATCTTGAAAAATATTGTCGAGGAAGTTTGTATATAGATTGCCAGGTTGTAATAATTACTTGGGAATCTGTTTCTCTTTCCTTACCAGCATAAATTTTGTGGCAATATGAACCAACATCAAATCCATAATCTTCAAAATCTTTATACATCTGCTCTACAAGGGATGTCGTTGGAACAACTAAAAGAATATTTTGTTGTTTCGCAACATAATATCTCACTACTGAATAAATCATCAATGATTTTCCAGAAGCAGTTGGAGATATCAATAACTTTCTATTATGTCTTAAAGCGTCGTATACTCCCTCTATTTGGTAGTCACGGGGGGAATATTTGCAAATAGAATTCATGTAATCTTTGACACCCTCTTTTGAAATATTTTCATTCACTTCAAAAGGAAGACCATAATACTTATTATCTTTAAATTCATATGTATAATTATATTGCTCACAAAAACGAATAACTTTATCTAAAAGACCTACATATATTTCTTTAGTATTTACATTAAACAGATATATAAACCCATCCCACCATTTATTTTTGTATGCTGGAGCATACTTTGCATTTGGAACTTCAAATTGAAATGCATCTCTCAGTTCGTAGTAAATGTGAGGTTCTGCTTCAATCTGAAGAAATACTTCGTTCTTCTTTGAGATTACCAAATGGGACATAAATTAATGTTCAATATAATAATATTTATTGACAATAAAAAAACCTCTCAATGGGAGAGGTTATATTATTAATTAAATCCTGCTTGAAATCTATTCCATTCAATTGCATTCTTAATTTGAAATGTTCTATTTGATACTGTTTTAATTATCTCCTCAAGAAACTTGAGCATAATATCATAATATCTGATTTTAAGATCAATTTTATTTAACCTCTCATCGGCATCTAGATGCCTCTGTAGCGCTTCTTTATCTCTGACTTTATATGGAAACGGTTCTTGGTCATAAACCTCTGCTGGTGCCTTTCCTGAGTAGTAGTTATATCGTTCAAGCTTTACTTTATTGTAAGTTTCTCTTGATTTTTCTCTAAGTAAAGTTATTGTATTATATAAAGTATAATACTTAGCATGTAACTGTGGTATCTTTAAAGATTCATCATGTAAATTATCAGGATCAATTACAGAATCTTTTTTCCACATATCCTGAATTTCATCTAGATTCATAATCATCAAATATTTTTTTATTGTATTGTATATACAGTATACTTGAAAGTTGCCTGTGCTGTAAAGTATTCTATGTCAGTTTCTGAAGCATTAAAGTCGAGTGAAGATAATGATACTGGATATAAATCTTGAAATATAACACTTCTTACTGTATTATAGTTACTATTTAAAATATAAAGTGTCCCATCACTAAATCCTTCATTTATATCTTGAGATTCATCAGATGTAATTAAATCCTTATATTGTTTTGTTGTTTCTGGAAAACCAAGTCCTGTTATCCAATTGTGAATTTCCAAATAGTTTTCCATATTCTCATCAACTAAAAATGTTAATGTCAAATCATTATATGTAATTATATCCCCAGGAACATCAATGTTTTTTAAGTATGTTGCCTGCAATTCAGTCCCAAGACTAATAGCTGGTATTTTTGCAGTATTGCAAAAGAAGGATACTTTTTTATATTTTGATAATGTAAATCTAAATCCAACTGGAGATAAAAAATTTCTATTTTCTATTTGATTTGGAAATGTCATTTTACCTTTCTTATTTATTTATTGGTCATTTTATTTTTATATAAAAAAAGAGGGTCTGAAGACCCTCCATTTTTTATGAGTTGTGAATCTGATGGATCACATGAGGTTCTGAACCTTGACTCTTCTGTAGTATACGTTCGAGTTGGTTGAGATGTTGTCAGGAGCAACAGATTCGGTTGCACCCTTAGCGAATGGATTAGCGACAACCGCATAGCGGGTCTTAAATCCAATCTTGGGCTGGAATGTTTGCTCACCAACGGCACGAACCATTTGGAGAGGAACGTATGGGCAATAGAATAGACCTGCATCATAAGGGTTGGTTCCCTTATAACCTACAACGTAGAACTGGTTAGCAGCAACGTTTGCAGAATATGGATCGATGTAAACTCTATACTTACCTTGGAGAACACCAGCGAAGGTATTTCCAGTGTCATCAACGTTCAAGTTAGCGTTGAGTGCAGGGGTATAATCCAGAACACCTGCCATCGTGAGTGCTGAAGCAACGTCTGCGGAGCAGAGGATCATGTTGCCCTTTCCTCTACGAGTTTGCTGTGCAATTGCGTTTGCATCGCGCTCGATCTGGAAGATAAGACCCTTGAACTTCTCAACTGACCAACGACCGTTTGAATCAACGTCAAGGTCAAAAGCACCAGGGGTAGCAGTGTTAACCTGAGCACCAGGAACAGCAACTTTATAGATGGTTCTGATGATTTCTCGGTTGATTTCAGCAAGAATTTCAGTGCTGAGGATGTTTGCCAACTCAGCTTCTGCATTCAGACCGTGGATTGCTCTGAGGTCTTGTGCAAGTTCTAGCGAATATTCTGCCTTGAGTGCGCGTGACTTAGCAGTTGCAGTAAGCTTTTCAATCGAGAACGCCATCTCGTTGAAATAGTTGTCTGCAGCATCTCCGAGTGCTTCAGAAGCACCGGTTTCCATACCACCGCCAACGTTATACTGGCTATTGCCAGGAGCAGCGTTATTTGCTTGATTTGAAGCATCGAGGATTGAAGGATTGCTTCCACCTTGTGCCGTGGTTCCAAGACCAACGGTTCCATCGGTGAATCCACCTTCGAGATTGAGTCCCTTGTTCTGACCAGAGAATGCAGAATCGACTTCGTTGTAGAAAGTCTCTGCGCCAGTCTGGTTGTTGTAACGCGAACGCATTGCAAAGATGAGTCCGGTAGGACCATTCATTGGCTGAACGCCGCAAAGATCATAAGCGATCAGATTAGGCATTGAACGTCTGATTAGTGAAATCAGAACGGGATCAAAACCTGCAACAGGAGTTCCTGTTGTGTTTGAAGCACTACCACTAAATCCACCAGTTCCGGCAGAGTTTGTTGGGCTTGCTTCGCTGAGGAATGCTCTTTCCTCACGTAATTCTTTCTCTTGGTTCTCTAGCAGGATAGCAGTTACCGCTCTACGATGTGAATCTTTGATTGGATCCATTCCTTGATAATCAAGGATTGGTGACCACTTCTCCTGCAGATATTCTGTATTGTACATCTGCATTTGAGTTAACCTCTTTAAAAAAGTTTTGTTTGACTTTATGATTTAAAAATCACTTTTTAGCGACTCTACTAAGAGTTTGAAGATAAGCATCCATTACTGAAGTTGCTGGAGTTGAAACTTCTGCTTCTTCGGTAAGTACTTCTTCATACAGACTCTCAGAGTCATCTCTTTGAGCACTAGTATTTGCTGGGAAATATGATTCTCTCAGAGTAACTAGTTTCTCACGATAGCTCTCTTCACTATCAAACTCAACATTTTCGGCAAGAGAAGCGAGTTTGTCTTTTTGTGAGAGTGCAAGACCCTCAGCGACATCTGCAAAAATTACATCAGCAACTGACTCTGCTAATCTTCTATTCAGAGCAACATTTCTTTCAATTTGCTCGTTGAGTTTTTCTTCCATTTCATCAAGTTTATCTACCATACTCTCGATTACATCATATTTATCTTCAGGGATTGTTACATAATGATCTTCAAAAAGACTCTTCATTCCATTTAGGAATGATTCTGTCATTTCAGACTTAAGACCGTGCTCTACTGCAAGTGCATTTTCTTGAATCCACTCGTCAGCAACATACTCAAGGTATGAATCGACACGATCTACAAGTTCTTCTTTAATCGTTTCTACTTCTTCGATTAAAGCATTTTGATAATTTTCTTCGAGTTGCTCTTTAATTTCATTTACTTTTGAATTAATTGCAGACTCAAAGATTAAACGTGCTTTTTCTTGGAACTCTTCAGAAAGATTTTCTCCTTCTAATAGAGCATTAACATCAGATTCAATATCGTATTCTAATACTTCTTCTTCCGTTACTTCTTCAGTTTCAATTTCTTCATCAACCAAGTCCTCCTCAACAATCTCCTCTTCGGCAACAACTTCTTCAGAACTCTCAGTTTCTTCCTTTGCAGTTGCCATAGGTTCTGGTGCAGATGCCTTAGCATTTACAACATCTCTAACTTGAGATAAAGTTGCGCCAGGAGTTTTGAGAGCAGAAGAATCGTCATCGGGACGATAGTTTTCTGGAGTAGGGCCACCTAGATCTTCCCATGAACCAGTTTGACCTGGAACCATAACTCCAGATGCATTCTGTGCGATATTTTGCATGGGTTCGGCAGGTGCTGCCCCTTTGGTTACTACGTTTTCCATTTCTTGTAAATTACTACCAACGGACATTGTTTTTAGATCTTATTTGTTATAATCTATATTTATTTATAATTTAAAGATTTGAAAGAAATTCTTGGAATAAATTTAACTTATGTTCTTCCAAAGCTCTCTGTTGAACTAATGTATTAATTCTCTTTTGAGTTTTTTCGGCAAGATGTTCGCGAAGTTTTCCTCCTTCCCAAACCCATTCTTTACCCTCCATGATTCCTTGAACAAAGGCATCTGGAGCAGAAGGATCGGCAACAATATCAGCAGCAGTTGCTAACATAAAGTCTTCACCAACAACTTTACAACCATTGCGATCTTCTTTCAAAGAACCAACACCACGTGAAGAAACACCAAGCATTACACCCTCATCAATAAGAGAAGATGCAATCTTTCCCATTGGAGTGCTTAGAAGTTGAGCTTTACCTTTAAAATTATTACCTTCTCTAACTAATGAGGTAATTTTATGGGAAACTCTATCAAGATTAACTGTTGGACCATCTGGATGTCCGAGTTCACCAAGAGCACGTCCTTTGTTTACAAAATTCTCACAATATCTATTAACTTCTCTAGAAAGAGTATCTATTGGATACATTCTTCCATTGCGATTTTTAATATCTCCTTGTAAGAAGACTCCTTCAATATAGAGTTTTTTTGAACTTCCTTTACCTTCAGTAATAATACTTACTTTAGATACTTCTTCTGTGATTAGTTTCATTTTTTTAATTTGTGTATGCTACTTTATTCGCAAAGACTGTTGATGCTGTAATTACTCCACCTCCAGATAATTCACCAAGAACAGTTGCAGTATATTCTTTCTCTACTGTCAATCTTTCTCCAGCAGATAGATGAATTTCAACAGGGGATACACCATTATCAATTATTAATTTTACTGCAGCGTTATTGGTATTAATGACCGAAAATACCGATGCATTATCAATAGTAGTGATTGTGGATAAATCAAATGATAAAGATAGTGGTTTTACCGTCATTCTTCATTCCCTCTATTGAACATTGAATTTGCAACTTCTGGTCTAATCGAGTCAATTCTTTCAACAGATTTTGCAAATAATATTTGCTTTATACTATCTGAAATTTCAGATGGTGGCGAGTTAGTCGCAATCAAATCTATAAGTTCTTCCATAAAAATACAATGATTATTATAAATTTATTTATATTTTTCCTCCCTTAGGAGTTTTTGGCTCTGGAACTTCTACAGTAGAATCATCAATTCCTGGTTCCATTGGAACTTGTCCATTTTGACCTTGCTGCATGTCTCCTTCCATTGGAAGTGGATTTCCATTTTCATCAACAGGAGCATTTGGATCTGGTAGGATTCCTTTTTCAATTTCATCCTCAATTTGAATATCAATCTCTATGATTTCAGAGTCAGTTTGACGTAAAATTCTTCTGCGAACATATTCAGTAGAGTAATATTTTCCAATGAAAGGTTCGACAGTAGTTGCTAAAGTTAGTCTATTTGTTAGCAATTCTGCTTCTTTTAATTCTGCAAAATGATTGTCATATAAGAAATCATATTGAATATGATCACTCATTACATTCCAATCTTCCAAAGAAACAATATTCTTAAGTATTAATTGACTCTTTAAAATATCATTGAACAAATTTGAGAATCTCTTTCTCAATCTACCCACAAATTTTGAGAACATTAATTCATCACGAAGAATTTCAGATGATCTTCCCAGGTTAAATCCATCTCCACCACCAGCAATTCTTGTTTCTGGAACTCCTAATGATCTATAGAGTTTCTTTTGGAAATATTCAACGTCAGATAGCTCACCAAGATTTTGTCCACCAGGAAGTGTTGTAATCTCGGTTCCTCTACCACCCTCTCTTCTTGGAAGCCAAAAATCTTCAAGCATACTCATATACTTTTTATCATCACGAATTTCGCCACTACTTGCATCATATACAAGTTTGTTTCTATAGCGAGACATGACTTCTCGCAAGTATTGCTCAGCCTTTACCTTTGGAAGATTGCCAACATCAATGTAGAAAATACGACGTTCTGGTGCTCTTGACAATCTATAGATGACGAGAGAATCTTCAATCATTCTCAATTGATTGACAGATTTAATTGCCTTATGCAAATAAGAAAGAATAGTTCCTTTATTCCTATCAACAAGACCTGAAGTGCAGTATGTGATAGAGTCTTTTGCAATTTTTATATTTTTCTTTGGCGCCGAAAATGCTGTTTGTCCAGAAGGAGTATATACATAATATTCTTCAATCTCAGGAAAATCATATGATTCTCCACTAGATCTTACATTTATGTTTATAGTTTGATCCGAATTCTTTTTCTTTTCTTGCCTTATATGTTTAATTTTTAGTGGATCAATATATCTTAGTTCTTGAATTCCTGCAGAGGGATTTTTTTGATCGATAACTTTCAAATAAAATACTCGCCCATCAACATACCAATTCCTAAAAATTTCATGAGATTTTCGATCAAAATCGATCATCTCTTTAATATACTTAAATTCAGATCTTATAATTTCTTTAAGTTTATCACTTGCATTTAAGTTAGATAATTCAATTTCAACTGGAGAGTCATAAAGATCACTTACAATCGCTTCATTTACAATGCTTTCAATAACATTGTCACATTCTGGATGAAGTGATATTTCTCTATATTTTTTAATTAAATCATGCTCTGTCTTATATACCCCTTCAATATCTACATATTGTCCGTAAAAACCTGACTGAATATAATAATCAACCCCGTCCTCATCTGACTGAGGAACGGGGGAAACTACAGAGTTGGGCTTATTATTGTTATCTTCAATCGAAAAACCAAAAAGTTTCGCCATTTTATAAACTTAATTTAACTTATCTTATATATTTAGTTGATATTTCTTCCGCCAGCAGCAGAAGAGTTTCCTTTAATAGCTTCCCACCAGAGAATCTGGAATTCAACTGTAAATTGTTGAATTGTGCTGGTCTCATAATCAAGAGCAATTGAACCAACTTGAGATGGGAAAATGTCATAGAAGTGATATGCTCTTAAAGTAGAACCATCACGATCTAGTTGATATACAAATGCATCTGCAGTATATGAAGATGGATCCGTTTCTCCAGTGCTATCTGAAACTCTATTAATTTTATTCATCCAGTTTTCAAAAGCAGATCTGATTGAAAAATCAGTATCATTCATAATGGTAACTGTCCAACTATCAAAGGTTCTGTCACCAGCAACCTGTAAAGTTCTTCCTCTAAAAGGAACAGCAATTGGAGCAATATTAGAAGCTGGAAGATTTGCAGCTTTTACTAAGAATCTCGATTTATCGAGAACTACTGAACTTGCTGGTGCAATTCCTGGGAAAGATAATACGACTTCAAAAAGGTTTGATCTTGCACCACCACCGGTTAACCTTGATTTGAAGTCCGTAATTTTTCTTAGTGGTGGTGGATTAAATTGATTTCTTGTTGCCATTGTTTTTTAAACCTCTAAATTAAAAGTTACCGATTACTTCTTCAAAATCAACACCAGTCTTAGTGGCAATAAAGTTCAGACCAACAAAATTAACTGATCTTGCAGGTTTAATGTAGATATCCGCAATAAATTCATTATTATCAATTACTGCAGCAGTATTGTTGGTTTCATCACAAATGACAACATAATCAAAAATACCTCTCTTAGCCTGGACATCACGTAGGAAAGGTTCAACCGTATTTACAAAGTTTGTTCTTGTCAACTCATCATTAAATTCAAAGAGAGAATCTTTAGCAGCTCTTCCAATTGCCTCTTCTAGATAGATAAACAATCTTCTAACATTAATTCTATCGAAAGCAGAAGCTTTTGCATATCCAGTTCTATCACCAAAGAGAACCATTCCAGATCCTGGCGAGAAGATTACTGGATTAATTCTATTTGTATAAAGTCTATCTCTTTGTGATTTTGTTGGATTATATGCAAGTTTTACAGAATTTAAAATTGCACCTCTATTTGTTCCTGCTGGTGAATACCATGGGAAATTATTAATGTCATTCCTTGCACAAATTCCAGCAATGTCTCCATTCAATGGAACATATTTAAATCCATTTGTAAATCTATCGAACATATACTTATGTCCAGTATCAAATACTGCATAAGTAGAAGAAGTTATTGCAGAATAAAATTCTAAAATATTATTAGTAATATCTTCACTTGAAGATTTAACTGATACTTTATCATTTGTATCAGTTAAAGATGCACCTCTATGTGGAGAAATGAATGCAATAGCATCTTTTCTTTGTTCTGCAACTTGAATTAACTTATTTGCTAATGCTTGGGCAGATTCTTTACTATAAGCAGTAGATCCCATTAGCAGAAAATCTACATTAATTTCTTCAGTATTTTGGAATAAGTCATATCCAGATACTAAATTTGGCAAGTCTGTTTCAAATGGTCCTTTACCATTAGCAGATGTTGTAATTCCAGATTCTCCATTATAATTTTTACCATTTACTAAAGTTAATGTTCTTGATCCAAAAGAACCAAATATTAATCCATCTTTAGTTGGTTGATCCCAATTTTGAGTCTCTGGTAATGTTGGATCTCCCTCCTCCAAATAAGAATATGGCATCAACAAAACATTATCAGATGTTGAAGTAATTCCAGAAGGTCCGGACAAACCGTAAATATATGAAGAATTATCTAATAAAAACTTTCTCCAGTAAGAATCACTACCAACTGAAAATTTTGCGTTAGAAGCTTTAGAAAGATTTAGATTTTTTTCTAAAATTGTTCCAGCATTTCCTGTAATATTGCCAGAAGAATCTATCACTACAATGTGAACTTCATCATCCAATGTTCCCCTAGATTCTGCAAATTGAGATGTTCCTGGTCTTGGAGCAATACTATTCCAATTTAAAGTGACTTTTTCATTGACATCTATTGTTTGTTGATCAAACCAATCTTCCGTATTTGCAATTTTCCAGTATGAAGGAGTATTTAAATTACTTTCTATTTGCTTACCTTCAGTAAATTTATATACACCATATGGTGTATATTCTGCAGAACTAATTATATTATTATCCTCATCTACAATATAATTAACTTTAACGGTTAAAACATCATAACCTGCTGCTCCTGAACCTGTAGATACTCCGGTAACAGTTCCTCTAAGAAGTACAGTTCCAATGCTAGTTGTAGTGCCAATTCCAGCAATGCTATCAGATTCATATTTTTGATATACGATAGATCCTACTGATATGCCACTATCGGCAATACCGCTATTGTCAAGACCTATGCCAAGATCACTACGTGCTACAGAAACATATTGGTCACTTTGTGCATCAATTACTGCAACTTTTATTCCATTTGCCCAGGATCCTGGATTTTTTGCAGAAATGAAAACATTTGCAAGAGGATTTTCATTATATCCTAAATTATTATAATCTTCATCACTTTCAATAGTAATTTCAGCATCTAAGTCAACTGCTTCGGAACTAAATCCAATAATACGTGCATTCTTAAGCTTATCACCACCAGCTCTTACTACATTTAAAGAACCTCCGTATGCCAAATAAGATGAAGCAACTAACCAGTGCTCAAATTGCTTATCATCTTGATATGGTTCTCCAAAATTGTTTAGTAAATCGTTTTCATTCTCTATTAAAATTGGATAATTTACAGGACCTTTTGCAAAAGGTGCTACAATTGCTCCAATTTTATCTGAAGATGGAGTTACTCTACCTACAGTTAAATCAATTTCTTTTACTACAATTCCAGGAGATGCTAAATTAAGTGGCATCTTTTACTCTCCTACAAAAACCAGAATTAATCTAGAAATATTTATAAATTCCTCCTTTTTTAACTACCTATAATCCCACATATATGACCTATCACCATATTCATCAACGTTCCATACGTCAATTGCCTCATTTTTATTGTCTTTAGATGCTAACATCCAATAATCTCCAGTATTTTTATCTACAAAATTCTCCTCTTCACTTACACCATCTAAAATAAAACCAAATGGTGCCATATCTTGTTCTATTTGATTTTTTTGTTCTTCATAAATTCTTTTTCTAACGTCATTATCTGTCATTTCTCTAAAATAGTCTTGCGCAACTAACCAAGAGAATATTACTAAGCACATTGCCAAGTCATCATTACATCCTTCTTCAGCTTCGAATGAATTATGCTTTTGGGAAAAAGTTGTTAATTCTGAAATAATATCGTAATCTACAGTCAACAGTTTATCATCTTCTAATAATGTTTTTAAATTAGAACAACCCAATTTCTTAACAGCTGCAGTCATTCTAACGCCAAGTTGAGATTTCTTTCCACTAAATCCCGATCCAACAACTTGACCTGCACGCCCTCTCATGGCACACATTAATATGTTGTCATATTCCAAATCAAAGTGTAGAATACTTGCTACTTGATCACCAATATCATTTACCTCAATCAAAATCCAAGCATCATTATATGCCTTTCCAATTTCTTGAATTATGCTTGGAAAAAGCATGGGCTTTATTTCATTGTTTCTATATTTTCCAACAACACGATAAGGAAATCTAGTTATGTCAAAAACAATGAATGCCGAATAATCGTTACCCATACCACGAGCAACGTCAACTGTAATTAAATAATTATTATTTTTTTCTGGATTATGATATATGTCAAGACCTGCATTTTTTCTTAATGGGTCTTCATATACTAAATTTTTTAATTTTGCTGGATTAATTAATGTATTGACAGACCCCAGAAATTCGCACTCAAACTCAACTTTGAACTGTTGCTCAGATGTATTCGCAATTGTCTGTTCTTTCCAAGCCTGGTCCCTTCCAGGGACCTCTGACCAATGAACTTCTGTGGGCACGTATTCATTCTTATCTCTTTCGGCATCATGCCACATTCGATAAAAATGATTCATACCTCTAGGGGTAGAAACAATAATTACCTTTGTGCTTTGGCCAGAAGAAATAGTAGGATAAACAGAGGCAAAAAAGTCATCAGCAATGTGATTCGGGATGAAAGCGAATTCGTCAAGAAAGATGACATTATAGGATCCGCCTCGGACAGCAGATGAAGAAGTAGAGTTAGATGAAATTTTGGAGCCATTTTCTAATTCTAAACTACCTTTGTTCCATGATATAATACCTTGCTGCATCCATTTTGGCAAGTTTTCATAAGCAAGTTGTAACCTTCCAAGAAGATCTCTTGCAGTTGATGCTTTGTTTGCTAGAATTGCTATGTTAACATTATCGTTAAAAACAGCGTAATGTAGAAGATATGATACACAAGTAGTAGACTTACCAGTCTGACGTGGCATTTTACAGATATTAAACCTATTATCATGGAAATTCTGAATAAGTTTTTCCTGAAATGGATACATCTCAAATGGCACAAGACCATGATCAAGAGAAACAATCTTAATATAGTTTCTTGCAAAATATACTGGGTCTTCTTTACATTTAAGGAACTCAATAATTTGTTCCTCTGTAAACTCTATTTGGGTATTTGCCTTTTTTAAATTCGGATTACCAAGATAAATATCGTCACTCATAAGATTACCTAGTTTCTCTCCATTGAATTGAAACAAATGCTTCAGTATCTGCATTTGTAGTTAAGTTCTGTATCACTACAATGAACATATTGCTATCATTACTATCTATATTTTGGGCAATAAAGTTGGATTTTGCACTGGAAGGACTTAATGATATTGTTCCAGATGCTTGTTTTCCCGAAGGATTATTTGCTGCAACATAACCAGTTATTTTTGGGTATGCACCAATTAAGTTAAATGAAGTTTGAGCACTAAAGTTATATTCAATAGAAGAATCTTCTCCAATACTTTCCCATGTTCCACCGGTTACATTTGAAGTATTTGGAACTCTATAAAGAGTCCATTTGCATGGTGATGATGTTGAAAGAATTTGAAGATCTGTAAGTCTTATTACAGATCTATTTGGATATCCATTAAAAGTATTTTTTAATCTAATAGCAGCAATGCATTTGATATGATTTGGAGAACTATTTGATCCAGTAATTGTAATTGGAGCAGTTACTCCAGCAGCATATTCAAGTCCACTTTCTTCATATCCACCTTCACTTAATACTGTAGAACATATTTGTTGCATAGAAGTAATACCGATAGTAGAATCGGTATTTCTAACTTCACATCTAATAGGTAAAGATGGATGACTCCAATATACGTTTTCCTCTACATTAGAATGATTAAATTCATGGCAGTAAATTAAATTTCCTCCAATAACAAACCCACACCTAATTCTACCTACTCCTAACCATTGAAAATCTGTTGCAAATAACTGAGTTTTTGTAAAATTAAGACTTATTCCAGATTGAGTTGATCCATCAAGTTTGTCTAAATTCCAATCTGATTGATTTATAATAGTATCTGTAGCGATTCCGGAAATATAATCTCTTTTTACAATAGAAATAGATCCATTACCATCTTGCTGAACAAATACTCCATTTCTATCATCAAAATATCCAGTTCTTTTTACTGTATTTTCTCTAACATCTTGGAAATTAAAACTTGAAAGTGCAAATTGAGATTTTCCTGGCATGTAATGGTGATACATTCTAGTTTGATGTATCACATAATCAGAATTTCCATCTCCAACTATAAGTGATGCAGAAGCTTTATTTGTAAGATGTTCTACAGTAGATGCAGCTCCAACTTTTTTGGATAAAATATTTTCATTTAATCCATATTGATGGGAATAATCTGCAAGAGTAAATGGTTCTGATGTTCTTGATCTACCAAAAGCATCATATCCACCACTTCCTGCTCCTGTAGTTACCCCACAGTTGCCAATATTGCCGTATCTATCGGCACACATAAAAACTTCAAATAAAGTCCTTTCTTGATTCAAATAATCTTGTTGATTTTTATTCCACTGAGCCATAATTAGTTAGTCCAAGTTAGTCTTTCTGGTTGATATCTTTGTAGTCCTGTAATTTTTAATGTGCTATTATTATTTACGTTTGATGGATAGATGTTATGGACAACAGCACCTGGATATTCTCTTTGAATCTCTTCTCCAAGAGATTCTCTAGTTGGAATATTTGCACTAGTTAAATCCATTCTATACAAATTACCTTGCCACATTACATCTGCAGTAAATGACTCACCAAAATTTTTTGGTTCTGGTGAAGAGTTTCCAACATTCAATGTTCCGTTAAAATCACCTTGAATAGTGATGTTTTCTGATAGATCTTTTTTCATTTTAGCAATTCCAGGCTCTGAGGGACTTGTTAATTCTGCTATCGGGATCTCTAGCAGTTTTATTTGATGTTAATTTACTTTTCATTCCTTTCATTCGAGCACAAAAAGATGCTCTACGGGGATTTCCAACTTTTTTACTTGGTGCTTTAAGATCAGATCCGGGATTTTGTCTTTCATATGATTTTCTTCCTTTCTCATTTAATCCACCTTCGGGATTTTTTCCGGATTTTCTAGTCCATGCCGCAGATTTTGCTTCAGACATGAATTGCGAAAATGTAATTCCATCAAGGGATTCGGATTTATTTCCCCAGCTAGAAGCACCAACTTTACGGCACTTTACCAATGCTCCAGATGCATATGCACTAGGCCAAACTTTATATCTGGACTTTACCTTGTGGTAACAAGCATCTTTCTTTTCAGTGACCATTTTAGCTTTACCCCTTCTATTTGGATTAGGATCTTCTTTACGTTTTTTAGCAGCTCTCTTGTTTCTTTTATCTTTACTCATTGCAGCACGATCATCTGCATCTCTACAAAAAGGTTTAGTTTTCTGTCCAGGTTGTTTTGCGCATGGTTTACCATCATATTTACCTCCTGCCTGAACCCATCCACCACCTTTAAACCAATCTCTCAATGAATATCCAGGATCTTTTGCAGATTTTCCATCGCGCTTTTCATCCAAAACTTCACCTTCAACTTCATAACCTGCCTTTACGCAGCGGTTGTAAGTTTTTCCAAATAATTTTTGAGTTCCTTTCTTTTTATATCCTTTCCAACATTTTTTTGCTTCATCCATGTATCCAGAAGCAGCATCCATATTATGTTCAGTATCAGTAATCTTAGCTTGAACCCATGCAGGAATATTTTTTTCCTTTTTACCAAGAGACTTTCTCAGTTTTTTTATATTTTCTACAGTTTTATTCAACTGAGAATGTGCCATTGATATTTCATGGTCTTTTTTCATGAGAATTTTATTGATCTTTTGGCTTATTATTATTTAGAAATCCTTGTTTTAGTAATTTTGATAAATCTGAGGTCGATCCAACAAAAACTGCATTATTTGTAACGTTATTTGTTGTTTTAGTAACTTCAGAATCAATATCTCTAAGTTTTTTCTGTAGATCTATCAGTTTATCTGTAGTTTCTGAAACACTTTTTATTAACTGTCCAGCAACTTCATACGCTCTTGGACTTCCACCCTCACCTGCAACTTCCATCACTTCATTAATAGCTTCTTGTCCTTTTTCTATTAATGAATATAAATTTGCTCTAACATAATCATAATCTTTATCTATATGATCAGATTTTTTGGATTTTACTATTTCAGTATTAGTTACAGTAGAGTCTACTTCTACTGGCAAAATATTGTCATCATTAATATTATCCATGTTACTACTTGTCTAATTGATTTGTTGGACTATAATCTTTACTGTCAAAATACATTTCAATTGATTCTGTATATCCATAATCATCTCCAGGGTTTGCATCAATAGGATCTGGAGTAACAGTATATCTGACTTCTCTTGTTGCAGTTTTTATATTAGTATCAGCATACATATCAACTTGAACTTTTCTAATGAGTCCATCTGTAGAATCTGCAATAGGACCAAATAAATATGTTTTTGCAGTAAAGTTAAAAGTATATATTAATATTCTTCTGCTATTAAAATCACCTTCATAATCATCAGTGAAATTTATACTATCCAAAACAATTGGAACATCTCTCTTTTCTCCAATAGAGTCTGCTAAGTCTATAGTTATATTGAATGAAGGTTGGAAAAATGGAAGTATTTGTTCGGTAACTTGTAGGGCATCATCTTGAAATTTTGACATTAGATTTAATTGAAACCCAATGTTATATGGAACTGGTAAAAATACCTTTTTAATATTTTGTCCATCACTGGATCTAAATGTTTGTGTTACAGAAGATTTTCTTGATGCATCATATTGTATTGATGTAACCTCAAAAGAAAGTCTTGGGAGAGTAATTGAAACTGGTTTATTTAATTGTTCCTCTTCTCTCAATCTAGCAAGAAATTTTTGAGTTGGTCCATAACTCAATGGAACTTCAATATCAGATAGAGTCTTTGATGTTGGATCAATATGCTTAATGTGGATAGTATTGAATAATGTCCCAAATCCAATTATTGTTTTTCTTATTATTTCGTGATAAAAATATGTTCCTAACATTAGTAGTTCCCAAATGGATTTTCTTCTGTGAAATCTAAAATTTCAAAAGCTTCATTTTCAATATTAGTATTATCAGAATATTTATCATTAGTATCTCTAGAATCATACTGTTTCACTACATAAGATGCTAGAGATGTTGATCCAACAACAGATTCTCCAGAATAGAACAATACATTATTTGTATCACTAGATATTGGGGCAACATTTAACTTAAAGTTTAATGAATCCCATGACTTCACTCTTGCTTTTACGCCAGATTGTGAACCAGTAACTATTTCATTGAAAATATAAGTTCCATATCCAATAGTTTCTGCTGGTAAGGATATACTAACATTTGGACCTGGAGACTTTTGAGTATATCCCAATCCCGTATTTGCAACATTTATGGAGAATATCTGTCCATTTGTTACAGAAGCAATACCTACAGCAGTTGCAAAACCAATAGGATTATCGGATGGTGGATCTTCTACTGTTACAACAGCGGTTTCTGTAGTGTATCCACTTCCAAAATCAAACATTTTATAACCAACAACAGCAGTTCCCACACCAAGACTGCATGTTGCTATAGCTCCTCTACCCGTATCACTAATTATTTCTATTTTTGGTGGGGTAATATAATTTACTCCAGCAAACGTTAATATAATTTCTTCAATTGAGTGGGTATTGTTTTTATTTGTTGTTACTGCTATCGCTTTTGCAGTAATTCCAATATTTGGTGGTGATTCTATTCTTATTTCTGGTGGAGTTAGATATCCATAACCATCGTTGTCAAGGTAAATTTTATCAATATATCCTGTCCCCATAATTGCAGAAGCTCTTGCACTGGTTCCAGCACCAATAAATTCTACAGTAGTAATGTATCCTTCATCTTCTAATTGAGTATCAATTTCTTCAATACTAGTATCAATAATTTCATTTTCATATCTGAATAGTTCACATCTCAATTCGTAAACATAATTCTTCTGTAGTTGGTAAAATGGAGATTCATGTTCAACGTATTTAATTTCAAATATTCTTTCGCCTAGTGGGAAAAATATTAAATCACCCTCTTTTGGTCTATCTGATATTTCAATGTCTTGTAAATTTTTGATTAACGGTGTTATGTAAAGTTCAAATTTTTCTCTTGATATTACTAATGTTAAATCATCAGACTCTTGAATTCCAAATTTAGACAATAAAGTTCCTTGACCACCATATCCATCATATGTAGAAACGTATGCTTCTATAGGAAAAGCAGCATCAAATTTAGATTCTATTACTTCTCTTATTATGGTATTCTGTAAAATATATTTTCTTGGAATATAGTATACATCAACACCATACATTTTTATTTGTTCATTAACAAGATCTTGTATAAGACCTTGTTCACCCTTAGATCCTTGTAAGAAAAATGGATTTAACATATTTTTATCCTATCATATCAAGTGGAGGTAATTCATAAGTTGAAGACATTTTAGACATTAAATCTTCTATTTCTCTTTGCCCATCATCATAAAGTTGTCTTCCATTAAACTCCACTCCACCAGGAAGTTTTACTCCTTGGAATTTAATTAAGTTTTGTCCCCATTGCTTTTTAATAGATGATGTAATATACTGTTTTAGGAATGAATCATTCCATATTTCTTCATAATTTAATGGATCTAATGCTCTGTAGCAATCTATAATCATATATTCTCCTGCTGTTAATGCAGACCAATCAATATCTAAATACAATCTATTAGATCTCTTATTAAATCTTATTTGCTTTTGTGTAGTGAGTAAAAAGTCAATATCTTCGAGATATGTTTTAGTCATTGCATAAGTTAAAAGTTCTGTTGATCCCCAATAATAAACATCATTCAAAAACAATTGATATTTTATACTAAACATACCACTTGCAATACTATTAGAACCTTCAAATTGATATATTTTGTTGACACCTATCACATAATCTGGAATTTTTAAATAATTGCTGGTTTCTGCATATGTGAATGTAGTTGCTGTTCCAACTATATTAGTAGTAACTTCTGTTGATTCTACTCCAGGTCCATCTGTTTTACTTGCTCTTCCTCTATCAATATCTTCTTGAGTTATTTTATACTTCAGGTAAGTTTGAGCAACACCGTCAAAGTGACGTTCTTGAAAATATTGAATGCAATCATCAACAATATCATCAATTTGTTCTTCGGCAACATTTATCTCAAGGACAGGTGCGCCTAACCTTCTTTTACAATATTCAATTAATTCTTTTCTACTTGAAGGTTTTGCCATTAATAAAAATGCTCCTACAGGTATATTTATATTTCAACATTCATAAGAGAGGTAATCACTTCTTGTTGTTTAAGATACATTTTGCAGAAGTATTTTGATATATTTTTCAAATCATCCATTTCCATATTATCTACTAATCTGGAAACCCTTTCATATTCAAAATTTTTGGACATTGAATCTAAAGAAATGCTATTTGGATCCATTTATAATCTCCTTAAGTAATGATTTTATCTCTTCAATATCTTTTTTGATATTTTCTATTTCATTTTGTTTTTTCTTCCTATTATTTACAGTATTTAAATACTGATTATAGGAAAGATCATCAGTATTAACAATAGATCCTGATCTTTCATCTCTGTATAAATTTGAATGTCCTTCTACTCTGATCATCTTACTGCAAGTGCTCTAACGTCTCTTAATACAATTGGATATGCCTGATTAGTTGATGACATAACAACTTTAATTTTAAATCCAATAAATTGTGGAAGATTTCCAACTGAGAATTCATAATCAAAAAATTCATTAGATTTACTTGGTCTAACAAATAAATCTGGCAATCCACTATTTCTAGATGGATCAACAACATCCAAATATCCATCTCCATCAGAATCTGATGTTAAATTATCATATCCTGGGAATAATTCATAATTCTGAAGAACTTCACTAGAATCAGGTCTAATTAAACTATATAGAACTCTAAAGTCTGCTGATGAATGTCTATATGCTGAAATAATAACTTTGAGTGATGTTGCTGGATTTTTCAGCAAAATATCTCTAGTAACATATGTAGCAGCATGTGGATCTCTATCGAAAGTATTTACTCTTAAATCTGTAGAATAATCTGTAATAGGACTATTCACTCTATAAGATCTAAATTCAGTAAAACAATTATCTAAGAAAACTATTGGTGATAGATATTGATTGCTTGTCTCTAAAGTTAATGCCGAAGTATATGATTTATTTCTGGGAAGTCCAGATAGGAAGTTATCTTCATTTACTTTTGAACAAACAATTCTAGTCTTATCGAAAGTATTTAAATTATTTAAAATTACGTCTTCAAATCCTAGATCCTCAAAAGATACTTCAGTTCCATTTGCACTTGTTCCACTAACAGATCGAATTCTTCCAGTAACTTTTGTGGAATTTGTTGGGGAAACTATATTAAAGTATGGAACGATTGCATTATATTGTATATTTTCTGATGCAAATACATTAGGTCCACCACAAGATAGTTGAGATGAGAACGATAGTAGTGGATAATTTAAAGTTGTATTATCAATTGATCTATCTGGACCATTTGCAGTTCTATCAATTTCAATAAAATATCTATCTATTCCTATGTCATAATCGCTAATTGTATGAGTGGTATTTATTCTCCTTAAAGATACTCCTTGCAATTCATATTTTCTTATCGGAGTTCCAGATGGATAGTCAAGTGTTAACGTTGAATCTTGTCCTCTAGAAACAATATCTAGAACTCCAGTTGAAGTGCTTTCATACTTTATAATTTCATTTTGAATAATTGCATATCCTGGATTTTCACTACTTACTGGAACACCTTCAAAAGTTGAGAATTTATCAATATCGGATACCGAAATTGTAGAGTCTGAAGAAGATACTGCTTGTGTTATAGTGTATGAAATATCTGATGGTAAAATTCCTGATAATTTTATTTTATTATTGCTTGCATACATTCCATGATTGAAATGATTTACCGCCATATATTTTCCAGAGAATATTTCGGAAACAGTATTTGAATTTGTAATTAATACTGGAGGAGTAAATGTATTTCTATTTCCTCCACTATCATATACTACTAAATTATTTGTTCCATCTACAGTAAATGATTCTCCTTGAACCCCACCAAGATATAATGTATTAATGATAGTTGGATCTGTAGTTACTATTAATCTTCCACCTCTACCATTTGCGGTATCAACTTCAATAATACTTCCCTCAATATAACCTGATCCTAAATTAAATGGGGATGGAGTAGCACTAATAATCGCACCATCTGATGTAACTATGTCACATTCAAGCCCAAATGCATTACTTCCAACAGAACTTGTTGCAAAATTAAATCCATCTGAATATCCAGATCCGCCATCAAGAACTGCTAATGAAACTACAGATGCTCCAACAGAGACTACTGATCCATAATTTTGATCTTTTTCTGTTTCAGATATCTTTACTCCAATTATTGAATCAATATCATATCCGAGAGTTGAGATAGATAAATCATCGAAAGTTACAGATATTCTTCTTGGAATTGTGGTAACAGGATTTTCAGTTAATCTTCTTACATATCCATTACTCCTATCTAGGGTAGGATTGAAGAAATATGCATTTGCGGCAGAGTTTTTGAACTTGCAACGATACAGTCTAAACTTAAGATCTTGGAACTGATTTGGAGTCCAAATGGATCCGTTTTGCGAAAGGAAGAGACTACCCATCGCAAATTGTTGAGTATAGAATTGAGTTTCTGAATTTGGCAGAGTTGATGGTTTCAATACTGCTTTACCCATTTCTGCAATGAAAACTTCGTATTCAGTGCTTTCTGGTGCCAATAATACTATGGCATATTCCTGATTTGGTGCCAAATATATTGGATATGGTAGTTTTACTCTTGTTGCAACATCACCTGCAGTGGATGTTGCAATATCACTTGGTTTAAGAACAACTGGAGGTCCGATAACAACTCTAGTTGGAGTTCCCAATTCAACTGTCCTGATCTGAACGGTAATTGGATTACTTCCAGAATCTTTATTTGCAAAGAAAAGATCAAATTCACATAGGAATGAACCTTCTTCATCATTATTAGTAGTTCCAGATCCTCCTACTGAGAATGATTGTGCAAGAGGATCAAAATATGCATCAACAGTGTTTTGAACAGTAGTAGTTGTTGTTACTACTGTCGTAACTGTAGTTACATTTGTTATGGTAGTTTGATACTCTTCAACAGTTCCTTCAGATAAATATTGTGCTTCTGCTGCTGAAATTTGAGTGCTTCCTGGTATTATTGGAGTATTATTTTGACTAGATGTAATTCTAAATGTTTTTGTTCCAGTATTAATCCTTACAGATGGTGCAGGAACTGTATTTGGATCTTTAAGGAAGAATGAACCAGCAAGATCTCCAAAGTTATCTGAAACTAATTTCAAATCCTTAACATAAGAAACAGCACCACTAGTTTGTCCTATTAACTTTGTTCCAACATTTACATATCCAGAATATAATCCCTGAGCTTCTTCTGAAAGTGCTAATAAATCAACGTTAATAACTTTAGAAGTATTTGTGTAGTCATCAGGTAAAAGTTCAGATCTAATATATGGGTTTACTTCATATACAGTTGCTGGACTATTAAATGAACCAGTTTTATGATTTGGAGCTGCTACTCTAAAAGAAATAATTTGATTATTTTGTTTATCATATCCAATAACAGTCTCACCAATTATATAATCTTTACTTGATCCATATTCTTGCAATGAACTATCTGAAGCAATTTCAATAAACTTTGGAATAAAGTCTACAGCACTGTTCCCGTCTAAGAATTGGTAATATCTAGTATATGGTTTTGTATTTGTTACATTAAAGGTAACATTCCTCGATCTCATATACTCTTCAGCATATGTGTCTACAAGGTCAGTTCTACTTGAAGAGCTGAAAGAAGTGCTAGTTGATGTGGAAGTTGAAGTGCTACTTACTTGACCAGTAATAACTTCTAATCTTTCTCCTTGGGCAATATCCCAGTTTGCAATTTCAGTTACAATATCTCTACCTTGAACAGTTTGAGATGATGAAGAACTACTTGAATTTCTGATGTTAATGACAACATCTTCCAATTGAATAGTTCTTGTCCAATTATCTCTACTTGGGGATAATGTAACTAGTCCCCTATAAGTTACTACATGGAATGGATTTACATTTTCAACTTGAGTAGCTAAAGTCTGTTCTACCCATAATTCTGGTTCATAATCCAATAAGACACATGGACCTCTCTTTACAGCTTTAGTATCAATCAATTCATAATCGGTAGATAAATCAATTTGACTATCTCCAACATTTAATTTTGGTGCTAGGAAATTCTTAAGACTATTTTTTGCAGATAGGGGAGTTAGTCCACCAAGATTATTACTTATTTCAGAAAAAGTATATAAAAGATCTGCTCTATCCAAATCTTTAAATGCATCTGCAAAAAATCCGGTCTTAAACCTATTAAATCCTTCAGCATCTTGTATTTGAAGATTTTGAGTATTTAACTCCAAAAGTGATAAAGAAGTTACTCTTTCAAGATTTTCTAATCTATTTTCAATGACACCAATGTCTCTCATTGTATATCTTCGATTATCTTTAATCGTTATCAATGCATTTTTAATATCATATAGATATGGTGGAACTTCAACAGTTGCTAATTCCATTATATCATCTTTCTTTACAGGAGATTTTGGATCTGAAGCAGATTGACCCTCAAGATAAATAAAGTTTCCATTTTTATCCAAATATACTTTGTCAATTCTTCCAAGATATCTGTCATATGATAATAAAGCTCCTTCATTTGGAGATATATTTAAATCAATTTTAGTGCTAAAATCTCTATTTGTGTAGTAAAATGGTGATACGTTTGTTTGACTAAATCCTTCTGTTACTCTAGGTCTGAAATCCAGAACATCAGATGCTCTTATAGTTCCAGAATTCAGTAGTGGTATATTTTTATATTGGTCACTAGGATATGATAAAACCGAAATAATATCGCCAGTATCATTATTTGGAACAGAAAAATAATCAAATACTATTAGAAGTTTTTTGGATGGTTCTTCTTTAGATAGAACTCTTACTATTCTAGAGTAATCATAATATTGTTCTCTTTGACCTTTATCTAATCTATAAGAATTTGTTAAATTCAAATAACTTCCATCAATTATTTCTCCAATTTCACTAGATAATCCAGTTTCACTAAATGTTACTACTTCACTTTCTATAAATCTATTATTATTTAAATAAACAATCTCGACAGTCTCTGCAGATTTTGAAACTACTCTTGCTATACATCTGCTAGAGTTTCCAATAACATTTTCACCAACAATAACATTTTCCTCAACATTTAATACAGAACTAAATGTCAATTTGTCTAAAACTGGAGCATTGGTATCTAAAGATTCATATACTGCCCACACTTTAACTACATCTGGATAATTCAGGCAAATTTCTTCATCTTGAACTCTTAAACCATAATATTGATTATATGCCAATCCGTCATTAATTGTTGTAGATGGGTCACTTCCAGACTCTTTATATTTTGATAATGTAATATTTGTTACTTGACTGCGAACTAATGTTTTTGATTTATTGGTTATATTTTGTCTACTAAAAGTTGCAATAATAACATCTGTTACTTTATTGGTATCATCGAAATTAGAAAATGTTACTTGATTTCCCGAAACTGTAACTTTAGTAGAATCTAAAGGCTCTATAGTTCCATCTGTATAATGAATGGAATATCTCTCTTCATCATATGGTAAGAAATTTGATGTATTTGGAACGTCAAAATCAGATACTGAAATTACAATAGGACTACCAGCTGATCTAGTTATATTAGTTTGAGCACTAAATGTTAAAGATACAGAACTTAAATCTATAGAAGAAATTACTCTATCTGGAAGAGATTCATATAAACCTGTAGAATTAGTATTTACTACTCTTGGTGATCCTATAGAGAATGAAGATGCGGTGAAACTTCCTTGGACAGTTCCTTCACATACTCCAGCAACACTTAAAACTGATTCTAGTGTTAATGAAGAAGCATTTACTCCAGTAATAACATTATAAACTTCATCTGAAAAATCTGGATGCTGATATCTTACAATATCTCCAACATTAACTGTAGAAAATGAATTTCCAGGAGATGTTGCTTCACCAGTAGGTCCTATTACTAAAGTGTCTGAAGCATTAAATCCTACTGGGGTTACATTTTGTAAAACAGTGTCGCAAAGAAATGCATTTTGATATGAAGTATTTGCTACATCTTGATATACTTGCTTAATATCAGAAATACTATATGAAACTGCTGTGGAAATAATATAATTTGTTTCAAAACCATTAATTATTAACTTTTCACCAGAAGAAAATTTTCCAGAAGTTTGCGATAGTAATATAGTAGATGATCCTCCACCAGAAGTAACTGCATATCCAGTTGCACTACTATCTGCTCCTTTTACAAATGAAGATTCTGGCAATTCAGCATTAGATATTGTTCCACTAGTCAACGTTATCTTAGTGTATGTCTGAATATCATAAAGATAAAGATCCCAACTAGATTCTGGTCCAGTATATTTTGCATCTGTCAATGAAAAACTATAAATTTTAGCTTCTCCAATTTTACTGGTAGTAAATGGATTGCCAGCAGTTCTTCTTGCATTATGCAACTCTACAATATAATTTAATCTTGGTGCTCCATAAACATTATTTACTCTAATTAAATTTCCAAAATCAAAAGTAACTATTTGAGATTCTACTTTTTGCGTTTTTCTTGGTTTATTGGCATCAATTATTGTAGTGACTGGTTTGTCAATATCAAATCCTCTTACATATGCCTTTCCTGGTGATAATTTTAGGCACATTAAATCATCTGAAGGTATATTACCCTCATCGGTAAATTCATTTTGGAAAAATAATCCTTCACTATCAATATTATTATTTAAAGAGTTGTGTAGTGATAATTTGAATGGTGCTACAGAATAATTTCCAGATTCTTCAAATGTTCTTTTTGCCAGATAGTCTCTAATTAATGAATATTGGTTCTTTACTGTAATTTTCTTTATATCTCCACCATCTATTCTGAGAATTTCTATAAAATCGACATCAGATTCTACTGTTCCTAATTCTTTCTTATCTAAAGTTAATGTCAATTTAAATCTATCTGATCCTGGTGCTGAATAATTATTAAATCCTTTAGCATTATCATACAATTGATTATCATCTTTAGCACTTACAATTTCTTCAGATACTTGAAGACCAACCCTGTATGATGGAGTATTTGTATAATAATCTAAAATTAAAGTTTGTTTATATACCTTTGCAAATGTCCCTCGTATGAAGTATATTCCATCAGTTATTGATACTGCAGACCCAATAGCGGTAGCGTCTACTTCCAATAAAGTTGCAAATGGAGTATCTTCATTAATTACAGTATTTTCACTATAAGTAATTGCTACGTTTGATATTAACGATTCTCCATCTTCAAAAGAACTAATAACATTATCATTATTAGCATCAAGATATTTTACATATAGTGTAATATAATCTAAATTGTTGGTTTCATTTGGAAATTCTATTCTCTGAACTATTGCAGTTACTCCAGAGGTTTCCCCTTCAATTTGCTTTCCTATATATTGCTCAATATATGATCGAATATCAATATTCGAGTATGTTTGATTTAATTTAACAGCAAAATATTGAGGATCATATGTAACACTTCCAGGTATTACTAATGAACCCTCTTTAAATATATGACTTCCAAAGGATTCAATTTGATTTTGTAGTATTGACTGGAGATTATTTAATTCTCTAGACTGAATGGGAGTCCCAGGCTTAAATAATACTTTATAATAATTATCTTCAGCATCGAAATCATCAAAATAAGGACTTACATTTAAATTAGTTTTTTGTGCCATTGGTTAAAATTCGAGAATGATTTTGATGTCTTCTTTTTGTCTTTCATTTCTATAGACTAGAGGTCTATTGTCAATATATAAAATATCCCCCGTTCTTTTATTTATCTCTGAAGAAGCAAGTCCTTCAGTAAAATTGACTCCCAGATTTACAATTGAATTTTGGATGTTTGTAGTTATTCCAGAGAAATTTAAAATACTTCCAGAAAAACCACTAGATTCTCCAATTACGTTTAATCCTGCATTGGTAAAATCTATATTTCTCCCATCAACAGAAACACCAATATAATCAGTTTCATCATTAGAATCACCATTATAAAGAGATCTATCAGTAAAATACTTTAAAACCTTAGTATCGTCATCATAAGATGCTACATATCCAACTGCAGTCCCAACTCCAGTAATTGTTTGTTTAATTTTTTCTCCAACTGTTGGAGAAAATTCATTTACGCTATCAAAAATAATTGATTGTAAATTTGAAAATTCTCCACCATAATAAATTTGATCCGATGCATATTCTTTTGGATTTTTTACAATACCAATTTGACAAAATCTAGAATTTACTGGAAAATCTCTAGTTGAAGAATCAAATCTAGTATATAATAATACCTTATCTGCACCCAATTCGGTGTAAATATCATACCCATGACCTTTTGATGGTGGGATAATTGGAATTAATTTTGCTGGATTGGATATATTTCCAATTGGTTGTAAATTTCCTAAGTCAACAATACCATATGAATATCCAGAACCTCCGGAAGTTACGGTAGTATTAATTATTTCTCCTGCGGAATTTGTTTCTATTGAAACTTTAGCTCCAGAACCATCACCTAAGATTGAAACTTCACCTGAAGTATATCCTGAACCACTTTCAGCAATAAAAACAGTTTTAATCTGATTTTCATTTAAATCAGAATTGCCATATTCTCTTACACTTACAATATTTGAGTCAGTTGATGTTGACCAGTCGTTTGGTAATGGTATATATTCTGTAGAATCAAATTTTATAATATCTGAAGGTGAAATAGTAAACAAATATTTCCACACATATCCATCTGAACCATTTCCTGCAGCAGATGGTTCTAAATCAGTAAATTTTGGTTCATATTGAGATTGATTTGCCTGATTATTTCCTGCACCACTTCCATTTTTTATGCAAATATACACATTATATTCACTATTAATTACATAAAATTCAGAATCGAATAATCTTGGTCTTTTTGATACTGTAGTTAGATTTGAAAAACTATAATCATGTCTATACATATCATATTTTTTACCTCTAACCCAATCAACTCTCTTCACAACTCTTCTTACACTAGAAGAAGTTACTCTTTTTCCAAAAAGTAGAGTATCTTTATATTGATTCAAATAGCTAAGATTATCAACTGGATTTGGGACAAAACCTTCAGAAACACCTGGAGATCCCTGCCAGTTTTCATTTCTAGCAAATCCAGTATAAACACTTGGATTTGGCAATCCAACCCAGATATAATAAGAATTTGTAGAATCTTTTATAGATTCTACAAAATTCGAAGAATTTTCAATTCTAAATTGATCTGTTACAAGTGCGGACATCTATATAACTTTTTTCTTATATTTATACTATTAGAGCACCACTATCTCTGAATCCAAAGTTTCTTCTCTGAATGATGGGATATGTTGATAATCCAGAATTATATGAATCAGATGTCATACCAACACTAGAAGTATATCCCATTATATCAATATCTAGTGGATCAACAGATCTTCTCTGGAATCCAGAAAGTCTTCCCCAAGAAAGTTTTCCTACAGGATAATTTAATGTTCCTGAAGTTGTTATTCCAGAAAGATTTGATCCGGAATCGACATTGCATACTATAGTTCCAGTTGAAGAATTGAAAGATGCAACTTGATAAATGTTATTGACAAATGATGTGGATATTGATAAAGTATTTGATCCAGAATTATCTAAGGAAATGACTCCCTGTCCAACATTAGTCTCAGTAATATAAAATACTGTTCCAACAGTAAAATTAGTGAACGTGAATGGGTCTCTACTAATTACAAATTCAATTCCATCAGCAGCACCAATTCCAGAAGTTGGAGATATGCTAGTTACACTAGCATTAAATCCTTCTAGATTATTTACGCCAGAAATTAATTCATAATTTTTTGATGGTATAGTTGTTCCAACTCCAACAGCGTTTGTAAATACAAGAGCATCAAAATTAATTATAGTTTCATCCTCATAATCAAATAAACTAATATCATCAACATATATTTCTGTTGAATTTGCATCAAAATTACTTATAATATTGGCAGTTGGATATACTTGAGATGATTTTAATCTTCTTGCTTTTGATAATTCCTCATTATTAAGTATTAAGTCAGATTTTTGTTTTGTCCAATGCAATGGCTTATAATTTTGATCATCTATACCAACATACTGATATATATTTGTCTGGAAAACATCAGAGCTTGTTATGGAATAAACAATTCTTTCATCTTGAGTTTTTGTATTTTCAATTTCATTGTTTAATACAATTTGAACAGTATCTCCAATTTGTATAGTTTCATCAATATCAAATTGAAGACTATCTTCACCTCTAGTTCCTCTATAGAAGAAGACCTTAACGTCATCAGATTCTTTTGGCGGGAAAGTAAATGTGAATGTAGATCCACCATTAAATTGATATGATTTTATTGGTTCTTGTAAAACTCCATTTATAAAGATAACTAAAACATTGTTCAAATCAATCAATTCAGACTCTTCGTCAAGTTCATCAGTCTCAAAAGTTAAGTTTTCTCCTCTGTAAATTAGTGGGAATCTGACTCTCTTTCCATCTTGATATGGTGCTAAAGAATCTATATAATCAAGTTCCCCAATCTGAATAGCACTAAATTCATCAGAAAATGTATCTACCACAGTAATTTCAAAATCATATATTGGAGCAGATAGATTTCTATCAGTAACTAGACCAATTGGTTTAAATACATCGCCTCTTCTAAAACCATAACCATTTCTAACAATATTAAATCCTTTAACTTCGTAAAGAGTAGAACCAATACCAACAGAATCACTTGGTCCTACATCTAAAGTTATAAGAGCACCAAATCCAGAGTCTGTTGTAGGTCCCTCTGATAGTCTAGAAACACCAATTATAGAGAGATTGCTATAAGATGGTGATCCAACATTTATAAATGGATTTACATAACCTGTTCCACCGAAGACAACATCAAATGCCAGTGTTCCACCAGCACCAACAATTGCATTAATAATAGCATCATCACCATTATGATCAGGATCGATAATTTCTACTGAAGGAATTTCATAATAACCAGAACCAATCTCATCAGATGGTTGTTCTCCTACAGAGATTATTGAACCAGAATTTAAAACTGCTGTTACTGATGCTCCAACTAGAGGTGCAAAACCAAGTCCTGCAGTTGATCCATATGATACAATAACACCTCCTCTTGGAAGTTTATTCTGATTTATATCAATTTCAGATAAGAAATCATTTTCTTCAAATGTTATTCCAGTGAAGGTGATACTAGATATTCCAAGATTGAGATCTTCCTCAATAATATAATTATTATCGGAATTATTTTCAGTAGTTGGTGATTGGAAGACACCATTAATGAATACTAGTCCATTACCACCACTAGTTCCTAAACCTACAGTGTTTATTCCTTGAGCAGTTAATGTGAATGTTTGTCCAATTCCAGTAAATTGATCTGAAATGTCATCATATACTTCATTACTTTCATAACTCTTTCTCAAGAATACTCTACCATTAAAACTATCTCGATCTATAGATAGATTACTTTCACTAGCACGAACTAAATCTAAATTATTTCCTTTTGGTGGATCAATGAAGTATATTTTATTTCCATTGATATTATATGCACCCCTATAGATTTGACAATTAGTTCCATCTAGATGAGATAACGCCTTAGATCCAAAAGATCCTCTAGAAACTTCAACTAAAGGTTCATTTCCGGAGAATGTTATGGGACCTACACTTTCAGTTCCATATCCAACATTTTCAACTATTGCATATTCATCTTCAATCCTCAATACATCTTTAGGTCTAATTGAACTTATTCCACTAAGAGCAAAAGTAGTGGCACCAGCAGAAATTTGACCAGAATTGTTTGCAAGAACATGACTAATGTAGGTATATGAAATTGGACTTTGAACTAAATTATTAATTGAAATTAAAGATTTTTCATTTTTCTTTACCATCTCAATTTGATGATAATTACCAATTCCAACAGAAGTAAATGTAACACCATATCCGGCAGTAGCATATTCCTTTCTAGTTGCTACTCTAAATGTATCATTATCATCTCTAATAGCATATAATGTAGATGGTAGAAGATCAGTTAATACTCCAACATTATCCTCAGTTTCAACTATTCCTATAGGAGAACTTCCAATTCCTACAAACGTTGATCCTGGAGTATATTTTAATTCTTCCCCAGTATTAAATAAATGATCTTTAATATTGAATGAATTAGTAGAAAAATCTACTACACTAGTATTTGATGGATCAAAAGATTTTGCAAATATTGGAGAACCTTTATAATTCATTTCAAAATCAACTTTATATCCCAAATCTACATTGTTTCCATAATAATTTGCTAAACTTAGAGATTCATTAACTGGGGAATAATTCAAATCTAATGGTTGATTAATTTCATCGTAATCTTTATAGAAGCATTGATTAAAGGAAATAATTTCAACATCATCTGGGTATGAATAAGGTTTAAACGATAATTTAAACTGTCCAAGAGAAAAATCTCCAATAAATGTTCCTACACCAACTTCACTTCTAGCAGATAAGAATGGATATTCGGAAACATATACGTCAGAACCATCAAATAATGAAATAACTTGATGGACTGAGCTAGTTTGACCAGTGCTTACCTTGACAGTTGATTTGACCGCAGAGAATAAATTAGAATCTATAGAGAATACTTCTCCAGTTCCTGATGTTATTGTATCAAATTGAGATTGATATAGAGCAGTTCTTTCGGATCCATCTGGTTGATTTTCTGAAAGGAATCTGTATGTCCCAATTCCCAAAGATGTAGATCCAAATGCAACACTTCTACTTCTAATAGTTAAGTTTTCCTCAGTGTTACTTGTATAATTTAATGATAACTCTCCGCCATCTAAAGATGGTTCAAATTGCCCTAGTGAAGAGAAACTAAATCCATCTTCAGAATCAAAATAATATTGATTTATAAAAGTATCATTTCCATCATGTGAAACATAAATTTCAACATAATTCATCTTAGATTTGTCATCATTCAATATTTGAATACTAGAATGGACAGCAGAGTAATCGTTAGTGTCTAAATTATAGACACTAGTAGATATGCCAGATTCTGCCTCCACATTGCTAGACAGTAATGAAATGCAACCTAATTCATTTGAATTTGATCCTACAAAATCATTAATAAATGTTTCCTTCAATATTTTGAACGATATTGCAGAATTATCAGGATCTACTGGAAATGCATCAAGTATATAATTAAAGTTCACATCATATGATGGAATAATACTTTCTAATATATTTTCTCCGTTTGAAATTTGAGTTTTAAATAGAGAATATACACTTTCATCATCATTAAGTGAAATTATTTCATTAAATTGAATTTTTCCACTGATAATATCTTTGGAAAGTATTAAAAATTTATTATAATAATTTGAAGAATTTATTGATATAATTGTTTCATTTTCTTTTCTTTTATCATTTTTGCTTGAAAAATCATCACTTATATCATCAATATCCAAAACTCTATTAGATTTGCAAAGAACAAAATCTAGCAAATATGTATTATTAAGTTTTACTGATCTAGAAACATCACTAGATCCATTTTTAGTAACGTTTACATCTATTGCCAAATCAAAATCATTAATTCTATCAACTCTAAGCTCCGAGAAGAAACTATTTTTCAGTTCAAATTCAGTTTTTGACTCAGTAGATATTCCAGAATCTGCTTTACCAGTTATTTGAACATCTGCAAAATCTTTTAATCCACTTATATGGACTAATGGATTAATTACTGAAGATATTTCATCCCATGTCTTGGTGCTCTTCACAGAATAAGACATTTTCTGATAATAATCATTATCAGAAAATACTTGGAAACTTTCACTTAATTTTCCAGTATTAAATGTCCACCCAAGATCTTTAACTATGGTCCAGGAAGAATTGTATACAGCATCACTAGATTTTATGTATGAAACTGTCCCTACACTTGAAGTATTTTCTCCCTTTAATATATCACCAATTTTTGGAGTAAAATTGCCCAATACTCTAATATTGGAAGTATTTGCCTTTGTAACTTTCAGTCCCGAATTTTCAAATCCATTTCCACGATTTATAAGTAGATTTTCACCTTCAAAGAAAGATGAAAGAGATTTATCTATAGAGAATCTTGGGTAATTATCATATTTGATTATAGATGCAGATCCTTCTTGAACTTGTTTAGGTGTTCCTGGATTATTTGAATAATTTGAAATATTAAATTCAACTTTTACTGGATTTGTATCAAAATATTGACTTACAGTAAAGAAGTTGTATCCATAATTCTCAGAATTGAATCCCGTTCCATCTGAAGATTGCTTTTCAATTCCTTCAACATATATTTTTTCTCCCAACTCAAATAATGGAGATGAGAATCCTGCAATTGGTGTTGTTATTGTGCAAGTTACTGTTCCAGATGGAGAATATTCTACTCGATCAATATTAACACCATTACTGTTATTAATGGATCTAATTAATACTTCTCCATCTGGAAGACCGGCAGGAGATATGTTAATATCTACACTAGATATTGAAGATCCGGACATTATTGGATCTAAAAATCCAGAGTTTATAACTTCACCATTCTGTGGGTCAACTATTATCAATATTGGAGCAAAACTGTAATCAGATCCTCCATTCAATACACTTACAGAATTTATTTTATTGGTATTTGTTAGATATAAAGATTTTGGAACACTAGCTACAGGTCTAATAGTATTATCTGATGAGTAATCAAAACCTTCATTTGTAATTCTGCTACTTAATATCTTTCCGATAGATTTTGATGTTGGAACTAAGAATGCCCCTTTACCAAGAGAGCTGCTCACTGATAAGAATGAAGGTAAATTCTTAAGAGGGTAACCTTGATTAACTACGAATAGTTTTTTAATTGGACCTCTTGCACTTAATGATGTAGTGCTATATTCTAAACGATCACAGTCTGAAGAATTGTATGATAATCTTTCAGGTATTCTTGGTATACAAATATCAAAAGATTGATCAGTTATACCAATGATTGGAAATTCTCCATTATAAATGCTAGATTTATATGTTATTTGAGAATATTGTTTTACATCTTTATCTGTAGTTGATACTGGAATTCCAGATTCTGTCAAATTGTAATACAATATTGCTGGAGTTTTATCAGTGTAATCTAAAATTAATGCAGCATCAGTGGAAACACCTACAGTTCCAATTCCAGAAACTGCAAATAATCCATCATCTTTTATTGCATTAAATACATTTTCATATCCATCATCAGTGTAAACATTAAAACCATAACCAGACAATGAAGTATCTGATAGATCAAATACTAAATTATTATTCCTATAATTTGAAATTGGTGGATTTATTGAACTTATTATCTGTAGATTTCCCCCAACAGATCCAAATGAAACTACAGTTGGTGGAGTTGAAATTGATTCTAAATATGTTTCTGACAATTTGATATTGTCATCATCAATTTTATATACGAAATATTCTCCAGTAGATAGTCCAGATATTACATTGTCTTCGGAGTCATAGAATATTTTTTGTCCGGTATGGAAATTATGTTGGTATATTGATAATATATTATCAATATTGTTTACTTCTGAAGAAGTAAACTTGATTTCATTTATCAATAGATTTCCATCTTTATACTTAACTCTTATGGACGTGCTTGTTCCTATACCAACATTTAAATCTGGTCTAACATTTAATTTTACTTTATCACCAACTTGCAAATTATGAGAAGTTGAAATTGATACTGTGGTTGTAATTCTATTAGAATCTGCAGTTATTTGATCCTCAACTGTAGTAAATTGATATCCATAATCATTTGAACCACCATCTAAGAAAAATAATCCATTCGAAAAAGTTGTAAGACCAACATTAGTTACAATTCCAATAAAATCAATTGATTTTTTAACAACATAAAATTCATTTACATCATCAGGGATATTAAATTCTGCATTTGTTTCAGGACTTTTGACAGAAATTGGTAACGATGATGATTCTTTACTTAATATTATCTTGTCCGCAGTATTTAACTTATTATTTTGTAAAAGTATTGACTGTGATGGAATAAATGTATTATAATTAGAATTTCCTATATTATAGGATACAGTAACGCCAAAACCAGTATTTACGCCTACAGAAAGGGCAATATTGGGATTGAAATATAAATTCCTAGATTTATTGGAAATAAATTTATCAACGGATTTTTCTATGGTAAAATAATCGGGCAAAAATTCTATATTAGCACCACTAGTATGTGCAGTTCCAGATACTGATCTTTCTACTTTTGCAATAGAAAATGTATTATAAAAATCTAGAATTTTAAATAATTCATCATCAATTCTTATGCTATTTCCAACTGATACATTTTCTGGAATATAGCTCAAATATATGTCTGTAACTATTCCAGTAGTTGAATAATCACCGATAGATTCAAATAAGGTTGAATTTATAGTATCAAATTTAACTTTATATGTATCATTTATTTTCAAACTATCAGTTGATAATCCACTAATTGTAATTATATCATCTACATTATATTCATGATATGGGAAAACATTGACTCTAATATAGTTTTTATCTTCCCATGAAAGAACTGAATTTGGATATGATATTAATTCTGTATCAATACTAGAAACTTCTTTTCCGGAAATTTCAGATACTTTTACAAATGGTTTGTTTCTTAAATCTTCAACATCTTCAAAAACTACAGTATCATTTACTGAGTAATTATCTCCAGGTTCAATTATAGTCATTCCATCAATACCACCGGTCGATATTGATTCTATTATAGATTCTTGATATGTTAATTTATTGGATTCTGATATAAAATCATTTGTTGAAAACTTATCACCAATTCCATATGGATATGTATTTCTTAGTAATTTTGAACTATTAAAATCAAATGACTGATTTAAATTTTGATTTATTTTTAAATACTTCGATTTAAATTTATTTCCTATAAAATATGGAAATTTTCCAATTATTCCTTCATCCACATTCAATTCGGTAGTTGCAAAATAAGCATAAACTCCATTTGGAAAATCTATAGTTTTTCCAAATCTACCATTAAATTCATCTAAATCAGAATCTACAGAATATACATAGTCTTCTACAAAGTATCCTAAGGGGAAAATATCTTCAGAAGGTCTATTATCAATTGTAGTTAATTCGTAACCACTATTCAATAGTTTTATGTCGGAATTTATATCTTCTGGATCCGAATATCCATAAGATCCATAAATTGGATTTCCATCATATGCCCATCCAATAATTTCTGAATGAGAACCATTAGTTCCACTAACATCATTTAATTTATTCTTAAGAGTATCTGAATAACTTACAACAGCATATTGCAAATTATTTCTACCTCTTATTAATAATTCTGATGATGGATCTCTATAGAAGTTATTCTGAATTCCATATCTAAAAGATATGTTTGGAGTTAGAGATCTTATATTTGCCCTTAAAACTGTTCCAGCACCAGGATTTAAAATGGTTACTGTAGTATCTGCTTGAGCATATCCACTTCCAGAATTCAGAACAGATACGCTGACAATTTTATTATCTGAAAGTGTTGCTCTTAATACTGCACCAATTCCGGAACCATTCACTACCAAATCTGGAATTGAATAATAATTAGATCCTCCAAATAATACCTTAACAGAACTTATTTTTCCATCAACGATTACTGGATCAAGTATTGCACCAGAACCATTTTTAACTAAAATAGGTGGTCTATTATTAAAATTGAGACTATTTGATCCATAGTCAGATCCACCATCATAAACATAAATCTGAGAGATTTCTCCTCTTATAATTGGAAATCCTTTCAATACAGTTTGAGTATTTCCAATTCCAGGAGATGAATATCTAATATTAACACTAAATTCTGGATCACTGAAGATCTGATCACCAGATCCGGAATCGAATAATCTTGCCCTATATCTCCTCGAATAGTCGGTAATATCTTTACCATCTTCACCAGCATATGCTAGTCCAAATGTATCATCATCAACTTTTAATACTCTATATTTGTCAGATGTTGATATTCCAGATATTGATGTTATTTCTGATTCGTAATTTACAATATCTCCATCAGAGAATCCATGATTTTTGTAGTTTATTGTGTTACTAAAAGTTGAAATTCCAGATGAAGATACTTTTAATCTTCTATTAGTATAATTAGAACCACCACTAACTACTAATATTTCAGATAGTTTATTTCTACCTGAAGATAAGAACTTATGAGTTCCCAAATCAGTTACAGTTGTAAATCCTACTGGATTTAATTGTTGATAGTAGTTATTTAAACTATCATACAACTCAATTTTACTTCTATCCAATATTCTTGGATAGTATATTGCATTATTAACTAATTTCTTAAATTCAAAAGCATTTACTGGAGTTCCATAATGATAAACTTTTCCAGTTCTTACTCCTGGTTCTCTTGCTCCAACTATAATTCTCCCACTTCCTATGGCAAGAGCAAATCCAAACTGATCTGATGCGGTAGAGTCTGTTGGAATTAATGTTGATAATAAATTTCCAGTAATATCATAAACAAAAACCTTTCCAGCAAAGGAATTGTAACCAAATGAAGATGTAACTATTCTTCCACTATTAATTTTGACATTTCTTCCCATATAATCTTGGGCAACACCAGCAGAATCTGTGAGTATATTCAACTCATTTCCTTCATAATCAAATAAGTAAATTGCACCTTTTTCTCCATCTCTATATGGAGCACCAACAGCGATTAAGTCTTCTTTTATACTTATTGAAGTTCCAAATCTATCTCCTATAGTAACACCACCACCAGATCCATCAGATGGAACAATCCTCCTAATAAAGTTTCCATTTACATCATAAAGATATATTGCACCGATAAAATCAGCATAACCTACAGCACCAACGGCAATTAAATTATCGTTTATATCAACTGAAAAACCAAAGACTAAAGTAGCTTCTGGATCTGAAGGATATATTTTGTTTATTATATTTCCTTCTAAATCATAAATGTATGCAGCACCAGTTTGTAATCCATAATCATCATCATAACGAGAACCAACTACAATTCTATCATTTCCAATAGCAATACTAAATCCAAATTGATCACCATCAGCAGCATCAAATGCCGTTATTTTACTCTTAAAATTGCCTTCATAATCAAATAAGTATACAGCACCTCTACTTGTTGACTCAAATACTGCAGTAACTGCTATTACACCCTGTCCTATTGCAACTGCAGATCCAAACTGAGCATTGGTCTGCAAATCTGCTTCTGGGGCACTTAAAAGAATATATTCACTTCCATTTAAATCTGTAATGTATGCTTTACCAGCACCAGCATAAAGAGTAGCACCAACAAATATTTCTGCTAAAGGGGCACCAATCACAACCTTATCAGAATCTATTGCTACAGATCCTCCAAATTGATCAAGACTAACTGCATCAAAAATATATTGATTTCTAAATGATGGTGTTGTGGTAGAATCTAATATTCTAGTTTTAATATTTACTTCAGAAAGTCCATTTGAGTTATATACAATTTCTTGACCATTAATCAATCCATGGGCATTTTTAAAGGTTATGGTTCTTTCTTTTTTATCGATTCCTCCACCATCAGATACCAATCTAGTATCAAAATCAAGATTTCTTTCAACTTTTTCTACAACTGGTCTAAATTTTGCACCAGAACCGTTTCCACCATTAAATTCAATTGAAGTAATGTTATCAAAATCAAAGAAAGATTGGTCAATTAAAATTTTATTTACTGATCCAGAAACTACTGGATAAAATTCTGCAGAACCATATGCAGGTTCGATCAGTGGTGGATTTGAAACATCATAATTGGATCCACCATTTAGAACATCTACACTTTCAATAGGTCCATAATAAACTTTATCATTAGTCTTATAACTGTAGATTTCTACACCATTTTTCAATATCCCTATTGGTCCAGGTTCAACTTCTGTTGGAAGACTACTATCAATAGTTTGGGATAGATTAATTTTATTTAATACTTTTTGTGGATACAATAATCCTTCTCTTTGATCAAAAAGAACCAATCTATTTTCATTTTCTGGGAGAGTATCACCCAATGAAAGTCCAAAATATAAAAAGTCTTCGGAAGGAACATTAACTCCACTTTGATATAGTTTTAAACTCTTTTTATCTTCTAATACTTCGACAAAATAAAATCCTTCTTCAAGATTAGTTATTGTCAGTGAAGGGTCTGGATAATAAAAAACTTTATCGCCAGTTAAGAATGAAATTGGAGTATCAAAGACGATAGTAGAATATTCTCTTTTAATTCCATCAAATCCACCAAACTTTTTAATCTTATACTCAAATGGTTTGATGTCTATTGGATATGATGGCAATGAGTTTGAAGCAATGTATGCAATATCAGAACCATCTTCATCATCAAAATATACATTTTGAATATCTGATGATATTACATCATTTCCATATTTTACTGGAACATATTCTGAAGTTGCCTTATTCAGCAATCTTCTAGCATCATAAGTAAGATTTCTATTTAAATTTGATGTGCTTACACTTAAAGATATACTACCATCACTAGAAATTGATTGTATATTTACGTGCTCATACCCAGGAATTGCAAATTCAGTTCCTCTAGATAAGATTTCAACATAATCTCCAACTTTCAATGGAGTTTCTAAAACATTTGATGATATTCTTATCGTATTTCCACTATAAAAATTGATTTGATATCTTGAATTTGTATTATATACTAATGAATTTGCAAATATCTCTTTCTTAGAAATTCCTTTAGTTACAATCTGACCAATACTTTCTGGATAAAGTGAGTCTCCAATTTCAAAATTGAAATCATCATTTTTTAAATCAAAATCTGAAAGGATTCCTGTAATTATAAAATCAACTCTTCTAGAGGTATCACCCTCTTCATAACCATAATAAGTATTGGTTCCGTAAATAAAATCAGTTTTATTTACAGTTACTGGGAAATCTCCATTAATATGGCATCCTAAAAATTGATTTACTGTTTTTTCAGTGTAGAAAATCTCAGTATTTCCTTTAAAGATACTTCCAGACTCTTCGAATCCTACAGTAGAATCTACAGTAATTGCAACTAAATCTGTATTCGATACTACTACAGTTTCTGAAACTCTACTATTTGTAGTGATATTGAAATTTCCGGTGATCGATGGATATGTATCATCATATCCTACAAATAAATTTAATCTATAATACTTGACTCCATTCTTGGTAAATGTATCTATTTCAGATACAGATGCTGTTGTAAGATCATCTAAGTTCTTCAGAATAGTTTGACCTTCAAGGAGAGAAATGTCACCTGATATTGGTATTACAGTTACTGATGATCTTTTTTTGTATGATGCATCAGATGGTTTAATTAGGAAATCTTCAAGATTGATTATACTTGGTGTTTCATTGTATAAGATATTAAACAGAATTCTAAAAGATTCATATGTTCCTTTAGATTCATAAAGACTTCTTGCCTCTTTTATAAAATTAGATACATTAAGTTCTACAGAAAAATCTAGGTCTTCTAGTCCTGGTGCCAAAGAAAACTTTAATTTTTTATAAAATTCTTTTAAAAATAGTGAGCTTAAATTCTTTACAGAACTATTTACAGTATGTGCAGATGCAGAAGATTTTTCAAATACTAATTCTTCCTTATTGATTTCTTGATGGTAATCAGTAATACCACTAAATCCTCTTATACATCCAATAAATGAAGTCTCATCGGAATCAAGATAAGTGATAATTTCATTGTCAATTTTTAAAAGACCATATTTTTTTGGAAATGATTTTGTGCTTGATACATTGATAGTAGTTGACTGAGAAGTAATTGAAGTTGTTAAAGTTACTTCTCCAACAATAACCTCAGTAGTTAGATTATCTAACTTAATATATTGGTCCAGATTTTCTGCAATATCTACAGGACCACCTTGATGTTCCTGCGAAATATAATATTGATTTAAGAATTCTACGAACTTTGGATTTTCATCTGCTATAAATTCTGGGAGTTGACTTCTTATTAAGTCTTGAATTTTTATTCTAGTATCAAAATTTGCTCTTTGCATATTATGACCTCGTTAAACTCCCGTTGGAATAGCTTGAACTATAATAATTTTTATTGAAAATGATTCCAGAATTATCTTCACCAGATGAAATGGTATCTTTAATCATATTTATTTTACTTTTTGAAATATCAAATGAAACATAAAGATCCTTTAATCCGAGAACATCATTTGATTCTGGGAATGCTTGAATCTCAATAATATTATTTGTCAGTGCAGTTTCTGTAATGATAATATTATTAATTATAATTTCTCCAGTTTCATAATTAACTGATCCTGCAGACTTAACAACAACAGTTGGTGCAAATTCATCTGAAGCATTTTCTTGTATTTCATTTGATGGTTTTACAATTGATAATACACCAGTCTTTTTATCTGAATTTGGTGTATCAGTAAAGTAAACAGTGTCAAGTTCATTCAAAATTTTAAATCCAGTTGATTTAATATTATACTTATCATTCACATGGAATTTATTACCAAAGCAAATTTCATATTGTGCAAATGTATTGATTAGAGCTTTTAAGTCTCTTCTAATAATTACCTTTGTAATATTGGATGTAATTGCAGAATCTGTATTATCAATAATCTGCAATACTTTACTATACTTGAATCTTCCACCAAATTTATTCAAATCTACTGATTTCGAATAAGAAGTTAGTGATGATATTACTTTACTATTCAGATCAGATACGTTAGAAATTCTATTAAAGTTATAATATACTGAACTATTAATTTCAACATATAGAATCTTAAGATCAACTATTTTCTGATTAATTCCAGAAATGCTATATCTCTTAAGTTCTGATAGAATCTGCTCTTTATCAAAGTCAGATACAAACGTTCCATTTTTTGGTTTTATACTAATCAAAACATTTCCATATTGAGGAGGATCTAGTTCTTCTCCACCAACAACAGAAACAGATTCTGCATTCTTGTAGATTTTAGATTTTATAATAGTTTCATAGTCAGTGCTGGTTACTGCTCTATTTTGTGAAGAATATAATCTTGGTGCAAAATATCGAACAGAATCAATGCTTTCAATATCAGATCCATTAATTGATTTTCTATTTGTAGTTACATTAACCGTATTTGTTGGTATTGCAATATTATCTCTATCATCTCTCAAAGTTCCCGCAAATGAGAATGAATCTACTCCATTACCATCTTTACCCGATGTTATAATGTAATTTGCAGTTATTACATCTGCATTTTGAAGTTCTTTTCCAAATATACCATTACCAAACAGTAATTGATACTTTTCACCCTCTACTTCTTGTAGGAGATAAACTAAAGAGTTTCTATCAACATCGACAATATTTTCTACTAATCTATATTGATCACCAAGACCGACATCATTTGCTGATCTAACATAAGTTCTTATAGTTGTTGAGTCAATAAAAGAGTTATCTAAAATAAATTTTTGATCTATGGAAGAATCTACTGTAAATCTTTTGGTTAAAAGTGTTCCTTCCTTAATATCAATATTATTAAATGATGCAACACCATTTGTTACTGTCGTTGTGATACTTTCACTAATTGAAAATACAAATGAAGAAGATCTTACAGTTCCTGTGCAAACTAGTCCAGGTCTTAATGTAAGTGTTGCAGGATAAATTGGAGTATTATCCGCAAGAAATTCTACCGGATCCACTTCAATATTGAAAGATACATTTGCAGTTGCCGCTTTTCTTGAACTTGGAACATATCCAATATTTCTTGCAAGAGCAACAACGTTTTGCCTTAATGTTGCAGAGTCTAAAAAGGACTCATTAACAATCATACTGCTATTAAATGCAGTGATGTAGGTGTTGTATGCTAGTGTATCGATTAAAACTGAAAAATTAGATCCCTCAAAGTCAAAATCAGTAAATGTTGAGTTTGCTCTAAGATAATCTTTGATGGAATCTCTTATTTGGTCGAAATCGAGATTTGTAAATTTGGTAAAAGGCATTTTTTTATCTTGTTGCCTCTAGGATGAATGAGAACTGTTGTGTTGGAATTTCTTGTCCAATGACATCAAATATAATTGTAACTTCAAAAGTGTTTTCATCTGGTGATGGTTCCACTTCAACATCGATATTTTCAACTCTTGGTTCATAATTTATGATAACTTCCTTTATTTTTTCCTGAATTTCAATGGCAGTTCCATAATCTACGAAGTCAAAGAGACTACTCCTTACATCTGAACCAAGATCCGAGTTAAAAAAGCGCTCATTTTTCATTGTTTCAATCAAATTTCGAACCGAACGTATGATTGCATTACGATCTTTGATAATTGGGATGTCTTTTGTTACCGGATGTGGATCAAAGGATAGACTAATATCTTTAAAAGATCTAGATACCCTAGTTACTGCCATTTTTTAGAAAGTTTTTAAATATTTATCAACTATTTTCTCATCTATCCATCTGTCGATAACAGTAATTGTAAGAATCTAGGTATTTTAGCAGTTCAATTGCAATAATTCCGGGATTTTTTTCGCCACAAGTGTAAATATCGATCGCTAAACAACCGTTTTCGGGCCAGGTGTGACAAGAAACATGACTTTCTGCAAGTGTAATGACGACTGTGCAACCTTGTGGTATGAAACAATGTGAAAAAACGTTCAAAATGGTCATGCCAGAACGATTTATGCCGTCGATCATGACTTTTTTGAGCGAATCTATGTCATTTAATGTGTCAAATTTGACATCATATACCTCTAAGAGTATATGCTTACCCATGGAAATGTTTTTCAATTCGATGATGCTCTAAAAATTTTATTTATTCTTGATTTTGCACAAAAAAATCCCCCCAAAAGGGAGGATTTGAAGAATTATTTGCCTTGTCCCCGGTATTTTTTACGAGCTTTATTACGAGCGGTAGCGGCATACTTGGTTCCATCACCATCTCCCTGACGAGTCTTCTTAGGAGGACCCGGAGAATATGAGGTTTTGTAGAGTCCACTGCCAACTTTTGATCTTGCCATGATTTTAGTCCTCGATTAGTGTAATTTTTGTTTCAATAGAGTCGGGAGATGGACATCCTGTCTTATAAAATTGCTCTGAGAGGATGTCCATGGTGTCAAAATACTCATCTTCGGTCAGATTTGTGTATAAAACCTGACCATCACTGAGAATTGAGTATCTTTCTCTGTCTGTCATCAGATAACGCGAGTCTTTTCGTGTCCAACGCGAATGCGAGGATCACACCAAATCTCAAAACCTGCTGAGATTGCATCCAGACAGAAGGATACGTCCTCTCCACACATGTCCTGAACGTTACCAGACTCAAATACTTGCATCTTGGGAGCAAACCAGGGATACTTCATCTCTTCGTGCTCAAATACTCCGTTCTTAATCAGGACCCATCCAAATCCTGTGTAGTCAACAGTGAATGGTTTGCGGCGCTTGGAGATACTCTCAAGCGTTTCGTGATTCATCACACCACCATTGCCACGGAAGTCCTCTTCGTCCAGCCAATGAGCAACTGATGTGGTGCGACCGTCCTCAGTGCAATACCAACCTGCTGCAATTTCTTTGTCCATCAGAACCAATTGATAAAGTTTTTCTGTGTTGAAAACAATATCAGAATCAATCCAAAGTTGATAATCATAATTAAGTTTTCCATCCCACGGAAGTTGATCAGGTCCACGCAGAACGTTCGCTCCTAAACACTTGCAACGTGCAAAGTTTACCATTGACGAATAATCCTGCGAGATCTGGATAGATGCTCCGCACTTCACCAAGTCAAATGCCATCTGCACAAAGGACTTGAGGAATTGATATGAAACTCCACGTCCTGGGAGACAAAATACGATTGTCTTGCCCCTCAGCATTTCTTTTGCCTGCTCATAATCCCACGTGGTGGCGGCGGAATCTGAATTCGTGGCAGGCGTTTTTGCTTTTACTGTAAATCCTTTAGACATAATAGAAAGTTGTTACTGCAATATCATACGGTATTATGTAGGTTTTGTCAACCTCGGTCAGTCACGATCAGACAATCTCCATCAACCTCGATGTTTAGGTTTGTGCCCTCATACCATCCCTTCTCATCGAGAATCCACTGGGGAATTGTGATAAAAAATTCACCGCTAACTGTATCCACCTCTACGGTTGTTAAATTTTCTGCGCGATTTTTTTTCATTTTCATGTTTTCTTCTCTAGTTTTTATATAGGACTTTGAGGATTTTTGTGGGCACGAAAAATTTTTTGAATCGAGAAGCGTTTTATATTTACTTCGCGATCGTAACACTTTATAGATTAGGGTAGTTAGGGGTTTTATATACGGGGGGGGCATGGATCGGATCATCGGCGCCCCGCCCGCGCGGGGCACTGTGTTTTACGAAGATTGGGGCGGCAGGGTATAAAGAACTGCCGCCCGCTAAGTGTAACTTAGAGTCCGAACTTTTCCCGACAGATAGGACCGATTCCTAACTCTATTGAAAGAGGGTTAGTTAGTTCACGAGCGCAACACGAGCAGGTGCCAGTATTCTGCCCGTAAAGTTTAGCGGCAGAGTAAGGATCAGCGGCGACGGATTGCACCCGTTTGATTAGATCAACCTCACCCAGATTAGTGGCGTTAGAAGTGATCCAACCCAGATAAATGTTGCTCATTGTGCCCCACTGATTAACCTCTTTATCGTGAGAAAAAACATACATTTTTCCCTGATATTTCGAGGGTTTAACTATAAAGTCTTGGAATCGCATTGTGATTCGCTTAAGACCGCGATTCTGTGCCTCTTCAATTGCATTAATGATCCCGCTAAAGTTATGGGCGGGAATGGCATTGTGGCGGATGATGGGATGGCGCATGATGCTTACCGGTGGTTTGGTTGGTGCGGGTTCTGCCCCGCGTGATCTAATGGTAAAGAGTAAGGGGGGGAGAATGCCCCCCCGTTAACATTAGTTCACACTCCCAGGAACCGGGCGATCCGCTCACGCTTGCGAAGCGGCAGGAGGCGTTTGTAGGAAACAAAGGAGCGGCGCCCAATGCTGTATTCATAGCGGCGCACCATCCCTTGTGCCGCCATCTCCTTAAGAAGGATGGAAACGGTGGTGCGTGCCTCCTTGGGCATCCCCAGCGCCCGGTTGATCTCAGAGGGTCCAAGACCGTGGCGGGTTTTGTCCCCATCCATCGGCAGAACCGACAGGATCGCCCATTGGTAGGTTGCGCCGAATGCCTTGCGATCGGTGATGGTGGTGAACATGGTTCAGTGGTGGTGAACGACCCCCATAAATTACCGGATCCACAGGAACCTGCCAACGTGGGGTTGTGACACCTTTAGGATTGGCACAACCCCAGTTTGTATAAAGAATAAAACAAGGATTGCAAGATATAAAGAATAAGACAGGACTGAATGTAAAGAATAAACCACACCACTGACCAATAGTTTACATTCAATCCTGTGTTATTCTTTATACTCAGAGAAAATATAAAGAATAAAGAACTGATTAGGATTCATTCTTTATTCTTTATACTCAGTGTTAAGTATAAAGATTAAGATTTATTTCTTTTTCCTCCTTTTGTTTGCTGATTGTTTCTTCGGTGTTAGAATGTTCTTAAACCTTTTATCAGGACGTGATTTACCATCCCGATGAATCCATTTGTTTGCCATGTTCTTTATACAAACTGTGCAGGTGAACCACAAGACTGATAGAATCTAATCATTCTCTCTGCCTCTTCCTTTGTAGTGAAAGATTGTGTTCGCCATTGGCATTCATTATATGGTGATATGTATTTAATTGTGAAACCAATTGAATTAATTTGTTTTTGATTGTTGTTCATTGTTTGGTGTTTGTTTTAATGTTGTTTTATTGTATTGTGCGCACACATCTCGTCGAGATTCTGTATGCGCACATCTCGTCGAGATTTCTATACTTCCTCAACCTCCAATCCAAGGAGTTGATCAACAGTAACCTCCAAAAGTGCTGCCAATTCTTCATCACTCATCCATGTGATGTCGATCGGCATTTCTTCGATCTGTGCGGTGGTGGTGAAGTGATCCATGGTTTCTGGTGGTGGTGCGGGTTCCTGTCCCGCTTGCTCTAATGGTAAAGGGTAATGGGGGCGTTGCCGCCCCCCTGGCAGACGGTTCAGCGATTGGCACGACGGCGGCGGATCTCATCGCCATAGGTGTGCGCCTCATCGTCGTAACGACCCTCAGCGATGGGGTTCCATCCCCGCATTGCCTCAGCGGCGCGGCGGGCATCCTGGGCGCTCCAGAGCAGCGCCTCATCGCTCATGCTCTTGGCACGTGCCTCCCAAGTGGCGAAATCAGCGGCGGTGGCGTAAGTGGCGATCATGGTCCGGTGGTGTGAACTGCGATAATTGTAGCAGATAATTGGGGGGGGAGAGAGGAGGAGATCGATCGAATCCCCATTGTGACGATTTATGAACAGTCCACCGATTGTCTGATTCTGGCGCCGGGCGCGTGTAGAATAAGGGGACAATCAGATGAGGGGTGGGGTAACCCCGTTGATGAAATGGTCGCCACGCCCCCTGCGCAATTTTATTTGCGAACAATTGTGAAATGTGTTGACCCGACCGGATCCCCTATGCTAGGATTGGGGTAGAACCTTTTGTATGTTACGGATTGTTAAAGAAAGGGGGCGTTGCCGCCCCGTTGTGGTTCAATGGAAAAAGTCGTAAGGCGTTTGCTCTGTCGGATCATATCCCTCCCAGAGCATTGCTACAGTGCTAGCAATGCTGCGCTCTGCCTTCCAGCAGTCTAGGATGACATCCAGTGCCCAACCGTCATCAAGGGTGGCAGGGGGGCATTCCTGCGCCTCCACAGCATCCCAGAACTCTCCAAAGGACTCATCCTGCCAGCAGGATTCGGAATCCAGCGCCATGCGCCGGTTGTATTCTTGGCGCTCTTGGCGCTCCATCTCTGCAAGGGTGCTGTTGTGAAAATCCATGGTTCCGGTGTGGTGCGGTTTGCTTTGAAAGTATAGAGGCAAAGGGAGCAGGGGTCAACCTGCCCCCCGTAGGGATCAGACCGTCTGATCCTTAATGGCATCATGTACCTCTCCCAGCATGTCATACCAACGGGTTAGACCTTTTTGACCCATTTCGTGCCCTTTGGCGGACAGGAGCGCGATTCGGATCGTATCCCAATCGCCTGCGGCAAGGGTGACGGTTTTGTTTTTGGTGGTGGTGGTGCTCATCAGTCTCGGGTGTGGTGCGGGTTCCTGTCCCGCTTGAGCATATCCTACATCAGAAGGGGGGATCCGTCATCCCCCCCAGTGGACGGTGGTCAGACCGTCACAATCCTGTCTGCCTTTTTCTTTGCTGTTCCATGCGACGGAAAACATACAATAACGTTACGGTCGGAGTTAGCACAAATGCCGCAAGTTGCACATGTAACATTATCATGAATCTTTGCAGGGCAGACTACACATTTGCGACCGTTGGTTGTTGTGAAGAACCGGCGCGATTCTGTGGAGGGAACAACAGCAACGGCAGGGATTCCGTGCTCTGTCATCACTTTATCAGCAACCTCTACAGACTCACAGGATGCAGAGATTGTGAAACCTTTGCTGTTTGCTTCCTTGATAATTTCAAGGTTCTCAGTGTTGAGAACGTGGTGAGTGTAAGTGTAACCTTTGCGCCCTTTGTTTGCTGCCACCAGATCAGCAACACTGGCGCGATCGATGTTCCCATCAACATGGGGCAGATCACCGGATACGTTGTGGCGCCAGATCTGACCGCGTGCAATCCGGCGAACCTTAGAGAGGAATTCCTCCCATACAATGCCGGTTTCGGATACCTTGCGCCATGCCGCGCCCTGGAAGTGGAATTTGGCGTAGCACGCTTCCGCCATGGGGCAGGTAGCGGGGCAGGATGCCTGTTCAGTGGTGCTGGCAGGGATCCTGCCAAGTTGGGCGTTGCTGCTGGCGGGGTTGAAAGAGACGCGCATTGGTGTGGTTGCGACTGATCAAACAATAACAGGGGGGAGAGCGCCTGCCAACCCCCCTAGTGGACGGTTATCAGATCGCCACACCATCCTGGCGAAGGCGATCCACAAGACGGGATGCCATGGCGCCACAATGGGGGCACTTTGTGGCGTATTTGATCTCTGATTTAATTTTATGATCTTTCACCCGTGCGAACTTATAACGATAAACTTTGCTAAGTGTAAGCATTGCCTGCCTTTTTGTAATGTCGTTTTCATCAATCTCACGGTAGATTGTCACCAGATTGTGATAGGACAGGGTAGGATTACGGCGGATTTGATTCAATCGTGAAACTGCAAGTTTGGCGAATACTGCATCACCAGTAGTTTCAGTGACTACATCAATCAGATAATCGTGAAAAGCAATAAGTTCTTCTTCTTTCTTTTGCTGCTGTTCTTTCTGTTCTTCCTCTTTCTTGATTGATTCGATCTGGGAGGTAATTTCCCGGAAAGATTCCACGAACTGCTTCTGCAGTTCGTTCAGGTTTGCGGTGAGAGTTTGGAGGTCGCTCATTGTTCTGGGTTGGGGTGGAATCGGATCCGTTTGTCCGATGGGCACAGTATGCCCCGGCAAGACGGGGCAGATCAACCAACCCTGTGCCACTACCAGAACCGTCCACAAGGGCGTTGTAAGGTCTTAAAATGCTCTATTGTATGGGGACAATCGAAAGAGGGGAGGGGTATCCCTGTAGACGACAATACATCGCCACCGCCCCTGCCATAAAATAATTGTTTCAATATGTTAAAAAAAAGGATCCCGCACCACCAGGATCCTCTAGACTCCAATCACCAGATACGCTATACCCATATTTTATCTTAACGTTCTCGCAGAGTGACTTTTTTTTTCTTTACAATGTGGGCAAACTCCTTCCCACACGGATAACTTTATTTTAGAGAGGCAAATCCCTTCCTCTTAAGATTATTGTATCATCCAATGTGGGTCATTGTCAAGTGCAACCCAGAAAAAGTTACGATTGTTTGCACTTCTTAAGAATAGTTTGTTGTTCACGATTTGTTCAATAATGCATACAGAATCGCGTGCCATTAAATTGGCGAATCTGTTTTTTGCTTTTGATGAAATCGGTTTGACTTGAATGGTTTCCATGATGTCCATTGCAATGTGTTCATTATAATGGATGGTGATAATCTCGTCGAGATTGTGTGTGCCAATTGTTATGGTGTCACAATCTCGACGAGATCCTTTTAGATCACTGCTTGACGAGAGTCAGTTGATTCTCACGCAGTGCATTGTTGAAAAACTTACCAACGCTACCATCAGAATTGATGGTTTCCGTCAGAGTCGAAATAAACTGTTCTGCATTAACCACACCGTAGGTATAGTCTCGACCACCAGTAAAGGTGACGGTCACTTGATCATCGACAACATCAGAGATAGATTCGATGGCGGAAGAAGTGAACTTAGGGAACATGATTTAGAATTGTGTAAAGGAACAGATGGAGTCTTTAGGGCGCTGCCGTTCCCTGTGTGATCAGTCTAGCATCAGAACTCGATGGTGTCTAGTGTAGGACAAACAGTTTCGCCAGATTCACAAGTGTCACTCCCATCACAGAGAACATCAAGAATTCGAAGGATTTCTGATCCATTGGAACCTTTGCGGAGTGCGTGGATGTAAAGTTCTTTAGTCATTGTTGCCTTTGGTTGACTCTGTAATTCTAAGGGCATGGCGGGGACATTGCTGCCCCCCTTGTGCCACTGCTCAGACTGTCATAAGGAGAGCAGGTTGTTCTGTAACGAAATCATACTCTTGGGTGTTAGTGTCACCCCAACCCAGTTTCCAACACTGCCATCCCAAACCAGGAGTAAACAGATAGCACCATTCCTCTCCACAATCACCTGAGAGAAACTCATCGAAGTTGCTCATCCTAGGAGGAGCATCTTCACCTCGCTCACTATAATACAGTGGAGCAGGTTTTGCTTTTACTGGAGAATAGACCCACTGTTCATTATCAGTGGTGATATATTCTACAGTTCTGTTACCCTCAGAATCATAGATCTCTTTTTTGAGAGGAACAGAATCCCAACGATGTGTGGTGTGCAACTGCCCCATATCACCACCGTTGATGAGTTCTTCTACCTGTTCTTTATACAGGTAGTTGTCAATAAGTTGGCGACCATTGTGTTGAATGTAACCATCATAATGACAGTAAACACTAATGATTTGATCGGGTCCGAGAGCAAGACCGATGCGAGAGCGAGTTCCCATGGTGTGTTGGGTGAACTGAGATCAGTGTAGCAGGTTTGGGGGATGCTGTCATCCCCCTGTCAGGAATCAGTAACTCAGATCCTCCAGATATTCTGTGAAGATTTCTGACACTTCATCCCATTGGGCGTCCGTCAGAAAACCGCACTGATCCTCCATCCAGTTGGAAACCATAGACCAGTCTGCATCCATCTCTTGGATGAACTGGGGCAGGGACTGGAGAGCACTGATGAAATTAGAAGTCATGGTCGGAGTTGAGTTCCTGTTGAAAGTCTAGCATGGATTCCTGCATTTCGGGGATGTCGAAGATCTCACCCGGAGAATCCATGATCTCATTCCAGAGATCAGTGTCGATCAGATCAAATTCCATGAAGATTCTTAAGGTCTTGGATGGTGTGAGAGAGACCTGCCTTGCAGTATCCTACAGCATATGGGTAGGAACAGTCAAGATCACAGTCAGGTTTTGTTAGGTCTTGGGGACGTGCTGAGTATAGAACTTTTTGCATCCATTCCAGTTCCTGAATGATTTTTTCCAGTTTGGTTTTGTCGGTCATTGGAGTTGGGTTCCGAACAAACGAATCATCTCACGGATTCCGGAGGGATGCAACGTGCCAGTGGACAGTCTATAAAGTGTCACCTGCGATAGGGAGAACTCCACCATTTGCGGTATGCAGTGTAAAGAATCACTGCAGTCGAAACGATACCGACCAGACCCAGAACTGTCACAGGGTCGCCGGAGAAATCATAAGTGTCTGGCATAATGAATCAAAAAAACGGATCAACTTCGCGAATTGTAACATCAACTTCCTCTCCACCTTCAAGACCTAAAAGGTCTCTCCAGTCGAGTTTGTCAATGTCCAGATCATCATAACATGCAATGTCAAGTGTGACTGTGACTAAACGCTTTTGTGCTAGCATGTGTCTTATGAGTATTGTTGATGTATTGTATCATGCATAATGCTTATATGCAAGATCCTGATAGTCATTGTCACACCTATCATAATCCTCATCATTGTCGTCATAAGACTCAAGACGAGAATAATGTTCGTAGTATGAGTCTTCGTCAAGACAATGATCATTGATGGTGATGTAGTCGAGATCGTAGTCGTCGTACATAACTCGTCGAGATTCTACTGTTTACTTGTGTATTGTAGCATGATTCTCGTCGAGATACAACTAATTGCCTGATATATTCTCGTCGAGATCTCATACCATATATGTATAAAAACGTCAAGGAATTGTGTGGATTTGCAAATTTTTATGTCTGGATGTGAAGATTTTTGCCGGGCGCTTGACATTTTCGGCGTCTTGTGATAGTGCGCACGCCAAACTCACAAGACCTGGGCACATTACCATAAGATATAAGAGTTATTACCATAAGATACCAGGCACATTACCATAAGATATAAGAACCATTATCATAAGATATAAAAGTTATTATCATAAGATATAAGAGTTCAAAACCCTTTATTTATACAATTTAACTTCATTTTAATCTCTTATATCCTGATTTCAACAAAAAATGCCCAAAAAAGCACTGTTACAATATAAATTACATACATACAATACAGTTAAACACTATTGCCCCAATGTCAGGCGCCATTTACCTCATAATCAACAAACAAAATGGACACAAATACATAGGAAAAACCACAGATTCAATAGATTCTGCCTGGAAAGAGCATATTATCCTATCAAATCGTATGGATAGGAATCCACTACATCTTGCTCTTCGTAAGTATAAACCTCACATGTTTTTACTTAAACCAATAGAGGATGTAGATAATAATTTAGATGAAAGATATGATTATTGGTTAGATAGATATAATCCAGAATACAATTCTAACTCCTTTACTGATGAGAATACTGAAGTTAAAACAATTGAAGTAAAGAAAGAAATAGTTTCTACCCCCAAAAAGAAGTCTAAAAGACCAGAAAAAACCAAGGGATACACAATACAAGGTATGAATCTGGCAACTGGTGAGATTAGAACATGGGAATCTGCCAGGGAGGCAGCACGTGATATTACTGGTGATGCAAAGAAGAATTCAAATATATTACGATGTGCTCGTAATGGATATAAGTATTATGATCATGTATGGAAAATTATTGAAGACTTTAGATTCAGAAAAGTGAAGGCGGTAAATAGAAAAACATGGCAGGAATTTCACTTTGACAATATAGCAGATGTATTTAAAAAGACCGGTGTTAAAAGAGATCCACGTTTAAAGAAAGTATTAGAAAGTAATGGTAGATTAACATGGAAAGGATATATGTGGTTCTATACGGAGTAAACAAATGAAACGCCCATTAAACACATGTTTTGATTGCGACTATACATGGTATCCACGTGGTCATTATATAAGTAAACACTGTCCCCATTGTGGTTCTAATAACGTAGGCATACAATACATACAAATAATCCCACTACTGTTAATAGTGGGACTACTGTTGTTTATTTTAATTTAATTTCAATCCTCGAACCTTTCGTTCCATTTACCATGAAACTTTTGCATAATACCCTCAATCATTTTGTGCCTTTTGGAAAGATATGATTCTGGGTCCATGTTATGCAGTTCGGTGATATTACCAAATGAAAAGAACATAGAATCCAGTGTATGACACATGATCTCATTCATAATCTCATGTTCTTCAACAGTAAATGTGAGCGCAATGTCATGCTCTTTCATGGTCTTCATGTTTAGATTTCCTTGATTTTGTTTTAACTAATTGGTCAATTTGATTCCGATAACATAATACCAGAACATGATACTTTTGATGTATGGATGGATCCGGCATTGGCGTTGTTGAAACTTCTATCGTAATATATTCAGTTCCAACATGATAAACCCATCCCTCAATGTTTTGTTGTTCCCAGACAACATAATCATTTTCTTTTGGACTATACATCCCTCACTGCACGTAGATAATTAGGATTAATTCCACGTCCAACATATTCTGACAATAGTGCATCACATCGTTCCCGTGTTAATTGTCTTGCAGATGGATCAATTAGTTCCCATCCATTCGTATAAAGTTCTTCAATACGATAAAGAATTGTTTCAGTCATGTCGTAAACTCCGATACAATACCAGACTCATGATCACCATCCAAGGGATACACTAGAGCACTCTGAATACTTGGCATGATGTTATGCACATAGGTATCATCATAAGTATCTGACGACGAGAGAATATCAAATACCTCCGAATCGTTCTCTCCAATTACGGCAACAATACCGCCATATTCAGAACTTGGAAATGGAACCCAATAATCCACCAGATAGATGTTTTTCATTAGTTCAGTTAAATTACCATGTCAGTTTAGTTTAGTTTGTTTGATTTGTCAAATAATGAATTCGGACAAATAATAATCAACGGTGATCTCCAGTTTTTCCGCCTGGCGTTCATAGAACATCTTCATCTCTTGACGATCATGATAATCATCAATCTCCTGTTCGGCATGTTCCATGAAGTCCTGCCATGCACGAATGAACATTTCAATTTCCTTTTGTTCCATCATTAAATTGTTTGTAAAGAACAGTTTCAAGTAGTGCCGCCTCTTTTTCATGTGGTTGATCCTCATATGAAAGATCCTCCACACTGACCAGATTATAACACAATCTACCACGTCGGTAGGTCAGTTTACCATCAATCCATTGTGATACATGCACCATCTCATGTAACAATACCCGAACATAATCCTCGGCATCCAGATAGGTCTGAATCTCAATTAGAAAATCTCTGGGATTCTTGGATTTGGCATCAACCACATCACAATAACCCCAGACATGTTCACGCTTTAATCCACGGTGCAATACATTAATCGTCACAAAATAATCGGGATAATAAGTTTCCAAATACCATGCAATTACATTCTCACATAGTTTCTTGGAATAACCATATCCCTCATGTAAAATTAATGTCATGTTAAAATGGCGAAAAACAATCGTGTCATCCAGTTCATGAAAATAAAGAAACTGGAAACAAACATAATCTTTTCAAGTCGTGATAACATCATTAGTAATAGTGCCTTCTACAGGGAACATTTTCATACCATGTTCTTACATAACCCGATCTCCATCTGTTACCGGGAATATATTCCTCCCGGCGGACTCTCTTGGTGCAATGAACATGACGATGATGATGACGATGACGTGATCTGTGATCACTATCCTCCTCTACAAATGGTTCCCAAAATTGTTGCCATGTGATGGCATTTGCCGGGGAACATAAAAGAATACCCGAAATTGCCAGGACTAATAGTTTTTCCATTTATCATCCAAATGATCTAAATGATTTAGTCTGGAACTGAACAGTGAAAAACATGCCCATGCAACTCCAAGTGAAATGATCAGAAAATAGATCATGCGGCATCATCCATGTGATCATCAACCAGTGATGAATCAGGAAGATTGTTGATCCGAGACTTCATTCGATTCATCTTGGAAATCTCCCATCCGTTCATTTCTGCATCATGCACCACACCATCCAATTGGCGGCGCTCGCTTTCCGTATGATAATGACGATAATCGTTCATGATTCATCTCCTCAGATAACATGTTCATTATAACACATCATTTCTGATAAAGGTATCCTCCAGACCAATCGGCATTTTCAAACAGATACTCACGATCTTCGATCAATCGCAAATCATAACGAACTCCCTTGGCAGGAGACTTCCATGATGCAGACTTATAAACTTCACCGGTCTTACGATCCACAAAACAATGCACGGAACGTTGACCACCACCATCAATGAATACAATCTTGTGATATTTCTTACCGCTCACAATCTCATAATCAATGTCACATCCACCATTCTTCAGTTCAACAATCTTATTAAGATGATACTGATACGTGGCAGAATTAGGATCCTGCTCCGGTGCGGCAGCATTTAGAATAGAACGCTCGTGACCACGAATTGCATAATCACGATAGTTATCCTTCAGGGCATCAATCAGCATCAGAGACCACTTACGAACATTCAGTTCAATGGTGTTCCTGGCATCCTGCTGGGATGCATATTCTGCGAAGGTTGGATTGGGAAGTGAGATCATGGTGATCACCCTTGATTACCTCCATATTATAAGGACTCACAAGGCGCTTCGGCAATGCCGTTGTGACAGTTCTTCATGTGGACACTAAAAAGCGCCCTGAAGAGTCTCAGAGCGCTTTTTGTGGAAGGATTAGCGAGCATATCTACATTTTGGATTCTCCATCTGTTCGGCACAAATAGAATCATATGCATCCAACATCTTCATATCTCTATTTGAGAGAAATGAATTATACATCAAAATACCAATTACGGCAAGAAAAATGTAAGAGGTTTTCATTTTCAATCAATGTCGGTGTAAAGAAACTTGTTATCTGGAAAAATACCCATTTCTTCGCATCGCACTTCATAGGCAATTCGCTTTAGCAACTGCAAATCATAATTTTCAATGCTTTTAATCATGGTGCGACGAATCTGGGCAGTTTGAGTGTCGTCTTTCATGGTTCAGAGAGATTCGATGATGGCGCGACGTGCTTGCATCGCGGTAAATTGATTGGGGAAAGTTGCGATCTTGGTGAAATCGTCTCTCCAGTATAGTGCCCATTTGGAGGTTCCCAGCATTGCTTGAACCTTGATGGGATTGTCGATTCCCAGTGGATAGGGTTTCATGGGGTTGCCTCCCTTGATTTCCTAATAATACATGATCCATGCCATGCCACAACCACCAATGGACCAGTCCAAAAACTGGCACAAAAAAAGGAAGACTCTCGCCTTCCTCTGATAATGATTTCAGTAAAGAATTACCGATTATGCAACTCTTTAAGAGACCGAACATAGAATTCCGTAAACCTTTCCATTCTTGTTGGACAAACAGTGCTTGGATCAAAATTGATGGCATTTTTAAGTGCCATCATCTCAATCATTTCATCATCCGTTAATTGACCTGCTTTTATAGGAAGAGACATGGTGGAATGCCCGATTGTGTTGAAATCATAACATTAGTTATGCATAATGGACTGTTTCTTAATAATCATTTAATTATATTGTTACAGTCCTTAATAATTTATACAACTACCCCTATTTTTGAATTGTAATACTTATTGATCACTCTGGTTACAAACTCATAACACTTTATATCACAAAAACCATAATCATGGCAATTGTCTTCAAGATATGCATATATCTTCTCCTGTGCTCTTACAGGAGAAGTAGTTGTATTGAATACTTCTAAAATATATTCGTTTATTTCTTTTATAGTTAAGTTAGAAACATCGCGTGAACACTGCCACTCCTCTCTGGCAATTAGAATCTTATTTTTGGAAATGATCATGACTGTAATATATCTTTAAAATTATATATTTAATTGCAATCAATTATTAAAAAGATTCATAAAAATACCATCAGCACAATACATCCAACCTGTAGAAATATATTTTGTATTGGAAATTGGAGGAAGTCCTTGATGATGATATTCCCAAGTTGCCGGAAACAACAATATTTTTCCTTCTTTTGGTTTTACTGACTTTCCATTAATAAATTGAGTTTTTCCTCCTTCATAAACATCATTCAAATACCAAATATAGGTTAAAAATCTCCATCCCGGCGCTTCAGTAGCAGAATCATGATGTATTTTATAAAATTCATTAACTTTTGTTCTCTGTATCTGATATCCACTATCAGATTGCATTCCATAATCTGGAACTTTAAAATTGGGATTTAGTGATTTTACTTTATCTCTATACTCTCCAACAGCATCTAGTAAAGAATTATAAAAAATCTCATCTTCTTCTTCCCAACCATCAAGATTAGTAATTAAAAGATCCCATGATCTTTTAATATCAAGATCTACTCCTTTACCTGTAAGTCCTTGAAATTTACGTTCATCCTTTTCAAATTTATCAATTACATGTGAACAAAAATCAGAATCAAGTGAATTTTTTTTCGTAAAAATAAGTTCAGAGAAATAATCAATTTTACTCATAATTTACCATCAACTGTTCCACTATATGATGATGAATCTCCCCAACCATCTTGTTTTGCCTTAAGATAAAATCTTGTTGCTTTAACACAGTTTTCTTTCTTAAGAGATGTTAGTATTGGATTTCCTTCTTTATCGTATGAGTTCCACATTTTCCAACGTGATTCTTCCACGTAAAATGCACCATCATCAAAGTATTCTTTTAGATCATCCATCATTTATGCTCCCAAAAATCATCCCATTCTTTCTTGGTAGTGATATCTAATTTAGCACGTTGATTGTAGTATTCTGCTTCACGAAGATTATACTCTTGACACTGTTGTTTTTCCTGATCCGATGCTGCTTTATCGCACATTGCATTCAGTTCTTCTTCAGTATAATTAAAGTGCGTAATGTTACTATCAGAACATGTAATACCTCCAGTTAAATTATCAGAAGGTCCATTAATAAATGCCAAAACTGCTGCTGCTTTATCTTGTTTTTGCTTATGATAATCTTTCCATTCTTTTACAGCTTCATTTAGATCATAAACAAATGTCAAAAAAGAATAGTTATCATCATCAAGATACTCTCCAACTATATCAGCAAGACGATCCTTTATTTGTTGATGATGCAAATCAATTTCCTTTTTCATTGAGTTTCTCCTCAAGTTCATCAATTCTAACATAAAGATCTTCAATTAGCGAAGTAAGGTTGTAGAAGTTGACTTTACCAACCTCATAGTATCCATTATCTGCTGTAACTTCACTGAAGATTTGTCTCCATTGTGGTGTTCTTTCAGTCATTACAAGTGCCCATAGTTTTGTTGATAATAAAGAAATCTTTGCATTGATGGTTTAACATTTAAACTTTCACAACATCTCAAATATGAAATGAATTCATACCAAGGTGCTGTAGGATCTGTGTCACTCATTATTTCAACCTTTGAGATTCTAAACCTGTTACTTCTACTCCTCTGGAGATCATTTTCATCATTGCTTGTTGGGCAGTTTGTAATTCAAAATAAACTGCCCATTTTTGCTCATCCATGTATTTGTAACCTACTTTAGAAAATTCAACAGGAGATTTCATCAATCGTCGTAAATTTTACATTCAAGTGCATTTGGATTTGCATCACAATACAATTCTAGTGGAGTTGGATCATGAGTATCATCTGGATGATTCAACTTATATGCTTCAAGTTGTTCCAGTTCAGACTCAATGTGACGGCGACGTTGTGCAGAAATGTTAGGATTCTCCAGTTCATCCTTGTCCATTTCAATGTGTTTGTTGATATTTTCCATTGTTTGTATCGACATAATACTTATTTATTAAAAAACATACCAAAATTGCCACTATCTCCCTTTTTTCTAGACTCAAGTTTATCTAGAATATCATCAGTTGATCTGAGAGTTTCAATTTCAAAAATTAGTTTTGATAGTGTTGTGCATATTATAGGACGTTCTTGTCTTGCTGCAAATGCAAGAGCATTTCTGAGAGATGCTTCTGCTTCTTTCAAAGAATCATCTACAGTTTTACTAATTGCCATTTCAATTTCTCCAGTTTTTAATTTCTTCTTGAATGATGAGTTTCAGTTCTTCATCTGACATTTCATTCATCCATGACCACATTGGATCTTCTCGATCCCAATCAAAAGTAAATGATCCATCATCATTCAATGTTATCTTTAGACTGTTTTTCACGCTTTCTGACTGATTTTAGTGATTTAAGTTCAATTTTGATATTTTGATATGCTGTTTCAGCATCAATCTTACCACCAAGTTCCATGGCGCAAATCATATCGACTCTTGTCCCAAAATGTGCAAGTGCTCTTTCAAAATTGTCTAGATCTTCATACATACTGATTACAGGATTAACTTCATTATACAGAATATCTATACGTGAATCAAGTGAGTTTTCAAGACGATACAATTCATTGGTTGTTCCAACATTTTCCTCCTCAAGAATTTCTACTCTCCTTTCAAGTTGTGTTAATTTATTTCTCCAGAGAGATTTCCATTTTATCATAGCACTTTAAATCCAATAGGTCAAGTTGTTTTGTTTGATATCTTATACTGATTCTTCCTAAGTTTTAATGACTTAATATACTTTTGCCTGTGTTCCTCACATTGAAAGTAACATGTCTTTTCATTTCCATGATCATTAAATACCAACTTCCATGTCATTGATGGATATGGAAACTTATCTTCTTTTGCTTTTCTAGTCATTTTCAAGGTCCTTTAAATAATCAATCCACCATTGAGGATCTTTGGTTTTTTTCCAATTAGGAACTTCCATTCCTTTCTCAGAATAATATTCAAACAGAGCACTATCTATAATCTGTGCGGTCTCCATATTCTTCTTCCTCCTCATCAACGTCAGCATATGGATTTTCCACATAGGGTCCTCTTCTTCGTAAAGGTTCTTTTCTGACATAGGACTGTTCTTGATTGACTGCAGCAATCCATACACTGAGTTTCATTATAATCCATATGATTGCTATTGGAAAAAAACAGGAAAGAAGAATTAATGTTTTCATCCGTCCAACTCCCAACACTTGTTAAATCTATCTCTTAATTGATTTAGTTTAACTTTTTCTTGATATTCTAAAATGTAACCATTTATTAACTTTTCTTGTTCAGTAAGTGAAATACGATGTCTGAGTTTAATGTCAATCAAATGAACCATATCCATGTAGAATTCATTTCCTTTTGCAATAAACTCATCGTAGTTCATATGATCTCTCTATTTTGAAAATATTGAAGAGTTTCTTTTAGACTTCCAATATGCTCATGATTGATTGTAATCTGAGGATATTCTGCATCTTTACCAAACTCTGCACGAAACTGACGATCACTAAAGTGAACACCAAGTTCATATTCAAGATATTCTCCACCTAAACTCTTGAGTAACATACGAATTCTCTCACATTCCTGACTACCGTCAGTATAAAGAATTGCACTAATCTTTTTATCAGTCACGTTGCCTCCAATCATCTGGTCTTTCTTGACTAAACCATTCAGCAATTTCATCTGCAGATTTGAAACCAGTTTTATGGTTAGATGGATCTGGATCTCCCAGACCCATCTTATTCATAAAATCATCCAAATCTCCCTCAACCATATCAGGATTAGATGCAGTTCTCCTTGCTTTATTCAACCATTCTCTTGCAGTTGTATTTGACTTGGCAAGTTTTTCTGCCCAAATCATTTCATCTAGAGAAACTTCTTCTTGATTTACAATTTTATTACAAATTGCTTCAAGTTGAAGTCTATATTTCGTGGATAACATAATTCTTCTCTTGTTAAATTTATTTATTTTGATATTCTTTCATAATTTCTTCTGCCATTTTAATTGATCTCCTCCAAATAATATATTTGACAATTGGATTCTTTGGATTGTTTAAAATCCACCAAATATGCTTTTTAAAGTAGAAACTAATTATCTTACTGGTGTAAGTTACAAAAGATGCTACACTATTATCAGTAACAATTAAGTAAAGAAATATACTAAAAGTAAAATAACAAAAATAAATGTAATTGCTATTCATCTGTTCCCCCATATAATCCGACTTCTTCCTCATCAATATTGTAAAGATATTCCAATACTTCTTTTCTCAAATCCATCAATTCTTGAAAACATCCTTGAGAGTATGCACATTGCCTAAGTTCAGAGTCTGGTTTTAACACGCTTTCAATGAAAAGTGCTCTTGCAAGAGATTTCTTTTGTTTTTTGTCCATGTTGGAAATCATCCTTTAGATTTGGATTTGAGTTGTTTTTTGATGTAAGAAACTGCCGATGGATAATTCTTAGCAGTATGCCACTGCTTACCATTATGTAGGATAATGAACTTTTTTGATCCACCGATACTTAATGCAACCCATTCTCCATTTTTGGTAATGTATCCGTTAGGATACCCAGGAATAGGATCCAAAAGAGTTTCGTTTTGAACGTGCCAACCATCCATATCAATAAACAATAGTAGAGGACATTACCCGTGCATTTGGGTATTGAGAAAGAGCAACGCGAATCGCTTCATCACGATTTCGAGCATAACACTCCACGTAAAAGGTTTGACCGCTAACCATGCACATGACACGATGCCTCATGATTCAAATCCTCACTTGTTGATTGTAGAGATGATGGGTTCGCCATGGACAAAGATGGTATCAGACACTGCCTGAACCCTCCTTGCTGTCCCGATCCCAGTGTTATTATACACCGGAACATGGACGAAACCATAGGGTTTTACAAATTCTTCACTTTTGTCTGGAGTCAAGGAACCTTCTGAGAGGCGCCTAGAATCGTCTGGATGAAGGCGGATTACCCTACCAATGGTTTGTGCCATGGCAATGTAATCAAGGTTCCTCATGAGGATACAGGATGTCAATCCAGGGCAATCAATACCCTCTGAAAGAATACTGTAATGAAGAACAACAAACTTCCTACCGTTTTCTTTGCCATAAGACTTCAATGTATCGAAGAATACATCACGATCTACTTTATTTCCATTGATAAATGCGCCATACTTTGCAGTAATCCAGAACAAATCATATCCAAAAGACTGAATCTCTTTCATGAAATCAGTCTCTGCAAGCATACGAATCAAAACCTTAGTATTTGGTGCTGCTACAAGAACCTTATCCATATTGTCTTCATTGACAATTGTATCAAGAAGAGTCATACAATCACGTTCTGCACCGAACTCCTTGTCCCTAACAGAATTGATGGTATGAGTCTTAATCTTTGGCGAAACAATATGTCCCTTAGAAACCATCTCTGGTGCAGATACATTCACAATAATCTGACCATAAACATCACTACGATTCATTCCTGGTTTATTTGCCTTCAAAGAATACTTTGGTGTTGCAGTGTATGAATAGAAACGATCACAAGACTTGGAAAGTTGCTCAACTGCAGGAAAGAAATTCTTCTGGATAGAATTATGTGCTTCATCAATATGTGCAGTATCTACCTTGATACCAGACTCAATAATACGATGAAGAGAATGATATGTGGTAAAGATCAGTTTATGACCTTCTGTTTTATCAAACCAGTTCTTGATTACTTTTGGATTTGTTGAAGACTTATGCTTAGTCTCTCCACTATGGCAATGAAATACCGAAGCATTGGTAATAAACTCCAAATACTCATTAGAAAGTTGATTTGCAAGCATCAACCTAGGAGCAACCACAACAACAGTTTGTGATTCTTCCTTCTTGAACTCACGAATAGTGTCATAAACACCAATAAGAGTCTTACCTGCACCAGTCACAGCGCAAATGATTCCCTTATGGTAGACAGTCATTTTATTGGTAGCATCAGTCTGATGATCACGGAGAATCATGGTGGTAATTGGATCAACTGAAGACATTATAGCAATAAAAAAGGATACCGTGTGGTATCCTGTGACACTTATTAAACTGTCTTAAAGCTATTATTTCTCTTCAACCGGGACAAACCTAGTCTATAGAGGTTTTAACGATCTGTCAAGTCTTATGATAGTGGGATGATTGCACTACCAATTCCAGCAACATTTATGATAAGATCAGTTCCATCTAGAATGAAATCAATCTGTGAAAAGACATTTGATGGATCTGGTGTTGCAATGTTAAAGGTAAGACCACCATCAGTGCTTTGGTCATAATATGAGAATGAAAGATTATTATCATTTCCATTATCAATTCCACTAGAATATAGTGAATAACCTGCAGTTACAAACGAATTAGCATTTACTGTTCCTCCAGTGCTAACAGTTCCAGGAGTTGAGAGAGTTATGCTGGTTCCAGTAATGTCTCCATAAGAATTAGCACTAACTTGATTGAAGTTTGCTGTTCCTGTTGATGCAGTTATTGATCCTCCAATCAAAGTAATATCTGTTCCTACAATTGATCCAAAAGAATTGCAATCAATGTTTGCAGCAGTTAAAGTTCCTTGAATATCAGCATCATTTAATACTGTTAATTCAGTGGCAGAAATAGAATTGTTTACAGAAAGTGCATCTGCGAAAACACTTCCACCAAGTTCTAAACCTCCAGATGCTTTGATGTTCCCTAAGGAACTAATTCCAACACCATCTTGAGTTTGAGGATCATTACCAACTTGCAAATCATATGCAATTGGAATAGAATCACCAGAAACTGCTAATTTCTTCTTAATTATAGAATTATTATTTGTAGTTGAGTCTCCAGTGATTATTTCATTAAATGATGAAACTCCGAAGAAGTCTGCATTTCCATTTACACTTAATAATGTATTTGGATTAGTGTCATTTAATCCCAAATATCCATTATTTGTTACCGTAAATATCTCAGAAAGTGCTGGATTGAAGATTTTAAGTGATCCAGAACCTGCACCACCTGGATTTAAATAGAAATTAATATCGCCATTACTATAGTTGATTATATCTAGAGATGTATCATTACTATCTGGGAATGAACCATCAGTGCTTCCATATCTCAATTGAGCATTATTAGATGTCTTATTTTCCAATCTACCAAAAGTAATAGTAGATTGATTTGTTCCGTCACTGGTTAATTGAAGTGAAGACTCTCCATTCTTTCTAATGTGAAGTTGTGAATTTGGAGTATCTGTTCCCAAACCAAACTGATTATCAACAATAAGAGTATCAGTTATTGTTGATACTCCAGAAGTTGAATATTGACTATTGATAGAATTTACACTTACATCTGCTGTTGGTTCAATATCACTAGCTACAGATGCAGTTCCAGATAAATCTCCTACAAAAGTTGTTGCTTTGAAAGAACTTGCGGTAACTATTCCTGTATAGTATCCATTTCCTTGAACATATAGTTTAGATGATGGTAAATTTGTTCCTATACCAACGTTCTGTTCTTTAGATAATACAAGTAATGGTATTTCTGGGAAGTCTTGACTAAATTGCTCTCTTACATTAAAATTGAGATCACAGTTATCAATATCTAAAGTAGTGTTTATTAACGCCCCTAGGACACTTGTTCCATTATTTGCATATCTAACATCAAATCCTATTCCAGATCTTTTACTGTCTCCAGTAATATCACTAGTATTTTCAATTCCATCAAAAGCATTGATAATGATGTGTCCATCATTCAACCTCAGTGTTGAACCTATTGCAACATCTCCATTGACTTCAAATTTAAAGTCTGATGTATCAGTTCCTATTCCAACACTAGATGTTGTTGATATAAATGAACCACCAGAAGTTACATGCCATCCATCAACTGCAATTGCAAATATATCAGTCAATCCAAGAGCACTTCCTTCAAATCTAGTTGCTGTAAGAACACCAACAACTGTTCCACCCTCAGTAGAATCAATGTATCTTGTAGTAATTTGATCAGATATTACTTCATTTGTTATTGTTGCTCCACTTACCTGAGCATTTCCATAAACATCTAATAATTGTGTTGGAATTGATGTTCCAATTCCAACCAATCCATTGTTATTGATAACAAAATTATCATTATCTACCTGAACACCATTCCTAAAATTGAATGATTTGTTAAAATTTGCCATTTTTTATGGTTTTTAGTTATTTATTATGAAATTCTAATTAAGTAGATCATTCCCATGTATGGAGGTAAATTCTTACCAGTTCCATTTTGCCCTTCTTGAGAAGTGACATAACTGTGAGAATGACTTGTGCTATTTTCTTGTGTAATGAATGGATGCTGGTGTTTAGTTGTGTTTGGACCAGTAGTGAATGGGTGTTGGTGTTTATTTGAAGCACCACCAGTTCCAAATGAATTTGGTCCTGAAGTATTGTTTAGATTTCCAAATCTATAATACCACCAATAATAATAACTATTTGCAGTGTATGGTATATCATGAGTATGATCTGGAGTATCATCATCTGTAGTTCCTTGGTGAATGTGGTCAACATTGTTGAATCCACTAACTCCTTGGTGAGTATGTTTTTCACTTTCTGCCGAAGTATTTCCATTATGACTGTGCTGAACAAGAACTGCATCTGCACTTCCTCCAGTTTGACCAATTGTATAATTGCTTCCAGTTCCAACAACAAATCTATTTGTCATGTTGGGTAGTCTAAATCTTGTTCCAACATTTGCACCATATGGGAAAGTGGTCCCATTATTGGTTAGAATGTTATAACAATCAGTATAATCTGCAATTTCTAATAATGCTCCATTACATACTCTCCAGTTATCTGGGAAGTTTGATAATGAACCAGGCCACAATAATATTCCACCAATTGGATTGATGTTTGGTGCTACAAGATAGTTTGCACTTATTCTACCTTCACTTTGACTTGACTTAGTTAAGTCTAAGTTTCCATATATGTCTACTCCAGTGGTTGTAGTCTCAAGTTTCTTAGAATTATTATGATATACTTCAATGCCAGCATCTGGAATTGCTTTTAAGATTGGTTCATATGATGCAAGAGGACCTTTTCCAATCAAAATTCCATTTGGACCATTAGAAAGTATTCTAAGATCCCCAGAACCAGAATCTTCAATTATGGAATTGGATCCATTATGATATATCTTTAGATCACTGTCATTTCCAATAAAAATACCTTTATCATCATTAATGGTTAAATCTCCACCAATATTCAAATTACTACCAACAGATAATTCACCTCCAATAATACCACTACCAAAGACATCTAGTGCATTTGAACTTGTATCTTTGATTCTGACATTTTTACTGAAAATAGAAGTATCTTTGAATCTAGTTTGTTTGTTGAATGTTACTGGACCATCAAATTGAGATAGAACCGTTCCAGACTCTCCACCTTCAACAACTAACCTTTCTTTTACTGTAAGTTCATCAAATAGAGCACTTGATTTGGATGGACTATCACCAGTAATAGTTGGTTTTGGAATATCATATGATGTAATTTGACCAGATGAAGATGATGTCTTAGTGTTTCCATTGAAGAAATCACCTTGATTATTCATTCCAGTATATACTACAATTCCACCAGATCTTTCTTGAGACTGAACTAAGAAACTTTCTCTTTCAGAAAGTGACTTAAATTGAACTTGTGGAAGTGAAGTTGAATAATTTCCTGGACCATAACCAAGATATTCAAATGTATGTCCAGAAGCACGAAGAATAGAAGGTCTACGGAATTCTACTGCAATTGGTTTTATCTTTTTAATCAATGAATCTGCAGGATGTGATTGTTTTCTTGTCCCTAAAGATCCACGAATTACAGTCAATTGAGTGGTGTTTGCAGATGAAACAACTCTCATAATTTCATCCCTAATTTGGATATATGTTCCAATTGGGAATCTATTGTTTACTCCACCACCAGTTGTAAGTTCGGATATTGAAAGTATATTTGAAGTTACTGAGTCGTTAATTGCAGAAGATAATCTTAATGCATCATTTCCATATAGTGTAAAGTGTCTTGCTGCAATATTTTCCTCTCTAATATCAGATATTCCTTGGTTTGATGAGTAACCGTGCTTCAATACATATCCATTAACCAGTGATAGATCTTGTGATACTACTGTAAATTGAGTTACACTAAGTCTATCTTTAACTAAGTAATCTCCAAGATTATTTGAAGATGAATCAGTCAATCTAATTTTATTTCCAGAAACTAATCCATGTGGAGTAGATGTGGTAATCGTAATAAGATTATTAGAATATGACTTTGAAGAAATTTGAGAAGATGGTCCAACAACAAGAGCATATTGACCAACAACTGGTGTTGGATCACCAGCAGTTTTTGCAATGGAAACTTTTTGACTGCTAACAAGAGATGTTATTCTATAATAACCATCTTCTTGATTTCCATCTCCTGTTATTTGAACAACGTCACCAATAAATCTAGATAAACCGTTTGAGGTTATAGTGTAAGTTCCGTTATTTCCAGATCCAATTACAGAGGTATCAAAATAAAGAACATCCGATACTGAATAATCTGATCCGGAAGAAACTATATTTACGGAGGAAATATTGCCACCAGCAGCAACAGTAACATTTGCCGTAGCACCATTCCAAACAGTAAGTCCAGAATTTGAATATAATTTTACATCATAATATGTTCCTGGCGTAAATCCAGATGATGAACCAATAGCACCCTCAACAACACCTGCAAATTCATGCTGTCTATCAAATTTTATATCTGCAGAGGATCCAGAATCAGTTACACTAATAATTTCTTTTCCTAATCCAAATGATTTAGTAAATTTATCAATACTTTCTCTTGTTGTGCTTCTCTTAAGATCATTTGTAACTACATCTCCAATTGGAGATCTTAGTGCAAATGTGGTTGATGCAGGTGGATTAGAGTCAAAATTATCTCTATCAAGTTGTGGATACAGATCAGTTGTGTTTTGAGAATATTTTAGACCTGTAAATTCTTCTGTTATTGTATTGCTAGCATTTAAAAGATATAAGTGGTATATTCCATCTTGTGATCCTTCGATGTAGTTTGAGATAACTTCATTTCTATAGATGTAAAGATTTGATTGCAAATCACTTCTCTCATATCTTGGAAGAAGACCAATTTCAGATGGAGTTGATCTTAAATTTATGTCATTGGTGCTTTCTAATCCTACAACATGAACATTTCCAAAGATATCTGTAGTTTTATATTCAAACTCATAATCTGATGATGATGTCACAAAGAATTTTCCATTATATCCAATATTAAAATCACCATCAACATTAATCGAATCAGTAATATTTCTGATAACTACAATATCACCAACATTTAGATTATTTTTGGTGCAGGTTTCTACAGTAATTGTTTCGGCAGAATCAAAACTAGTTCTTCTTATGAATTTTTGATTTCTCTTATATTCATAATCAGTGCTATCAATAGTTGTTAATGTGAAATCTCCACTTCTAGCACCGGTAGATCCAGATTCTTGCAATATAAATCCTTCTTCAGGATCTTTTGCTCCTGATAACTCTTTTGGTATTACAACTCTTAATTTGTATAACTTTTCATCCAAACTTCTATCATCAACTACTCTCTTTACATATGCTAAATCTGTAAAGATATCTAAAGTCGATTGATTTGCTACTAAGTATGGATATATTGTATTTGAGGAATCTACATTAATATACCAATTTTCATTGGCAGCATCATATTGAATTGGAGACCCAAGTTCACCAGAAATTCTGTCTGATACTCTACTATAAACAACTAATGAACTGCCACCAGAAATATCAAGACTTTCCTCATTCAAAGCATTGGTGAATGAAGTTGCCAATTTAATTTTGTTGGCATTTATTCTAATTGCATAATAAACAATATGTGGAGTTACATTTTCAGGCAAATCTCCAATACTGCTGTTTATAATTATTTTTTCTCCAGTAGAAAGATTGTGAGCACCAATACTCAAAACAGAAGCACTGTTTACATTTCCTACAGTATAAACTTTAGATGATGAAGATCCATCATCCATGTAAATACTTGCATTAAGTTCAGAACCATTGAGTTTTACATATAGTTTATCATCATTTCTTGCTCCAATCCTATATCCTTGAGAGATATGTGAAGGAACATCATCAACCAGAGTAAATCCATACAGATATAATCTAGTTGGATCGGCAACACTTACAGTCTTTGTTACATCAATTGATAACCATTCAATATCTTCTTCTACATTGACATCAACTTCTCTTGGTGGAATTACTGAAGTGATGAAACCTTTATCATCTTTATCAAATGCTTCAGATTTAAATCCTTCTGAACTTAATGAAATTTGACCGAAGTTTGAATTGGAGTTTGTTATTGAAGCATCGCCACCAGATTGAATATCAAAATGCTTATTAAATCCAATAGCAAAAACAGATACTATTTGTATAAATGCATCATTTGAAACTTTAATATGACTGGTTTCCCAACCATTTCTATAAATTGCAGATTGATCTAAGTGATATATTTTTCCAGTATCAGTTTGTGATGCTTCTAATGGCAATGATGCGCCATAAACAGTTGTAAAGTTTACACCTTCATATGATCTAGAAACTGGATCATACTTTACAAATGCTCTATCATCTTTTTGAAGTGAAACAGCGGTAAACTGTGCCACAACCATTGAACGGAAACCAGATGCTTTGCTACCATCTGCGTGCATTCCATTCATACCCCAAACTGATCTCAATGAGCAGTTGAAAATATATGGAGATGCTCCAGATACAGTATCAGTTTCTACTGTTACTGTAGATCCAGAAGAACTTGGACTTGCATTTAAATTGATTGGATATGATGGTAGTAAATATGTAAATGTAAAGTCATCAATTACACTTTGAACACTTGTTGAAACATTATAATTCTGAACACCAACACCTCTAATCTTAATTGGAGTTCCTACATTTAAATCATGTGCAATTGAAGTTCTTACAGTAATTAGATTGGATGCAGTTATACCATTTCCAGAGAAAATACTCTCAATTGCTACTGGATCTGTTGCAAATGCACCAACAATTTGCCATTCTGGATCTCTCTTTGCAAAACTAGTTAGACTATTTGGAAACTTCTCTGATGAAGGAATTTCTCTAAATGTATTAAAAGCATTCGATAATTTGCTATAATACATATCCAGATCAGTGAGATTATACCTGGAATCAATGTTTACACCATCTGCATATTCAAAGCATGATAGTTTGTGGTGTGAAAATCTTGGAGTTGATTTGTATGCAGAACTAAAGAATGTTGGATGAGTATATACTAAATCGCTATCATCACCATCAAAGAATGAGAATTGCCAGAAGTAACAAGCACCAGTTACCCTGAATATTGATGATTTTTGTGCGAATGGATCTGTTGGGTTTGGAACATACTTTGGTCTTATCTTTGTCTTTCTTAGATCTAAACCAACAATAGAAGTTCCTCTTGGAATTATTACTCCACCATTGATACTATTGAATTTGTAGAGTATATTATCTTCTTGAGATAGATCAAATACACTATCTAATTCCAAAGAAAGTGTAGAAAGTGCGGGAGAACCTACTCCTCCCGATGGTGGAACAGAATATGCAATTCCATTGTTGTCATATATTGCATATCCAGGTCTATTATCTATAACGTGTTCTGCAGGAAATACTAGAATTGTAGTTTTTTCTACTAGATCGTTTCCACTACCACTGATATATGAAAATCTTGCTGATTCTAATAATGCTCTTTGAATTGTCTTAAACGGTTGAGCAAGAGAATTACCTGTATTTGTAATTGAATCGCTAGAATCCAAATCATTTGGATTTACATATAAAATACGGCCATCAGTGTTCTTAATGAAGTTTTGTAACTTATTCAGTGGCATGGTATTAGAACATCTACTTTTTTTCTATGATTTATTTATCCCATAAAATCTTCCTCATCATAATAATATGCTAAATCATCAGGCAAAATATCTGGATTCAATATCTCTATGGGATCAAAGTATGGATGGCAACTTTCCATAATTAAATAGTTTGATCCTTTATAAACATCATCAATTTGATATTTTCTATTACTACTGGCAGATAAAACTAATTCTTTATCATAAAGATGTCCATCAGGATATTCATCAAAAGTAAAAGGAACATCATTTAAAAAATACATCTTTACGATGATCCTTTCATTGTCATACCAACAATTCTTAGCGCATATGGTATAAGACATAACATTTTCTGTTTAGTCTTATTTATTTTAGTAATGCGAGTAGGGAGACTTGAACTCCCACGGGATTGCTCCCAACAGATTTTAAGTCTGGTGCGTCTACCGATTCCGCCACACTCGCTTGATGGTATTATGCTTTGAATGCTAATAAAAGCATTACAACCTGAATACCAAGTAGGAACGGAGAGACTTGAACTCTCACGGGCAATTGCCCAACAGATTTTAAGTCTGGTGCGTCTACCGATTCCGCCACGCTCCCATTTGTTTGGTAGGACTGGAGGGAATTGAACCCTCTTCACACCGTTATAAGCAGTGGGCCTTAACCAATAGGCGACAGTCCCATTTGGTAGGAATACTGGGAGTTGAACCCAGACTAACCCGTTATAAGCAGGCCGCTCTAACCATTAAGCTATATTCCCTTAAAAGTTACTCAACAATCATAAGACATAAACCTCAGATTGTCAAGTGATTGTATCAGACCTCGTAAGTTGGTGGATGATACTTGAGATACTCAAGGAAAGTCATTTTCATTTCCTTATGAGTCATTCCACAGTGCCTTGCCGCTGTGGGTAGATTCATTGTAGCATAGAATAATGCCTTGTTTGCTTCTTCTACATTTTCTGGTGTGGTTTTCACACGATGTTCAATCAAAGAATTTTGATCAACTTTTTTGAAAATCATAGTGGACTTGAATAGGAAATTGAGTTTTCATCCAATGTTTCTCGGACAAATTGTAGCACGTTCATGAACTGATCGACGGTTTCGCAGGACACTTCCTTTTCTGACCCTTCACTCGAATACAAATACACCTTTTTCCTAATAGGATCAAGGACGCATCGAGTCAGATACTCTTCAGTCATTTGGTTGCCGATTGATTACCATGTAATGGTAGCACGCGCCACCTGGGTTGTCAAGCAAAAAAAATCAATTTTCTGGAGACGTTGGCTTTTCTGCTGGTAGACTATTTAAATAATCTCTTAATTCATATGGATCAAGAGTTAAATTGTTCAATACATCTTCAATAGTATCATGTCGGATCATATTTTGAAGAATCGCATCTTTAAAAGTAATATTAAAGAACTGATTGAATGCTGCATTAATATCAGCGTCACCATCACTAACTTCAAGATAAGATTTTACCGTTTCTTTAGAAATATTAAATCTACTTAATAAAGAATTTAAACTTCCATTATAAGAATCTTTTAATTTATCTGAAATTTTCTCTACAAAATCATTAGTATTCAAATTCAATATTTTTCCAATTTTTTCCTCAAAACTCAGTTCTGCAAGAGATTTAATACCATCTTTTAATTTTTGTTCCCATTGAGTCCCATCCCAAATAATTTCATGATTACTATCTATTGGATCATGCGGACATAAATTTGTATATCCATCCATATTGCAACATGGATTGTCATTATTTACGATATTTTTCGTATCTATACAGTAATAACATCCTCTTTTATCTACAACAACTTCCCAATATTCTTCTAATGGATTAAATACTGCAATACATCCATCAGAAAATTTTGGAGGTTCTAATGTAGTAGATCCTGGGGGCATAATATAATTTTGAGGATCATCAGGGTCTGCCTGGGCATAATCTTCCCCAAGGTAGAAATAATATTGCTGATCATATCTGTATATTTTCATATTTTTTAATTTATTCTAGAACATATTTATGAACTTTTATTCATACTTAATACAAGGAAGTAAAGCTAAATATGGTGGAATGTTGGGGTGTGCTTGACTATTGCCTGCATTGCCAGTGTTTCCAGTAATGTTAATTGCCACGTTTGCATTTGAGGTTAGATTCAATGAGTGATTGTGTTCTCCAGTGCCTCCAGTAGTAAATCCGCCGGTCAAAAAAGCGTTCCAGCAAGCTCTATTATCACCTTGTTTATTTCCAGCAGTATTTGGTCTTGCATAATTATGAGAGTGCCCTCCTCCAGTTAGAGTATAATTTGCATTTGAAGTTATATTTGCATCACTAGTAATATTTACTAAGGGGTGTGCGTGTTGTGGAATCTGATTTACGGTAAGTGTTACATTTTCAGATCCACCAGTATCTCCAACATCATATGTTCCACCAGGACCTTTACCTGCAATAAATCTTCTTTCTAAGTTAGGAAGTCTAAATTGAGATGCTGATTCTCCCCCAGTATTAAATCTTGTAGAAATAACTGAGAATAGATTAGCATAAATTCCACCATTAGAGAATACTGAACCATTACAAACAAGATATCCACTTGGAGCTGCAATTCCAGCAAACCATATTACAGTTCCAATGGGAACTCCAAGACCACTAAGATCAATTGTTTCAGTAATAACTGAAGTTACTAGTCCCTTTTCATTTACGGTTATTTTAGGAACTGTAGTAGAACTTCCAAATGTTCCAGTGGTAGAATTGACAGTTGCTAATGTTCCTGCTGCAGATACATTAGCAGACCCATCAAAATTGACATTCCAAGCCAAATCTCCAGTTATTGCAATATTTCTTGCATTTGTTAGTTTATCTGCTGATTGTGCGGCTCCGGTAACTGTTCCTATAAATGTATTTGCATAAACTTTATCCCATTTAAGACCTGTGGAACCAAGATCCATGGTCCCATTTTGATTTCCTGGGTATAATCCAGCTTGAGTTAGAGTTAAATATCTTTGCGTTGCATTATCAAGTGGAATAGCAGTTCCAGCTGCAACATTAGCAATCAAATAGAAAGACATTTGTGGATTTGATGTAGCATCCACGTTAACACTTATTCTTGCAGAATTTCCACTTCTATCTGGAGTCAATCTGGTATGATTAAAGCAAAGATTTGCATTTCCTCCACCATCATTTGTTGCCAATGATGTTTCTCCACTACCTCTTCCGGACGCAATAATACCACTAGCATATAAATCATTTTTAGATGCATCCCAATTTAAACTACCATCTACAAGAATATCATCATAATCTCCAGAAACTCCATTTTTAAGTAAGGCAGGTTGATAAATTGATCCGGCAGTATTTGATGCTCCCGAAACAAGTATTTTATCAGCTTTATCTGCAGTTCCACTAACTGCTCCATCAAAAGTAGTTGCATATATTGTTCTCCACTTCTTAGTTCCAGTTCCTATGTCGATTGCATTGGTAGTTTTTGGAACTATATTTCCTGTAAATGAGGATCTTATTATAATATCAGTATTAGAATTTGCTCCAAGTGTGGAACCACCATTTACAGTTAAATTAGCATTTACAAGAACCTCTTTTATTGTCAATTTGCCCGCATTTGGATTGAATGAAATATCACCATCCGTAAATAATCCATTGTATTCTCCTACATTATTATTATCATCTACAAATGTGGGATAAAATGTGGCATTATCATTTTTAGTTATTGTTTTTATTAAATCTGCTTGAGATGCTGTTCCACTAAATGAACCATTAAATGTATTTGCAAATATGGTTCCAAATCTATTTCCTGCTGCACCAATATTAATGCTATCTGATCTTGGTAGTAGAGTAGTATTTGCTTTTGCATTGAAGTTTAAATTATCATCACCATTACTTCCAAGGAATATATTTCCATTTACTCTCAGAATATTGCCTATAGTTGCATTGCTAGTGGTTAAAAGATTTGTGCCAGGATTATATGATATTCCACCGTCAGTATATACGATTCTAGCTGCTCTAGTGCTACTATTTGTATCTACAAAAGTTAAAAAGTAAGAAGCATTTGTGTTAATGGATGCAGTTTCAATTTCTTTTGCCTTATCTGCTGTTCCATTGAACGAACCATCAAAAGTAGTTGCATATACTGTTTTCCATCTTTTAGTAGATTCTCCAATATCGTAAGTATTATTTGCATCTGGAAGAACATTAGTGTCAATTGTTCCCGTAAGTGATAGGCTAGTAGATACATCTAGATTTGTGATTCCCGCATTTGTTACTGTTAATTTATTACCGTTTGGGTTATAGCTAATACTAGCATCGGTATAAAAACTATTTAAAGATGCAGTAGAGGCATTATCGTCTACAAAAGTTAAATAGAAAGAAGTATTTGACTGATTTCTAACAGTAAGTAATTTTTCTGCACCATCTGCTGTTCCAGTTACAGAACCATCAAAAGTATCAGCATAAACTGTTCCCCATCTTTGACTATTAGTTCCAAGATCAATTTTTGCCTCTGATGTTCTGGTAAATGTTGTAGAATTAAGACTAACACCAGAATCATAAGTAATAGGATTATCTTTTACATTTGAGATATTTTTATTTCTAACCCTAACTGTAAATGCTCCATTTCCCCCATCAGATGTTAATTGAACTTTTGTTGCCCCTTGATTATCTACAGCATATTTTTCAGCACCATTGTAATAACATCCTGCTCTTATTGTTATATCTCCACCACCATCATTGAAAGAAATTCTCTTGGTTGCATCTTCTAGAAGAATAGCTCCACTAGCCCCAGATAACCATAATGCACCCCTATCTAATTGTGTTGCACTAGGTGAAGATAGTCGTAAAACATTTAAATTTGGGTTATATTCAATACTGCCATCAGTATATAAATCCTCATCTGCACCTGGAGAATCATTATCACTATTTACAAATGTTAAGAACTGATATGCATTAGTTGAATTTTTCTGAGTCTTTATCTTATTTGCATTATCTGCTCTATTTACAGTAATATTTGCATCAGTTGCCCAATTTATTCCAGTTCCAGTAGAAACTAAAACCTGACCTGAAGAACCTGGATCACCATCAGTATCTAATAATTTTTTACTTGGTTTAAAATCTCCATTTATTGTAACAGTTCCAGCTGCACCTGCCGGTGTATCATCTGGTTCTATTACAATTGATTGTTGTCCTAATATTTTACCTTCATCTAAAGGTCCGGTTAGTTTAATTCCAGCACTATCTGTTTGAAGTCTTAAAAGATCATTAAAGTAAAAATCTACTGTAGAATTTCTGTTGAATACTGCAAATTTTTCATCACTAGTAGTTCCAAACTCCATTCCATAATCCTGTCCAGTTCCATTGAACTGGATATATCCCATATTCGTGGAATCAATAGTCTTCTGAATTCTAGTATAAGCAGATTGCCAATTACTTCCGTTACTATCTCTCTGTTCTATTACATCTAAGTATGATGTATTATTATTATCTGCTATAAATGAAGCTAATTTTTGATTATCTCCAGCATTTGATCCTAAAGAAACAGTTGGTTGAACTAATATACCTTCTCTTGGATTAACTTTAATTGATGTGCTACTGTATAAATCCTCATAAGATGCCAGTGGAGGATCAACTGCTGGAGAATTATTTTCTTCAACGAAAGAAATATAATAATATTTATTATCATCTGCAGTTTCTGATAGTATCGTATCTGCAGTTGCCGCATTTCCTACGGTAATATCATCTGGATTTCCCCATTTAATTACGTCTCCGGTAGATAGTAATACTTGATTATTGAGTCCTTTACTGTCAAAACCATCATACAGAGCACCATCTACACCAAGACTACCTCTAATATCTAAATTATATCTTGGACTATTTGAAGAAATGCCAATATTTCCATCAGTCTTTAAATATAACTGATCTGGATTATTTCTAGTTCCTCCATTAGCACTGACATCTGTTTCAATTGAAATATCCTTTGGAGTTCCAGAAGTAGCAGATGCAGTATCAAGTCTTACATAATCTGCAGTTGAAAAAATTCTAAAATTATCCCAAGAGTTTAGATTTGAATAATAGTCATTTGTAAAGAATTCAAATTGAGAATTTCCATTTCCATTTGGTATTACTCTTAATACCGTATGTTTATTAGTATTCAGATTTCTAAAAGTTGGACTTCCCTTCTGATTACCGTCTGCATCAGAAAATGCATAAAAATGAAGATCTCCAACTCTAATTCCAGCATCATCACCATACTTTCTTAAATCCAACTGTTTTGATACTACAGTTGTTCCTATACCAACATCACCATCACCTTTAAGTGACAGTATAGGTGTAGATTGACCAACAGTTGCATTATGAACATCAAAGTTCATGTAATTTTCATCTATGACATTTGAATTGAATGTCTTGATGAAGAAAGGTCTATTTACATTATCTTCTCTGTTTATTTCTATCACACCCTCTCTTTCGAAGGTTGGCATCGTATCAAATATTACGCCACCTTTTACATGAATAGCTTGTTGAGGTTCTGAAGTTCCTACTCCCAATCTCTCATCTACATATGCCTTTTGTTTAAAAGTTGCAATTCCAGTAATTAATAAGTCTCTTGTTTTTACAAATTCACTAAATTCACCGGTTCTTGCTTGCAGTTCATCATAAAATACATCATCCTTTACATATAAATCGCCACCAACATAAAGATCTCCACCAGTTGTAACAATTCCAGAATTCGTTGCTAAACTAACTTCATCTCCAACAAATAACTTTTTAGCAATTCCTACGCCACCAGGAGTATATAATGAACCATCATTGACACCGGTAGAATCACTATTATCATGAACAAAAACTTTATCTTTTATTTCTACTATACCCTCAGAATCTATTACTAAATTTCCTTGTCCTGTTAAAATTGATATAGTATTTGTGTCTAATTTGATATTGCCAATTGTTGTTATACCAGTGGCAGATATACTAGTAAAATCGGCAGGACCATCAAAATCTGCATAGTTAGATACTGATAGATCTTTTAATTGAGTATCTTGATATACTTCTAGTCTTCCTGTTGTTGTAAGTCCGGTTATTTTAACATCTTGTAAAAATGTTGCAATACCAGTTACATATAAATCATTAACATCTATACTTCCTTTAAATTTAGTAGCAGTTACAATTCCAGTAAATTCTGCAAATTTGCCTTCAATATTATCTAATGTTGAAGTATGATATACTGTCAGATCTCTAGATGTTGTTAGTCCAGATACTTTAAGATCTTTGGATGTAGTTACTCCAGTTACTTTTAAATTATCTATTGTCACTCCACCACTGAATTGAGATTCTCCCAAAACATCCAACAATTTATTTGGAGTTGTGCTACCAATACCAATTCTATCTACTACATCATCATAAACGAAATTATCTGCTCCGTCTACAACACCTGCAGAATTTCTATACTGAACAGACTTATAGAATCCACCTGCAGCTGCTGGAAGTGTAGATGAGTCTACCCACAAAACTCCTTGAACACCAGCAATATCACCTCTAGTAAGAACTTGACCTACAGTTCCAGGTTCTTCTTCAATATCAATAATTGCTCCTCTGAGCCTGGTATTCCCATAGACATCTAGAGTATATGTTGGATCATTGGTTCCAATACCAACATAATATTGTTCATTAACAGAAAATACTGTTCCCCCGGCACCAATATAAACTCTATCACCAGCAGTAAGTAAAGAATCTGCTACGTCATATGTTAACTTACTTGATGTTGAAAAATCATTAGAAGAATTAAACTGAATTTCTCCCTCGTTTCCGGGAGCAAATACAGTAATAGTTACTGCTGTTCCAGGATTTGTCATCCCGGTTCTATAACCTTCAGCAACTATAGCATTTCCCTTGATGATTAAATCTGTAGTGCTATTGGGTCCACCAACTAGTATGGTTTCATCAAATACACTAATTGAACCAGGAATTACTCCACCACCCCTTGGAATCCAGTATCTTTTTCCAGGAAAACCTTCAACAGAAATTATTTGAAACTGCGGTCCAGCAGGAATAATATCACCACTTCCCGATGGATCACCAAGGTTTGGTTCTGCATCTCCAAGTGTTAGATAAGTAAATCTATCATCTCGTAATTGACTTTGAGGAGTTCTTCTTGTTCTTCCCGATAAGTATCTTGGCATAATTATTATGTTGTGCTATTTTCTAGGATACTGCAAATAAATTCCATTTGAAGTGGGGCAACTTTGCCACCAGTTGAATAATTGTGAATAATTCCAGAAACAGTTCCAGAATTAGTAACAAAAGTCTTTGATACACCAACACCATCAGTAATGATAGATTCTACAATAAATGATTGTTGTGGTGAAGGAAATATGCTAGTTGTAAGTCCATAATTTCCTGGAGGACATGTAAACTCTAGTCCACTCATTGTTACATAATCATCCACAGCAAAATTATGTGGTGTTGTAGTTGTTACTGTAGTAACACCTGTCACATTATCATATTCGCAATTCTCTACATCAAGAATTCCATCTTGAAATCCTTCAATAACAATAGAGTCTGTTATAATTGCCGTTCTTTCTAATACCAATCTACCATCAATGATTACCAAAGAATCATTTGGTGGAATTTCAATATCTTTTATCACTCTTACGTTTCTGGTGTTACCAGCTGTTCTGGCAGAAGTGCTCTTTCTTCTGTGCGTAAAAGTTAATGTTGGATAAGTGTTTACTCCAACGTTTGCAACTTGTGCATATAGAACAATAGCAGAAACTCCAGTAGGAGTTGTATATACTGTTTGTTCTCCAGGAGCAACTGGAACAGCAACTGTTAAAAATTTATTAAGTGGTGCAACTGCCATATTTTTTTACCTTAATGCTAGTATTAGAGGGGTAACTTCAGCTTGTATTGCCTTACTAAAATCTCTTCCACGAATTGTTGATGTTGGTTGGTTAATTTGGAATCCCTCTCCAATATCAAAGTTTCCTTTTTGATCAGTGCTAGTAAATGGAACTTGTGCTCCATCTAAAGCAACAATCTCATTTTCCTTAATAGGAACAGCCCCTTGGAAAGGCGTTGAGTTATTTATATTAACACCCGTTCCAATATATTCAAATGAATGTGAACTTGTTAGGATCCTACTTATCCTCTTGAAAGAAACTCTTTCATTTCCAAATAATTCATAAGGAATAAATTCATTAAATGTTACTGTTGTAATTCCAACGCTAGTTCCTGATGTTCTGGTAGGTAAAGTTCCCAAATCAATGGCATCAGTAACTATTGCAAATAATGTATCAATAGAACTTTGGACATCTGCACAAGATGCTGGATCTTGGTTTGATCCAGTAACAGGATCTGCAATGATGGATAGATCAATGACTTGTTCAAAAGTATTGATAGTAGTATAAGATTGTTTAGTTACAACAACATTGTTTATAATTGACTTTGCAAGATCTCTAGCATTATTAAATGTCTCAATAGATTCTGCTTCTTCTCCAGCCAAATATGCATTATCGATATAAATTTTTCCAGCATCATATGCTTTATCATTTCCACCATATACTAAGTTATATGATATAGCATCTAAAACTAATTTCGTATCTTCAACACAACGATCATTTCCACCAGGAATAGTAAACGATGGATTATTAAATAGCATTCTATCAACTGCTTCAGTAGCAATAAAATCTATGTTTCTTCTTATTAAAGATATTGCATCAGCGTATCTACCTACTGCAGGAACTGGTTGTGTTGCAGAATCAACTGTATAATATATTGGTTGTGTTATTATTTCTGCCGAAGCTCCCACTGCAGCTCCACCATCAATAAAGACTTCAAGATTTTGAGATGGTAAATAATTTCTTCCACTATTTACAACATCTATTTCAACAATTGATCCTGTAATCTCATCAATTGTTGGACTCAATTCTGCAATAATTCCTTGTGGACCTTTTGGATCTTGTGTTAAATCGTCAGCATCTCTAATTATAACTGTTGGTGGAGCAGCAGGACTAAAACCAGAACCACCATTGGTAACTACAATTTCTTGTATTTGGAGCATTGGTGTTGTTAATATAGAGGATGGCAATCCTGATACATAAGACTGATTGACATCTCCATAATTTGTGAGATCTATTTCAAAGAAAATTGCTTGACCATCATATGGTCTTCTAACATTATTGTATATGTCAGAAATATTTTTGAAAGTGACAACATCACTGGCAGCATCAACTCCATCTGCAGTTCTTGATGGGGGATATCTTCCAACATTTGAAGTATATTCTGTTATACCTAAACCTACAGCATATAAACCATAGTTACCAAAAGATGAGTTGGAGTTTGTAAGATCGCATGATCCACCAGTATCTGCATAAATTCCAATATCAGAGTTAATTGTAAAAATAGAAACTAACTGAGCATATCCATTATTTGTGATCGATACTCCAATACCATTCTCATTATATTGAGTAAATGAGTCACAAACCATACATTTCAAATTATTTCCAATATTATTGATGGGATCAGTAACAGATGCATGATCACCATCAATTCTCATACCAATACTGCCACTCATAAAGTTTGTGCAGTTTCTTATATATGGACTTCTCCACCTACCACTTGGACCTTCAAGTGTTGGTCCAACTTCTATAAAACCAGTATTAGCAACTTTACTTGGATCTATTGGTGGAAATGCTATTGCTCCACATCCGGTATGATTTACAGTAATACTTGTTCCGGCAAAGTTTATATTTTCAATTAAACATCCTCTTCTAACATGGAAAACATCTAGATTTGGATTTAATGGAGTTACAGTAACCAATCTTAAATCTTGTCCTGTTACAGTAACATCATACCTCAATCCAATCGGATTATTCTCTACATATACTCCTGGTCTAATGACTATAGTATCCCCTGGTTCCGCAATCGCAGCAGCAGCACCTATAGTAGCTTTTGCATCTCCTTCCAGAAGTCCACTGTTAGCATCATCACCATCTTTGGTCACCCAGACAGTATTTTGAGTCTCTACTCCAGAAGGTCTCCACGAAACACCAGTTCCTACCGCAGATAATCTCCAATCTCTTTTAGTTTCTGCTCTAAAATCATTTATATCGACCAAATATGAATCTAATTCTAACTCTCCGACTATTCTTGCATTACCCCCAACATTCAAATTCTCTTCAATTCCAACACCACCCTCAGTTACTATAGAACCAGTGTCTTTATCTATAGAGGTAGCATTGCTATTTACAGTAAGAATTCCATCAATAGTGACATTTAGATCAAATTGAGCATCTCCTCCAACATTCAATGTGGATTGTAGTGTTGTTGCACCTAAAACATCTAATGTAGATTGTAGTGATGTTGCATCTATAACATTCAATGTGGATTGTAGATTTGTTGCACCTACAACATCTAATGTATCCTGAAGTGTTGTTGCTCCAAAAACATCTAGTGTATCCTGAAGTGTTGTTTCACCTACAACATCCAATGTGGATTGTAGATTTGTTGCACCTACAACATCTAATGTATCTTGTAATTCAGTAGCACCACCTACGGTAAGAGTTAAGTCTAATTCAGTATCTCCTTGTACATTAAAATTTGATTCGACAAGTCCATCTGAGGAAACACGAAGATTTCCCTCTACATCAAGTTTATATGCAGGATCACTTAAACCAATACCAACCCTATCATTAAATGCTACTGCTAAAGTTGGATTTGGGGATGCAAAAAGTGGATCAGCAGTATAAACTTCAAATGGATTTCCTGGAATAGAGCTATTAATTCCAACACTAGTATTTCTATAAACTGCTCCTCTACTATCCCACCCCCACAAATCTTGAGTCTCAATATCAACTATCCATGATGGTGCATCTGGATTAGATAGGGGAGTTAAAGTATCTGTTCCTATGCCAAGACTATTTACATTTTTAAAATTAAGAGCGGCGTAAGCTTGTGCTAACTGAGTAGTTGGCACATATGTTCCCTGATCTAAAATGTAAAAATATGCCATTCTTTTATACTATTATATCCTTATTTATAAATTGGATTTGAGATAATTTATGGATTAAAAATTGGAACTCCTTCATCAAGAATAAACATAAATGCAGTAGAAATTCCAGCTGGTCCATCTCCAGTAAAATCAGGTTCTCCTGGGGGTATATCACCAACTTGTGGAATCCATCTTATTCCACCAGCATCTCTTGAGAGTATATATGTCAATTTTCCAGGAGAATTTGCAGAGTCATATATTTGAGCATCAATTTTAACACTTCCGGCAACATCAAGTCTTTGCTCTGGAATATAACTACCTATACCTATACTTTCAGTGGTTACTATAACTCCATTTACGTCTAAAGGTTGTTTTGGTTGAGTGCTGGCAATACCAACTCTACCATCAGCAGTATCTATTCTGAATACTTCTCCACCGGTCTCCGGCCTACCAACATAAAATCTTTCAGTTACTGTTAATGTATCATAAAAATATGAAGGTCCAAAAAATCTTGAAGTTCCATAAACATCAAGATCATTTAAAGAAAGTTTATCATATTTGAAATAGTCAAATTTTAATTCACCATGAATTGTCACATTTTTATAGAAAATTACATCTCTATTAAAATGTGCCTCCTGACCATAAAATTCAGCATCAGAAGCTGGTGTTTTAAAATTTTGTGCGTCCCAAGTAGAGCTAACTATCATTTTTTTTTCTCCTATTAACCTACAATATCCCCAAGAATATCACCAATTGTTCCACCAGTGCTTCCTCCAATCAACCCCCCAACATCACCCAAAACACCACCAAAATCACCATCTAATACACCTTCAATAATATTTCCAGTGTCACTTCCCAACACTCCACTTACGGCATTAGTGACTGCACCTTGAATATCTCCGGATAAAACACCACCGGCAATATCCCCAACTACACCACCAAGTCCACCACCCAAAACACCACCTGCAATATCTCCGATAGCACCACCGATTCCACCTCCACCTAATAATCCACCTGCAACATCGCCAATAGCACCACCGATTCCACCTCCACCTAATAATCCACCAGCAACATCTCCGATGGCACCACCGATTCCACCTCCACCTAATAATCCACCAGCAACATTACCAATAGCACCACCAATTCCGCCACCACCTAATAATCCACCAGCAACATTACCAACTACACTACCAAGTCCACCTCCACCTAATAATCCACCAGCAACAGTGCCAAGAAGACCTCCACCAGGAATAACCTTATCAACTACATTATTGACAACATTGCTAACTATTCCTCCAGTAATGTTGTCAATGAAATCAATACCAATAAAACTTCCAGCAAATGCCAATTTCGTAAAATCTTTTCCGAGTTGAGATATTAAGTTTCCAGAACTTCCCTCAATGTCAACTCTTCCACCATCAAGCATAATTCTACCACCACCGGTAACCAAATTTATATTTCTTCCCGCTTTAAAATGTATATCTTTTTCAGCATCTATAAGTATGTCGGTGGCATGAATTCTAACCATGCCTTGAGATGCAGTAATAGATATATTTCCACTATTACCTACAATAACAATATCCTCTCTTCCCTGACGATTTTTAGCACCACCAGATATTTCGATAGTCCTGTCATTATAAATTGAGAATAATCCAGAACTACTCAAACTCATTGAATTTTGAGTATCTTTAGTGTTAGTTACTGCATATATCTTATAGATATCAGTTCCTGATTCACCCATTAATGTGGAAGCAGTATCAATCCTAAAATTTGGATTAAAACTAACTAATTGTCTCTTAAAAATATTTTTATTTCTTGCTGGCATAATTTTATGTTGGGCAATCTATAGATGTTACTGATTTTTGCTTGAAGAGATTAGAATCTGTAGATTCTATAGAATTATCTCCAGTAATGGTGCTTACCTGAGAACTATCAATAGTATTTACTGATAGTTGTCCATCATCATCTGTGGTTACTATAAGTTCTCTTACTGAACCCAATATTGGTCTAACAACGGCACCAGAACCAGTATCCGACAATACCTCAATAAGTGGAAGTCCATCCACATTAGTATTATTTATTGGGTCAATCTGTGTTATACTTCCATCTTCATCTAAGACAAATGTATAATCATTACCTAGATCATCAAATATTTCAGTATTATCGTAAGTATATCCAGAACCACCATCTTCAATGTATACACCTGTGATGGAATAATCAAAAATACTTCCTACAGAATATCCCTCACCTTCAGAAACCATGTATATCTGATCAATTCTACCATCATCAGTAATAGTGCATCTTGCGACGGCACCATATCCTTGATCCATTTCATCACATATTTCAACAAATGGTGGATAATCATACCCAAATCCAGGATCTACAAGTTGAATTCCAATAATACTAGCTGTAATTTCGCCATCATTATCAGCAACAACATTTCCAAATATAGGAACTGCTTTACCACCTTCACCATCTCCACCTCCACCAAAAATGCAGATTTGTGGTGGTGGAGCTGGTTTTATATCATCAGTCTTACATTTTTTCTTCTTTCTCCTCCTTCTCCTTTTTTTCTTAATATCTTTAGTAATTTCTCTTATATTCTCAAAAGTTCCTTGCATACTCTTTTCAATAGTAGAAGTTGATCCAGAATATCCAACTCCAAGAATCCATTCATTCGCCATTCGCGAATAGGATTTGGCTGATTGATTTGTAAAGAATCCAATTCCAAATTCAGACAGCATTCCAATCGAATCTCTAAGAGTATCTCCAAGATTGAAATTTGTAAAGAACTGTAATATTTTGAAAATTGCATCCAATGGTCCTTTCAAAAATCTTTCACATAATGAAATAATATCATTTAAGAAGCTTGCGGTAAATTGATCTGCTGCACATGAAACAAATCTCTTATAATTCTTAAGAGCATCTTTAAGAATTTTAGAAACTTTATTCTTAACTTTATCAACAATCAGACCAACTATTTGACTGAATGATTCTTCAAGAAGTTTTACTGGATATACCATTACTTCCTGAGCAGCAACTCCGGCAAGATGAGCTGCTACAGGATTTCCAGTTGCGGCAAGAACTTTAGCAAAAACTAATTTGTATAGTAGATTTAATCCTTCTTTTATAAGTTTTATAAGACCACCAAATCCTGATTTATTTCCTTTAATTAAAAATCTGAATAAAGTTCCAACAATATCATTCGCCATGTTTGTAATTTTATCAATGGCTTGATTTATTGATTCCTTTACTTTTTTTCTATTACCTTTAAGTGTCTTTAATGTATCAATTAAATTCTGAACTACAGATTTTATTCTATCAAATATAGTATTTTTTACTGGATTTGCAAGAGCAACTTTTTTACCAACTGAAGAACTTGAACTAAAAACTTTTTGTTGTGCTTTTTTAGATACTCTATCTAATTTTTTTGGTTTTAATGTTTGAGGAGTTCTATTACTATTCTCCTTTGGTTCATTAGATTCTGGAAATGGAGTTGTTAATGAAGATTGTGGTATTGCTTTTGAAAAACCAGTAAATGGGACAAATGGGGAATCATACTTTTCAGAACCAACAGCATCTGTTCTTCCAAATGTTGCCATAATTACTGGAACTTGTGCATTATCTCCATCAAGGAAGAAACCAAACACCATATCTCCTGGTTGCAATTGCACACCAGTCATCACATTTGCTGCACCACTTCCTGCAGTTGTAGGAATTAAAACCTGTGCCCAAGGCAAATCTTCATTTGGGAGTTCATCTTCATTAAAGGGATGATATCCCATTATTCGAACTTTAAATCTGTTTCCCCATCCACCACCTTTAGTCTGCTTCTTCATGGATTCGAGTGGTGGAATTTGTCCTATCCACCAAACAAACCCATCTCTACCTACAAAATTATTTTGGATCGTTGATTGGTCTAACATTTAATTAATCTTTGTTATCTTTTGATTTTACCGAATACATCTCTTATCAATTTTAAAGAAGTATATGAACTGTCACTATCAAAGTGATGACAAAGTTCTTTAATAATATATAGACCACTTTGCTCTCTATCATATTCTTTTTTGTCACCTGAAGTTAGCAATGGAAAATAGCATTCAATACAATCACCTGCCTTCAAATTAGTATTAGAAGAAATCATTATATTCATATCTTGAGTGAAGATAGTATTATATCTCATTATTGATTGTGACTGATATTCAGTTGGATCATTATTTTCTTTTTTAGATACATTTCTATCGAAAGTTCCAATATCTTTTATAAAAGTCATATTTCTTGATGGTATATCACCAAGAGTTATATCTGAATTTTGAGATATAATTGGCAACTTTAATTTTTTGGAGAATGAAGTGTCAGAAACTTTAAATAGTTTTCTTTTTATTGAAAAATCAGTTGGATCGAAGAAAGTATGTTGACTTGCGTAACTACCTATTCTTAATTTTTCTATTAAATTTTGATTTCTATTGGTAAAATAATTCAATATTTTAAAATCATTATCTATCTTTCTTGCATTTTCATCAAAATTATCAGAAACATCCTTAACATAATATTTTGCAGATGGACTTTGAGAAAATAGTCCATCTAAAGATCTAAATTGAAATCCATTCTTATCTTCATAAAAAACAAATCCTGCTTTTGCACTTCCGGAATTTTCTGGAATTGATTTAGATGCCAGTGAAGTTAGAATAGTAAAAGGTTTTCTCATATTACCTATGAATCCATAAGTATTTTTTGTAGTATCAATTGTTCCTATTTTTTTAGTCTTTAGATAATCTTTGAGGATTATATTTACAGAATCACTTATCCTTAAGGAAGGTTTAAACTTTATAGGAACTCTCGATGTCTCATTAGTAATTGCTTCCCTAGAAGTTAAGTGTAAGGTAAAACTTTCCCTATCCCCATCAATTATTACATCAGTAATAGAAGAAACATAAAAATATTTTTCTGCAATTTTGGAAAAATCTAACCCAGGATTTCTATTAGAATTTCCCGCAATTTTAACTACAACTCTTTCACCTCCTCTTAATGGCAATCCATTATAAATTGATTGAATATCACCCCTTTGATCTTTTATTACATTTCCACCCGCAACTATTTTTAATTTTGCAGTTATAATTGGTGAAAATATATCTTCAAAATATTCAAATGCTATAGCGCCTCTCCTTAGATCAACTGTTCTAAGACCATCATTAGATTCTATTGTTAATACTTTATATACCGATTTTTTAGTTGACATTATAGGAAAGATAAATCTGTTAAAAGTTTTTTCTTAATGAAGTTATTTAACATATTAAACTCAGAAACTACTGGTCTATAACCAGCGCCACCACCACCAGAAGATGCTCCAGAAGATGGTGCTGATGGTTTTGTATCATCAATCATGATAATTTCAGATCCTTTTCTTTCCGGAGTGCTTATTCTTTGCGCATTTGGTGGTTTTGGAGAAATTGCAGCATCTTTCTCTTTGCGTTCAACAGATCCTCCAGATACATTTGATCCGGATACGAGTGTAGATATGTAATTTTGAATTACAGAGTCTGGTGCTTGAATATGAACATGAGTTCCTTCTGGTCCTGGTGGGACTGTTCTTCCACTGTGTCCTTGCAATCCTAAAATACTACCAACAGTAACTTTATCTCCTGTCTGAACATTAAGTGAATTGAAATGTCCAAGTTCAACTAATCCCTGTGGAGATTCTATTTCAACCCACTTACCACCATTTCCGGAATATCCTGCCCAATTTACTGTCCCATCAACTGGAGATGGGACTGGAATATTTAAAAATTCATTTCCTTTATATAAAGTAAAGTCAGTAATTAATCTACTACCAGCATATGATGTTCTTGTTTTACCTGAATGTGTTCCTAATTGTGATATTGAATTTATATTTTTACCACCACTAGTGACTCTATATCCATTCAATGTTGCTTTAGGTTGTCCTTGTATTACTGCATTTTTCTCTTTATCCAAACTTTGTTGATATACTTGCTTTAATTGAGTTTTTTGTTTGGTTGGTTGATTATAAGTATTTCCTGGAAAAGATGCCCATGTTGGAGATAGTTTTTTTATTACAGCATCACTTAATCCCTCTTTTCTTAAAACTTCTGGAGTTACTCCTGCTCTGGCAGCAAGTTTAAGTGCCAATTCATCTTGAAATTCTTTATCAAACTTTCTGTTGGTATCCATACCAACAGACTCTGCTAGACCTGTAATATTGATAAATTGATATGCACCTACAGCAGCAGATCTATCTAATTTTCCAGTTTTGTCCCTGAATTGAGATTGTGGATCTTTTAAGAATTTGTCAACTAATTGTTCAACTTCAGCAACACTTAATTTTGTCAAATCACCATATTTTGCTTCCCCATACTTATCTCCAAAAAACATACTATATCCAGTTGGTCCTGATGTTCCCTCTGCATATCTTATGGTTTGTAACAATGCTTGTTGATCAACACTACCAACACGAGAAACATCATCTGGTGCATTAGATCTAACTTCCCCAAGAACTGGTGCTTTTTCTCCAGTATCAATATCTTCATTCAATGGTGTTGTGAATATCTTAAAGCTTTCTACAATATCATCTCCAAGTATTGATATTGAATCATTTAATTCATCAAATGATTTAGATATTTCGCCACTAGAAAATGCTTCAAAATCAAGATTAATGAGACTAGAATACAATCCCCCCATAGAAACTGTAAAATTATCTATTACAGTCTTAGTATTTGTAACAAATTTATCTAAGGATTCTTTTAATTTTTTAATTCTTTTTATAAATTGCGCTCCCACAAAAATCCAAGTTGGAAGATTATTCATTATCCAACCAGCGGTAATATATCCAAGTGCTTTCAATAATCTACTCAGAGGACCATCATTACTGGCAGTAATGACAGATAATGGAGATGCCTTTGATTGAGAAATTTTATTAATTTCAATTTCATCTTCTGAGATTTTTCTTCTATCAGATTCCAATCTTCGATATTCTAATAATCTCGATCTAGAATAAAAATCTCTTCTTATTTGATTATTAGAACTAATAACGTTAGAAATATTGTCAATAGAATTTCTAGCAGAAGAAACACTTCTTCTACTGCTTTCCAGAGACTCTGAGATTGCTCCCAAATTTATTGTCGATCTTCTTAAAGTATCTACTGCTGTTGCCATATTATACTATTACATTGTAAGTTAATTGAGAATATAGCAAATAGAAGTTATCAGAATTTGATGAATTTATTAATGGAACTTCAGCAATTGGTTCACTAGAAACTACAGAACCTTCTTGCTGATTTTGTCCACTTGATGTTTTAATCATTGTCAATGATGGCTTTGGTTCTGGTAACTGTCCCACTTTCTGTGGTTTTGGTGGAATTGTTGCTATTGATGCTGGAGTTATGCTCTCAGCATTAACTTTAGACTGTTGCTCCTTAACTGGTTCATCAATAATGACTGGAGAAACTTGTTTTGTTTCTTCAGATTCTATCTGATTTGATTGGGAACTATTAACATTTTCTAAAGGTGATTGATCAGATGATGTAGTAGGTTGAATCATTGAAACTTCGGTTCCAGAAGAAGTTTCAATGTTAGTAGAATCCTCCATGGGAGGAATCATAGACTGATCAGTTACATTATCACCCATTATAGTTTCTTGGGGAGAAACTGTATCTTTAATATTTTTTTCCAGATCTTTCTTGAGAGAAGTGATAGATTCTGGTTTTATAACAGGATCTATTGTTTGTTTAGATTCTTGAGAGTTTTGTGTCTCTTTATTTTCCGCAGATTTACTTTCTGGTATTTTACTTTCTAATGGTTTATTTGAAGGAGGTGGTGTCTCAGTTTTATTTTCAGTTTCCTTTAATTTATTTGCTTCTTCTACTACTTGATCTGCAACAACTTTATTATTTGGATTCTTTCCAAATATATTGCTCCCGAATATTTCTGCAATTTGATCTGCACCATATGCAAGTTTGGCGCTTGTTGTTACTAATCTAACCCAAACATTTGCTCCACCAAGTGTAGATATTGCACCTATCAATGCGTCAGCGTTTTCACCATTCTTAAGATTCATAAATGTAGTAAGCAATCTCATAGAATTATTAAATAGGTAATCTTTTCCTTTTGCAAGAGGATTTTTCGGTTTTGGTGGAGTTCTTGGTGTTGTTGGTGTTGTTGGTGTTGTTGGACTAGTTCTTGGAGAACTTCTCGGTCCCCTTTGTTGACGCCTGTTAAATCTATCAACTATCTTTTTAAGAGGGTTTAATTTTGAAGAAACATTAGATAAAATATTTTTTAATATACTAAATCCTGCCCTTAATGTAAGTAAACTACCAACAACAATTCCAATATTTTTTAAAATATTCTTTTTTATTTGATCTAATCTTTGATTATTTCCATCCTCTGATGCTTGTATTGCTTCTGCAGTTTGATCAGTCAACCAACCAGCAAACAATAATCCTAAAGCAGTTCCAATTCTCCCAAAAATATCATTCATTTTGGGAGCTAATGTATTAACTGGTTTTATTACAGCATTTGTAATCTTTGTTTCAATTTGATTTTCCTTACCAATTCTTACTTGTCTTTCTGCAAGTAATCTATTTCTACTTTCTTCATCTCTAAGTCTTTGTTGCTCTTCAAAAGAACCTCTACTAATTAAAGAAGCAATTCTATCTAGACCATCACTAATACCATCTATCTCTGATCTTAAACTTAAAATATTAGAATTTAATGATGAAAGTGTTTGCTCCTGTTGAGTTATTACATTACTAGTCTGAGTATCTACTATATTCCTTCTTTGTTCTACACCCAGAATATCACTTCTAATTGTGGATGCATTTATTATTGTTCTATTTACTATTAATTCGCGAACCTGAGGAGAAAGAATGGATCCAGTATATGGATCCATTCCTGTTCTAACTACATTTGATGCTACATCTTCTCTAGCCATTGCTGTTCTTTAGATTTTCTTCCTCAATGTATTGTTGCAAGAGAGTTATGTAAACTTCTCTCTCCCAAGGAATCATATTTTCTATCTCTGTCAAAGAGTATTTATGATGCTGAACCAGAGAAAAGTTAGTCTTATAGTATGACTCAAGACTTTCATGGGCCATACCTATGCTAAAAAACTAGTTAGTCCCTCTAGAACAACTTCACTGTCAACTCCAGTGTTTGGATTTTTTACTTTTATAGTATGTGATAGTTTTGGCATGGTCTCAAAAAATTTCTCAACCGCTTTAAACTGGGATGATGTAAATCCTTCAATAAAATCAGATAATTCTTTTTTAGTGCAATCAGAAGCACTCCAAGATTCTTCTTCAGTATAAACTTGCTCTATACAAGAACATATCATATCAAATGTTTCATCAACAGTAACTCCCTGAGATGTAAAATTCTTTTTAATGAATTCTTTCATTGAGGGATACTTCATTCTTAGAGTCAGATCATCAGACAACTTAATATCTCTAGAATGATTTTTCAATGTTTTAACATTAATCTCATCAAGATTAATACTTTTTGGAACCTGGGTTTTTCCATCATCAGGACATGTGATTAAAACATCAACACTTTCACCTACAGATTTTCCTCGGATATTTAAAAATAAATATTCAATATCAAAAGTTGATAAATCTTCAACTTTGATTCCTGGAGTAGTAATACAGTTTTGAATTACTTGTTGAACTGCATCTCCGATCTGCTCCGGATCTTCACTTTCAATTGCAATTATTAATATTTTCTCCTCCTTCACAAGAAAAGGTCTATATTTAATTTTCTTTTTTATAGAAGGAATTTCTAAAGAATAAGTTGGAAATGATACTGATGGTAATGGCATAATTTTTGCTACAAGATCATATCAATATTTATGTTAGAATAGAAAATCTCCTTGCAGAGGATCTCTATTATTAGAATCTCTTTTAAAAATATCATAACTTGCAGATCTACCAATCACATACCTATCAATTTTAAATGATGCCTGCATTGTCAAAATATTTGATTGTGAATATGATACTGGAATTGAAGCTATATTATAAGGATATAATCCTATAAATGTATACTCCAAAACATTCTTTTTATTTTTTCCATCATAATCCCTCTCAAATTTAAATATTTTTGTTTTATTTGATTTATAATATTCTGGATATTGCATTCTAATATAATAAGCATCATCAATGTTTTCTGAAATTGGACCTAATTCTCCTTCTAATGGATTTGTTGAACCACTTGCAATAAATTCCATCCAATGCTCTAAGAATTTTAAAGATTTATAATTTTTATCAACATAAAATTCCATAGTTATATCTTGATATTGCCTCCTGTGAGCAATTGATTCTGTCATTCCAATATAGTTTCCATTTATATCTGCAGTGGCAAGTTGAGTTGTTGGCAATGCTGCATTATTGCAAAGAAGTCCAACATCCTCGGAAATAAATTGCCTATCTATACCTCTTTTATAGAGATAGTCTTTTAATTCCCTACCCAATCCACCAAACCTTACTTGATAGAATGATGATTGCGATAAATTAGTAAAAAGTGGTGAGATTTCTGATATTTTTTTTACTTTTGGTCTTGCCACTCTAAATACCTACGTGTAAAACTTGGTGTATATTTATTTAGATGTCTTACAAGGGAAAATACAGTCCTTCATATCCCGAAAAATACAGTGGAAATCCTTCAAATATAATTTATAGATCTTTGTGGGAAAGAAAGTATATGAAATACTTGGATTTGAATGAAAATATTATACAATGGTCCAGTGAAGAATTTTACATTTGGTATAAATCACCAGTTGATGGAAAACCACACAGATATTTTCCAGATTTTATTGTAAAGGAAAAGACATCTTCCGGAAAAATACTAAACTATGTGGTAGAAATAAAACCAAAAAAGCAAACTAAGGCTCCAAAAGAACCAAAAAGAAGAACTAAAGGTTATCTTTATGAGGTCATGGAGTATGCTAAGAATCAATCAAAATGGAAGGTTGCCAAAGAATGGTGTGAAGATAGAGGTTATGAATTTAGAATACTTACTGAAGAAGATCTAAACATAAGATACTAAAATGGCACTCACCGGATACGAAAAAGGATTAGATGAATATACTAAAAATGAATTAATTGAAATTGCAGAAAAATATACCATATACTACCAAACCAAAAGTGGACAAGGTAGAACTGGATCATATAATAGACTTACAAAACACCAACTAATTAGTCTAATAAAAAATGATCAAGATTATAAGGATCAAAATCCAAGTTATAGAAGAAGAAGACCAGATGGTAAATTAATAACTGATAGATTTAAAGAATTATTGAGATCAATATATGGAAATGAAACTCCAGAAGATCTCATGAATGAAATATTAAATAGAGCACAATCAACTATAAGGCAATTTCCAGAGCCAGGGAAACATTATACATATATTTACTATGCAAAAACTCCAAATATATTTTATGATCGCCACCCATTAATAACATGTGGAGAAATACTTGAAAAGGGATTTTATGGATTCAATTATCATTGGGGAAAGATAAGACAGTATAATACTGTTGATGGTGATAGATTACTTAGTGGTCTTTATGAAATAAGTTCCAAAGAACTCACCACACTAAGAAAAATTCCTTATGGTAAAAAAATAAGAACATAAATCATAAATAGTTAAAAAAATGTCATTAAGGTATCCTATAAAAAATATTGGAGAACAAGACGATTATTTAATGATTCAAATTGTAGAGTATAAACCACCAGGATTAACAAGCCAAGGTGGGGGAAGAACATTTGCTCTGCAAACTTCTGCAGATTCTTTGGGAAATTCGAAAACTATAGAAACGATCATTCTCCCAATGCCACAAAATATTCAAGATAATAATGCCGCAGATTGGGTTAGTGGGACTATGAATCCATTACAAGCATCATTGGCAAGTGGTGGTGCAGATGTAATACAAAGTAAGAATTATTTAAAGGGAATTTTTGATGCAGGAAAAGAATATTTTGATGCCATTGGTAACGAGTTAACAACAGGATCTTCGCAAAGTGGAGTTGCTGCTGGATTTGTTGCTGCCGCAATTAATCAAATAGTTGGACAGACTGATTTAAACCAAGTAATTTCAAGGCAATCTGGACAGGTATTTAATTCTAATGCAGAAGTTTTATTTAATGGAGTAGTTCTTCGCCCTGCATTTTCTTTCACTTTTGATTTGATTCCAAGATCAAACACAGAGTCTGTGAGAATTAAAGAAATTATTAGAGCATTTAAGTCTAATATGCTTGCTAAAAAAAATATTGAAGCAAGTAAAACAGGTCTTTTTGTTTCAGCACCAAATGTATTTAAATTGGCATATAAAAGTGGTGGTAAAAATCATCCATTTTTACACAAATTTAAACCTTGTGCATTGACTCAAATGAATGTCAACTATAATGCATCTGGTCAGTATGCCACATATTCTGATGCAACTCCCGTTCATATGCAACTATCTCTTCAATTCCAAGAATTATCACCAATATATGCAGAAGAACAAGAAGCAATCCCATTCAATGAAGGAGTAGGTTACTAATGTCATATTTTAGATTAATACCAGAATTAGAATATCAGTCATTTTTACCAGGAACTTCATCTTCAAAAAACTATATTACTGTAAAAAATCTATTTAAAGTTGCAAGACTTAGAGATGATCTCCAAAATGTTTTTACAATATTCAACAAATATGAAATAAAGGAAGGATCAAGACCTGATCTAATAGCAGAAGAATTTTATGGAAGTGCTGAATATGATTGGGTTGTTTTAGTTTGTGCTGGAATTACAAATTATAGAGATCAGTGGCCATTGTCAGACAATGATTTCTATAAGTATTGCTTAAAAATATATGAAAATGAGCAGAATCTATATTCCCCACATCATTATGAAACTATAGAAATAAGAGACTCTGAAGATAGATTGATTCTTCCTAAAGGAAAGATAGTTGATAAAGAGTTTACACTATCATATAAAGATGGTGATAGAATCTATAGCAATGATCCTGAAGTAACAGGACCAAATGTATATCCAATAGGAAAAAGTATTGTAATAGAGATCAGTAATTATGATTATGAAATAAGAAAAAATGATGATAAAAGAACAATTTACTTATTAAAACCAGAATATTTGATAGAAGTCTTGAATGATATAGAAGACATTATGACGTATGATGAATCATCAGAATTTGTAAATGATAGAATAATAAAAACTGAAAATACTAAAGTAGTATTGAAATAAAAAAAGGAGGGTTTTAAACCCTCCTTCAATCAATCATTCATCTGCAAGTCGTGCAAAGTATGAAAGAGTTTCATCATCGTCATCATCATAACTAGAAGAAGAATTGCTACGAGATGGTTTGAGATCATTCAGTTCACTTCGCAAATCTTGTGTAATTTCGCGAGATGGACCACGGAAGTCTTCTTCATCTTGAACTTCTTCATCAATGTTGGGGCGTTGTTGCTTAACTCCAATAACATTATCAAAACGCTTTTTCAGTTCATCATAAGTCTTGAACTGATCAGAGGCAACCAACTGCTCCAAAGAATATTGCTTTTTCCAGATTGCTTCCATTTCATCGTCATCATCAAGAAGTTGACCAGGACGAGAAAACTCTGAAGAATCATAGTTGCGATAACCAGCAACATTCTTTGCTTTGAGTTTAAAATTAGCGCCTGTCCAGAAGTCAAAAGGATCAATTGCTTCCTCATCTTCAAATTCTGGTTGCATTGCTGCAGTCAGTTTATCAAAGATCTTTTTACCAAACTTATAAAGGAAAACTCGACCTTCATTATCAGGATTTGTTGGATCCTTGACAACATAAATGTTAGCAATGTAAGTCAATTTACGCTTTTGCTTACGTGCTTGTTCTTTTCCAGCATCAGTTCCATTATTCCAGAGCATAGAGTTATATTCCGAAACTGGATCTTTTTGTCCCATGGTCGTCAAAGAGTTTTCAATATACCAACCACCAGGACCTTGGAAAGCGTGACTATAGAGTTTCACAAAAGGAAGATCTTCATTTTCTGGTGCAGGGAGAAAACGAATTACTGCATAACCATTGCCACTTTTGTCAACTTCAAGTTTCCAGAAGCGTTCATCTGCAGATCCACTTGTATTATTCATTTTTTCAACTTCCTTGACAAGTTTTTGAGTCAAGGAACCAAGTTTGGATTGCTTTTTAAGATTTGCGAAAGACATTTTAGATTCGGAGGATAAATTGGATTTGTCGGATTTGTTTTCGACCTCTTTATTATAGAGTCACCATAATGGGATGTCAAGCCCTGGTCTGAGGGTCAATCTATAAAAAGTTTTAATTCTTCGATGGTGGCATCCATAGATTTAAATAATGTTTGCATATCAGTGCTTGGGGGATAACCCATCATGTTTACAGATTTTTCTAAGTTTCTCTTCATTTCTATGGCACTTTCATCATCTGAAAGAGATAACCTAGTATACATTATTCTTTGCTTTTGCAACAGTTCTTGCAACTTTTCAATATGATTCATTTTTGAATCTCTATCCATCATATCAAAGGAAAAAATTGTCTCTGATATTTCCTGTTGAAGTCTATTAATTTCAGAAATTTCTTCCTGTATTATTTCGGAGTCAAAAAAATTATTCATTTAAAATTTCTCGCAGTATCTTCTTATAATGAAATATATCAATATTTAGAAACTGATTATACTTGGAAATTTTTAAATTGACACAACTCCAAATTGGATCATCCAAATTTTTATTAAAGTTTTTTGAAAAATTGAATATTTTTTCGTATATTACCAATGTTTCTATTGATAAATCCCCACCTAGAAAAGATTTTAGTATCTGAGGATGTCCCTTGGAGCACTTGAAAACATCCTCTAATCCTCTCTCCGATAGTAATTGTGTTGATTGTTCTTTGAAATAATACGTCAAACTCTGCTGTCGTTTTATCCATTCCAGATAAGTTCTTTCTCCAGAATTTATAATTTCTCCAATCCATAGGTTTTGTGGGTTATCGGAAGCAACAAAATTAGATACAAAAAAATCAACTATTTCTTTGTCAGAGTATTTTCTAGAACTCTTTTCAAAAAAATACTTATCCTTTCTTTTATTAAAAGATGTTATGGAAGCTTTTGTTTTTTTATGATATTTGAAATAATCGTATTTTGGGTTTGTAAAGTGATTTTTCAAACCCAAATACTGAGTATAACATTCAAAAGGTGACATTAGATAGGCAAACGTGCTCGGGATGTTTTTTTCATAAAGTTAAGGCGTGTTGCATCCCACTTTAATTTTTCTTTCAAAGGTTTTGATACAAGTTTAGTTACTGATTCAATCTCCAATTCATTCAATTCACAATAATGAATAATTGCATCGATGTAATTGAGTTTTTCATCAATAACAATTTTCTCTATCTCTAAAGAAAATTTTGATGGTGATAAAAACTTATTTTCTATCGCTTTTTTTAGTTCTTTATTGGGTTCCATAGAGTTCCAGTTTATCTCTAACAAACTTTCTAATATATTCGGAGAGAAGTTTGATGTATTTTGATTTGTCATATTCTTCATAAATTACAGATTCTCCATTTTCACATGCCATGATGATTACAAGTTTTTTGACTGAAATTCCAGTCATTTCATATAGCATACAACCATATGCCATACACTGAACAAAATAATGTTCGATCCACTCTCGTGGTTTTGGTTTTTTAGATGTTTTAAAATCTATTATTGCTAATTCTTTATTATATTCAGCAATACAGTCTACTGTTCCCGCAATACCTAATTGTTTACTATATAGGGAACTTTCAAGAGCGTATATGTTATTTATGCAATTTAAATCTTTCTTAACTATATTGAATAAAAATTCTGAAATAGGTTGGACTTTTGGAAGTTCTTTGTTCAACAGATGGCATTCAGTAAGAGTATGCATATCTGTCCCACGACTTGTAGCAGCTTTTGTTATTTGATTTGCTTTTTCTTCCCCAACTTTATTTCTCCATTTTACAAAAATTTCTTTATTAAAATGACTGGTTACCGATGTAATGGAAACCAGTCTAAGAAGTTCTTCTTCTGTTGGAACTCTGTAGTAACGAATTCCATCAAGAGTTTCCCTTTCTAATTTGGGAAACTCAATATCAACATGATTAAACATTAAAAACCTGCATCAATTTTTGCAACAAGATACTCTTTTACAAGACCAGATCGAACAATGTCATCTAATCCAAACTCTATTATATCAAAAGATGGCATTTTACGCAAGACCGACATAAAATCTACAATGCCATTTTTTTCATTTTGTTTTTGTAAATCAGATTGTCTAGTATCTCCACAAAAACAAATCTTAGTATTTTCACCAACACGTGTAATTATAGAATCTAATTCATGGAAATTCAAATTTTGAAACTCATCGACAATGATGATTGAATTATCTAATGTGGTTCCTCTTAAGAAAGAAGTGGACCAAAATTTAATTGTTTCTTGTGATTTTAAATTACCATAAAGCATTTCAAAATCAGCATCACTAGGCATCTGGAACATATACTTTACCATATTTTTATATGGAATTTGATATATGTCAGCTTTATCTTCATGGGAACCTGGAAGGAATCCAATCTCTCTGGTCGCTACAAGAGATCTGACAAGGTATATTCTTTCATATGGAGTATATTCATTCAAAACATCTTTCAATGCATTGTATAGGGTTATAAAGGTCTTTCCGGTTCCTGCGCAACCATATGCAACTAAATGTTTTTGCTCAGAATACGAATCAAACAAACGTTTTTGATTGTTTGTAAGAGGTTCAATATCTATTAGATATTCAGAGCTTAATGGTTTTTTCCTCTTCATTTGCTTTGCAGTCATACCAACACCAATTGGTTGGTCGAAAGATGATCTCTTTTTTCTTGCCATACTAGATTTTCTTTACTCTGGATCCTGGTGCTTTTGATGCTTTATCTAGAACTTCATTCCAACCGGGATTCTTGTTTACAAGTTTATCCCTCCACTCACCAACCTCTCCAGGTTGAGGGCATGTGGATGGATCAGACCAATCTCTGATCCATTCTGGATTATCTTGTTTCCATTGATCCCAGTCGTGAACGCTCATTTCAACTTCTTTTTGTTCACCACTAGTAACATGAATAACTGGATATGTTGCCATTGTTATCAATTCAAAACATAAAGTTATTTATAGGTGGTTTAATACTTTGATATTACATTGAAAGAAACTGTAATCCTATCCTCATAAGAGTTATTATAATTTACATAATGCATTAACTCAGAAGGAAAAATAATTACATAACCCTCTTCCATTTTTTTTGTAGTTAAAATTTGAGAAGAATCTAAGGAAATACAATTTATTGATTTGGATTCGTTAGTAAAGCATGTAGTATTGGCGTATTCCAAATTCATAATGTATATTCCAGAAAATGAAGGAACACTATAAGAAGTTGGAGATTCTGGAAAAATAGGTATTATTGAATGATTATGTATTTCTTGCCAATGACTTCCTTTATAATGATTATACCATATTTTTGCAATATTAGAGGTTCTAGGAATTTTAACATTAAGAATAGGATTCATCTGTTCAATTAATTCATCAATAGGTTCCCATATTATTTTTTCAAAAAAATTTTGATCAAATATATTAAAATTATTTTTATCTGAATCATCAAAAAAACTACTAACTATATCACAATTCCAAGTATTCTTTTTATTATACGTTCTCCCATTTTTTTTAATATCTTCCATTATCAATGGAAGATATGTATTTTTTATTTTTTTGTGAGATTTAATTTTTTTCCACCAAACAAAAGGAGTTTGAAATATAAAAAAATTACTTTCCTCAAGATCCAAATCTTTAGTATCTGACATTAATTCCACTCCAGAGATTCTGAAACAGTTGGAAACTGTTCCATAAAGATCTTCTTACAAGCATCAGCAATATCCATATGCTCCTTCTGTGTTCCATGACCAGAACGCAGAGAAATATAATGAATCCAAGAACGACATGATCCACTCATATAAATTCGTGTTGGAGTTGCTAGAGGCAATACAAAACGAGCACATTCCTTTGCGATTCCCATATCAAGCATTGACTGATAGAGAACCATAGAGTCATCAAAGTGCTTGCGAATCTTATTCTCAAACTCTTGCTTTACAGAATCATCAATATCATCAATAGAGTTCTGGCGGTTCTTAGTATCCTGACGACGCAAGTCAAAGAGAGGAATACTATCTCCCAGAAGAGAACTATCAGCATAGCGTTGAGAGAACTCTTGATAGGTGAAGGAACGGTGCCTCAGGATCTGTGCCGCAATTCCCCTACTAGTTTCAATCTCAAGAGTCATAAATGCCTGCTCAAATACGCTCCAGTGCTGGTGTTTGATACAATATCCCAACAACTTTGCATAATTAGGATTTTCTTGATTATTTGGATTTGAGACCCTGGCAACATATGCCATTGTCTTTTCTGCATCTGGAGTAACACTGATGAATTTTACACTGTTCATTTTTTACCAAATCCTTTTGAATTAATTTGCTCTGCTTCTGCGATTTGTTCTTTTACCGCACGCAATTGATTTTTCATCTCTTGAATTCTTTCATCATTATAGAGATGATCTTGCTTGATAAGTCTTTCAAGCAATTTTACAAGTTCTTTTGCTCTACTCATTTTTCTCTTTGCTACTGTTCAATCAGGATAACCATCATCATCTTCAAAGATTTCATAATAGTCATACTTTGGTAGATTTTCTTTTTTACTTCTCAAATAACTTTGAGAATCGGAATAAATTTCTGTTTTTAGAGAATCGACTAATATTTCAAGATTTCTTACAATAAGCTTTAGTCTTTCTTTGTCCATGAAATCTGGGTTGTTACTGAACCAGTATACCATAAAAAAAGAGGGTCAGCAACCCTCTCAAAATTTATTTTGTTTTGCAAAATCCTGCCATGCAGAGTTGCGCTTCTTTTAGTTTTTTCTTTTTGACTTCTTGCAATTTAATTAAAGAAAGCCAATTTGATTGAACTTTTTGTGGTTGTGTCATGATACTACCTCAACCTTCTCTTCATGCTTTACTCCTCTGTAGGTTTCTACAAAAGTTTTTAATTCATGACTTTGTTGATTTGGTCTTTTGGCGGTATCATATTTTACGCCACGATAAACGACTTGTGCCATTATTGACTCCTAAAGAAATGAGAATATAATTCCCGTTCCTTCAGTCGTTTGCGTCTTTAGTTCCTAACCTAAAACATGCTGGTTCAGTTCCTCTAATAAAAATAGAGATAAACTCTAACTTTTCATTTCGATCTAACAAAGTAGATTCAAAAACTCCCTGTGCCAACCAATCAAAGTCATTACATGACAATAATTTTGGGTCTGGTTCTGCTGTTGCCAACAGTAAAGGTAAAAGAAACATAAGATGAACGATCCCGTTCCGCGACTTACTTGCGATCCCATAAAGTATTACACCTTGAATACTAATGAAAGTATTATGCTTAGAATACTAATTAGGGATTGAACGACAGGTCTATTATAGACCATATAAAGTATATAGTCAAGTTACTTTGTAACATTTGATACAAAATTAAACTATATGGACAAAAAAATATGGCGAATTTTTTTGCCATATTTTTGGAATTATTTTTTCGATTTGTTTTTGGGTTTTGTAGTGTTGCCCCAGAGCTTTGGATTTATTCTACCATAACCAAAATCAATACTCTTTATACCACCTCTAAATTTATCATAATACATATCAAAAATTTTAGAAACTTTAGAGCTTCTGGTGAGATCATATCTAATCTCACCATTTACTTCATAAGTTACAATTCTAGCATCATTAGGAACATCTTTAGTTTTTACCTCCTGAAGAGTTCCATTTTCAATTAAAATTTCACATCCATATTTTGCTTTTGAATTTTCTTTTTCTTCAATAGTCCATTTATCCATGTTTTTATTCTCTTATTTAATCTATGATCTTCCACCCCAAACGATATCGGGATATGCTTCAGATACAATTTGCTTTGTGATTTTATACTTATCCTGAAGTTTCTTGTCCTTAATCAAACAAACAATTTGCGCTTCCAATGGATGAAGACCTTGAAGAACATTTATAAACATTGTTTCTCTTCGAAGAGATGATAAAGAATCATTACCACCTTTAATGAAATTAAAAAACTTATTATATTCTTTTCTAATTGAAGATTTTCCCTGGTCTTGTGACCCAAGAGAACTTGTTTTCAATTCATCCATAGTTTTAACAGCACTATCAATCTTTTCAGTTAAAGTTCCTTTAAATGAATCCATTTCATCTACTGCTGCATATGGAACATCTCCAGGGGGAAGAGCACTAACAATACTATCATCAAAATTCCAAATAAAGATTGCTTTGATGGAAGGATGTTCATACTTCTTCAAAATTTCAATCTTCTTAGCATTTGTCCTTTGCTTTGAAACAAGATTCAATATTTCAAATACAAAAGGATTTGCTGGAAGATCTGTATTTGTAGATGGTGATTTTTTCTTTGTCGCTGTCATTGTTATAAACTATAATGAATTATTATGAAATTATTTATGATGTGCAAATATATCAGATTTCTTCTTCATCTTCGTCAAAGTCTTCAGAATCAAAAAAATCTTGACTGAATGTAACTGCAAAAATTTCATCTGGAATTACATTTCCATGCTCATCAAAAAACTCAGGATGAAGAGCAGGTCTATCCTGATATTTCAACATATATTCTCTTACTGACCATCCACCAATGAGTCCAACTATAAGAAATAGTATAGTCATTAAAAATCCAAAAACTAAACTTACTGCTAACATTTTTTTTCTCCTAGAAATAACTATCTTTTTCTTATGCAATTGAATGAAAACTCTAAGTGGATAGTTACTTCTCTTTTAAAAAAGCAAACTATCTTCTCAAAGATAAATTTAAATGTTTTGGTTTGCTTTTTCTTTCCTCCATTAAGAACAAGTTCAACACCACGATTGTAGCATGGCTTATCATTATTTATGTTCGATTTCTTCTCTTTCATTTTTGATATATTGAATCGTCTCAATTGCACCTCCAATCAATTTATCATTGTAAAATACCTGCGGAAAAGTTGCATTGTTTCCAAATTTCAAAATAAAGTCTTCTTTACTAAAATCTTCATTTAAATTATATACAACAAAATTTTTTCCAGTAAGTTCCAAAACTTGTTTTACTTTATAACAGTAATTGCAGTCATCTTTCGAATATACTTCAAATTTCATTTTCAATAAACTTTTGTTTTTCTAGGATTATATATCTTAAGAAGAGATTTTTCTTTTGGTTCCATCCATTTCATTATAGCATTCATCCTATCATGTGTAAAGAACTGCTGTTTCTTATACCATTCTTTCCAATCAGAATGTCCTTTACTTTTATTGCATTCTTTACAACAACATAAACAATTAGATGAAAAATCAATTCCCCCTTTGCATTGAGGAATAATATGATCTATGGTTAATTGATCTTCAGATCCACAATATGCACATTTAAAATCCCATTTTTCCTTAATGGTCTGTTTCCACATCCTTCTAGCTTCGCCAGAATTACATGTATGTAGATTATACATGTAGTCTTTAAAACTTGAATATAATGGCATTATTCAATTAACTTCCACTAAATCAAGCATATCGTAGTATGTTCCCTTTACATTTCGATCCAAAAATCTTGTAATAACTCCAAGCGGCACATCATTTTCATAAGTTTCATCTTTTTTTCTTTTTTTGTAAGCAAAATTCACAATTTCAACTACTCTATTGTGAACAGATTTCCTTGAAGGATTTACAAATTTATACTTTTTACCAATTTCAATAGTGTTATATCTAACAACACCTGGGCGAACTTCAACTTTAAATGTAAACTTAGAAATAGGTTGATCTTGACTCCTTAAATCAAATAATTCAATTTTTTCTTCTTCCGATAAACTTGAATAATCGATCATTCTTTTAGATGAAATTGTTAAAAGTATTTATATTTTCACAAAAAAAAGGAGGATTTCTCCTCCCAATAATTAAGTGGTATGTTTATCAAAAACTTCTATTAAGTTTTTTACAATATTAACCCCACCAATATGTTCTTCAATTTTTAAACCATTTTTGTCAGTAACAACAAAAACTGGTGTTGCGGTAATTCCGTATAATCTTGCAAGATTTAAATTTTCTTCAGGAATTGGATCATCAGTAGCATCTTCTAAATCAATTTTTTCAATCATATTAATTCTTTGATCATCAAGACTATCAAAGTATTTTTCTACAAGTCTACAAGGACCGCATGATTCTTTAGAAAATAGTAAAAACTTTTTCATTGGTTTTTCTTTTAATGATTTTCTATATAAGTTTGGCCAAGTGTCTCTAATTATTTCAGAAACTTTATATGGAGTTTCGGAATTAATCATCATGGATTGTGATCTTTATTTCCTTTAATTTTGTTGTAACCCCAGACAACAAGAGCGCCAGCGCCGACGCCTACGATACAGCAGATAATCATATGTTCTAAGTGATGCATTAATTTTTGTTTTTATTTGACCAAGTTAATTCTAACGTAGTTGCCAATAAAATGGCAAACGCAAATATAAAAAGATGAGGCATCAGTTTACAGTTACGTGTCCAATCATTCCAGCCCCTTTATGAGGATCGCACCAAAAGGTATACTCACCAGGAACATCAAAGGAAACGTCAAAGGATTCTCCAGGAGAAAATGCCAGACCTGTATGGCTGAGCTCGGGATGACCATCAACAATGACATTGTGAGGAGGTAACACGTTATTGACAAAGTGGATGCTATCACCAGCAGCAATTGTAACTTCTGAGGGTTCAAAGACTAGTCCTCCATTATAACCCATCTGAACATCAACTGCCCAGGCAGGAAGCGCAAAGAAAAGAGTTGCGATAAGTGTGAAAAAGAACTTCATAAAAGTTTATGTAACTTTATTATGTATATGCCTTAGGTTTTTATACTTATCATTTGTCAGGTATTCCTGATGAATCATTTCAGAAAACTCATCTGCACATTTCATCCAAGTTTTTCTTGCTGTTGGTGCTAACTCGTCATTATTCATCATCATTTCATACCAGATATTCCATAATATCCTACACTCTTCAGACTTCTTCTGAAGATGTGGTTCCCTATACATTGGAACATTTTGGGATGTGTGCCCGTGACTGTAACTATTTACACAGAATACAATCCAGTAATAGTATCAACATCTGCCGGTCTGAATGCTCTCACGGGAGAGATCCAGTTGTAAGACATCACTGTGTCGTTGGTGTCCGCATCATACCATATATCACCGTCTCTGTCATCGTGTGGATGTTCAAGTCCTAGTGCGTGACCCCACTCATGCATATACACATACTTCCTATCATGAGAACGTTTCTTTACTAGGATGGTATATCCTTTCTCTGTTGGTATACACAAACCGGCAGCATACCCATATGGTTCTGGGATGTTCTTTCGTTCATAAAATGCAACCTCAGCATGTTTTGGTTTCTTCAACAATTTAATGTCAAATGATACAATCTCATCTGTGGATGCTAGCATATTGCGAGTGAACCTCGTTGGACTATCAACATACACCTTGAGGATGTTGTCATCCAAGAATTGAGATGTGTGTTGATAGTTACGAGGATAGATTAGTTCTTCCATTTTACTTAATCCATGTAACTATAGAATATCTTACTCCTTCAGTTACTGTAGTGATTTGATGTGGATAAAGAAAAGAAGATGGAAAAATTATTAAAGATCCCTTTTTACAGTTTACCTTATATTCGCCATCAAAAAAAAGAAGATCACCTCCCTCATATCCGTCATTTAAAATGATTGAGCAAGATAATGTTCTTCTCATATCAGCTCCAGAATCAGTATGTTCTTTATAAAATTCTCCAGTATTATATCTCAATAACTGATATCCAGAATCTCCATCAATTGCAGATGCATATTTAAATTTATCCACATACTTATTAATATGATCAGACAATATGTTAAAAATTGTATCATCAATTTTTTTTCTGACTTTATAATTTTTTTCAATCACCCTATCAGTTGAAATTTCTACCTCCTTACATGTCCTATAATAAGATATATCGATACTGGTTTTACATTCATTATATTCTTCTTCAGAATATTCTTTAATTATTTCATCACAAAGTTCATCAGAAAAAGAATTATCAAAAACAGCAATATAATTCTCTAAGCAGTTTTCATTTGCATTTTCTTTTTTATTGAAGTTTAATTTGTCAAAATAATACTCTTTATATTTTCCATTTAATTTAACATAGTGTAAGAAGCATTGTGCATACTTATTACCAAGAAATTTATCTCTACCGTGAAAAACTTCTTTTCCATAATATATTACTGCATCACCAGGATTCAAATTTATATATTCTTTTCTACCAGAATTTTTCATGTAAATTGGCCATTCACAATCACCATCCAAATGAACTGTGATACTCACTTCACATGATTCTCTATCAATGTGCTCTTCTAATAAACTATTATTTTTATAAACTCTAGCATACGAATAAGCAGGTAATACTGTTTCTCCAATGATCTTAGAAACTTTTTTGCATTTATTAGAAAGCAATCCTACAAAAGGGAGATAATTATAATATGCGGAGGAGTCTACAACTTGAGGATCTCCTTTAATATTATTTTCTAAACAAAAATTAATAAATTTTTCGCCAAGATCTTTTGCTTTTTCTGCAGATATAAAGTTTTTAATTACTTTGTATTTTTTACCGTTAAAATCATTCACAATCACTCACCTCTTACAATATGGTCCCATGCAACTTTATATTTATCATCCCAATTATCACAGTATGGAGGATAAAAAGCATTGAGAGCAGCAGTAGTATCAACGATGCGTTGTGTATCACCAGCATCTACTGCTTCTTGTAGTTTATCAAGAAGAAAACTAAATGACGTGATTTGATTGAATGCCTCTTGAAGGTCATTCATTACTTTCCAGGTTTTGTCTTTCATTGTATTCTCATCCAAGGTTTCCATCAGAATAAAGTTCCCAAGCATCGCGATCATCAGTTCCCAAAGCATCTTTGAGTGCTTCTGTTACATTCTCTTTGAAGTTCTTACGTGGGATGAAGATATCATCAACATCACGTTTGTAATCTGGGAACTTCTCTTCAAACTCCACCTCTACATCATACAATAGTGACCCTACAATGTTATTAATAGTTTCGATGGTTTGTCCTTGGAGTTGATCCCAGTTATATCCTGGGAACATATCATCTTTGACACGATCAAGCAATGCTTTCTTACAGTGCCATCGTGCATCAAACATACTGGTGAATGCTTCCCAATCATGTTGGGATTTGAAATTAGGGATTGTCATAGGTCGAAAAGAGAAATACTTTGATTGTTTGTCCATCATCTTGTAGTGACACTTGAACGTTAGAACATTCATAACGAACATACTCACGTCCTTCACTACCAATCACCTCTACACGGGTGACATCAGGATAGTTCTTGATGTGATCACCATTTGGTGCTTCATAATCTAAATCACCTTCATTCCAAGGTTTTTGTCCAAAGGTTTCACGATCAATTCCAAGAGATTTCAATGCAAGTTCTTCATTGAATCCATCATACGTTGTATCCAACCATGGAGCATCATCTTTGTCAGGTAGATTGTGTTCAGTCATCGTTTTTGCTCAGCATATTCGATAATGATCTTCTTATGCTCTTTATGCTTATCAGTTACAAGGACAGTATAAAGTTTACCACCAAGTTCTTCTGCAACCATTTCAAGCAATGTCAGTTGTTCGTCAGTCATGA